GGCGAAGCATAGGCGAGCAGCCTTCACACAGTTAGCCGTCCACGCGTACCCATCGATGCAAAGATGTTCAATGTCAGAGAAGTAGCCCTTCTTGACCATGTCCGCCAGGCACATCCAATCATCTTCAGCCTTGACCACCCAGGTACCATACGCGACATCAGCCATGGCGGCGGCCATTTGTTTTTGTTGTTGTTGAGTTGAAACGGGAGGCACAGGAGTGGGAGAGTATACTGGCTATTATTAAAGCCACCCGTCCGTTTTTTGGTTTTCCCTCCGGCAAGAGTTGCTGCGATTGATTTCTTCCTACTTTTACAGAGTAGAACCGTCATGTCGGACCTGTTTAGCTTGGCGTCCATGTTCATGTTCCAAATCGGTTCAAGGTTTTTAAACATTGAATTCACGGAAAAACAAAAGGAATTCATCATGCATCCAGTCACACAAAACTTCATTGTGTATTCTATGTTCTTTGTTGCAACACAAAATTACAAGATTGCATTTTTCCTGTGGGCGCTCTACTTTTCATTTTCAAAGATCCTATTGAATGAAAATCACCGCTTCAATCTTCTCCCACGGTCATCTCTTCCCGGACTTGGGGATGTAAATCCTACCGACTTGTACTACGAGAACCTACAACTTATCCCGCGCTAAATTATAGTCTCTTGGCGGCTTCCGGAGAGCCCCAGTACTTTTTGTCCGAGTCAGTGTGTGTGCGTCCTAGAACATCCGCGCAGAAGAGGATGATGGAAATCACTGCCATGAGTCCGCCAATGGTGTAGATGACAGGTCGCATGCCCGGGAAGACATCTTGGACCGCCATGATACCTAGCATCACGAAAGCAATAATTACAATCAATTGCAGTGTCACCTTGATGAGCGCCGTCGACAACTTTGTTTTTCTGTCAAACAGGCGCTGCGCGTTGCGAGCATCCGTGACTGATTTGTTCAGCATGTATTGATTGTTCTCAAAGTAATTTCGCTCTTTACCACTGTTGTAGTTCAATTCGCTGTACAGACGAATATTTTTAAGAATCATGGAAATGTCGATGGTGTTTTTGTAAAAATTGCGCACTTCTTCCATAATTAGCAGGGTCACCAGCTTCTCATATTCGTTTATTGATGCACTCGTGACGGCCGCTATTGCGGCAATAGCCGGGGTATTCAAAAACCCTTCATGCACCGGGTCGACGCGGCGCACAACAGCAAACATAATGATGGCAAGAACAAGAATCAATGCCGCCATACCTCCGGCCACTTTCATGCGCATGCCAAAATCAAACGGCAGCGCGAATACGACGATTATTGAAACTGCGAATATTATTGAAAACACAAGCGTCACAATTTTTAGTTTTTTAGCGTACTCCGAGTTTGCTTTCTCCGACGCGACACGTGCAATTTCGTTTGTCAAAAAGCGTTTCTTTTCACTGATGTCAGTGTGTAAGAAAGCTAGACGATTAGTGTTGCTCGTGTACTCTTTGATGTTTGTAAGCATTGCGCTCGTAACGCTGTCATTTGCTGTGCTGTTCCCCTTGGAATTAATGCGACTCTGTTCGTATGAAATATTCAAGTATTGCAGCTTGTTGTAGAAGTAAAACGCAATCTTTGCGGCGAAGGCGGCATCTGGACTGCTTGCATCGGCGGTGTTATTTTTCTTAGCAACGAAGATTGACATGAAAAAGTGGTAATGAGCCACCAGGTAGGTTGCCAAAATCATTCTTCTCAAGACGAATATGTCTTGTGTTTTCGGGTCAAGGGTGCGAATAAAGTTAATGATAGAGGAGCTGGTCGTAAAATTGGTCTTGTCTGATGAAATCTCAGTTGGTGTATAGTCACTCGGCTCGTTTAGTACCTTTGCACGCTTGGTACCTGTTGTGGTAAGAGCCATGTCGTAGACCCGGAAGTAACCGATGTTCGGGAGAATACCCATATCCCCGTTTTCATCGGTCGTGTTCGTCAAATTGTGATATGTATCGTCATCGAGCAATTGATAGGCAATTTTTAACTCGCGAAGTTGCGCCGCAAGCTCGGTAAACCCAGCCCTTATTAACAACTCGTGACAGTTGACATCAGATGTTATGGTTTGTTCGTCCGTTTCATTTGAAATATTTGTGGTGCTCGACGGTGTGAGTGCGGTATACGTCAACATCTTTCCAACAGGAGCATTTGCAGGAATTCCTGAATTCCAGTGAATTCCGGATGCTACGCTCACGTTAAAGGCAGGCAACGGATTTGCTGCAGCTGCGGCAGGCGCATAAGATTTGCGGAATGCATCACGGTCGAGAACATTAATGAACAAGCCGTCACTAGCGCTGGTGTTTGTAGGAACCGTGGAGGTTGACATGCTCAAAAGAATTGCTAGACTTGCGGGCATGTCAGTCGCAGTTTGCTCTCCTTGGACGTGCGCAACAAACATCTGCTTTGTTGTCGTCAACAAGTCCAATCGAACGGCTCCCTCGTCCACCGTGATCTTTGCACCATCATTATACGTTGCCATGGGGTGTTACTCTAATCACGACATGGAAAAAAAGAGGGAGCTGTCCACACATTTATACGCAACACCTATAGTAAAAGTAAATACCAGAGTTTTCGTTGGTTCGCGTAATTCGCACCACATCCCCGTGCTTCAACCCCAGCCAACGTGCCATGATGTCTACCTTGGAGATGACGGGCAGTTGGCTCTTTGTTCGAATTTGGTAGTCTTGCATGATTTGTTTCGTGTCCGCAACAGACATTTTCTCATGCTTGGGAACGAGAACATGATTGGCGGGGTTGTACTGAAGTTCTGACAGGGTGAAATATTGCATCGAAGCGCCGAGAGTTTGAAATTCGCGGTCGCGGTCAGCCAGCATTTGAAGCACCGGCGATGCGGGAATGTCGCCAAACACGAGAATGAACGTATGCGCTCCGTGTGTCTCGATGAACTCTGGGGCATTCTTGATGTGCGCCATGACCGATTTTTTGTCCTTCGACGTCATGAGTTCTTTGGTGAGGGCGAAGAAAACGACAGTCTTGTCCGTCTCGTATTTTTTGTTCGTCGTTCGCAACTCATTGAGCTCATCCTCATCGTCGACATCTTCCGGGAAACTAGCCAGGTCATCGCCGCGTGCCACCAGCATTTGGCGTAGATGCCGAATTGCGCGGCTGACTTGGAGGTCCATGTTTACTGTATGTATGATACCTATCTATTTATGCTTAGGTCCTTTTTTTAAGAGTTGTGCTTGTGCCCGGTTTTTGAGTGTATGCATTCGCTTTTGCAACGATGTCCCTTGTCGTCCAATGATATTTGGTTAAGCGTAAAAACATTCCCGTCAGCCAATCCAGTAAAACGTTGTTGAACTTGCGGCGGATATCTAAAAAGAGCACGACTCTTGCTTCGTTTGAATCGTTTGCAGCGGCATGCAGGTAGGTATCATCGAAAATGACATCGTGACCAGCACGCCAGTCATAATTTGAAAATTCCCCCGGGTTTGTCATCACGGTCAAGCGGCATCTTGGGGGCACAAGGAGTCCCAAATGATATCGCAAAACGCCTCTAAACACGCCTTGATGCGGCGGTATGATTTTTCCCGGTTCTAGCACACTAAACATCGCAAGACTGCATTCTGGGACGACCTCCAACAGCTGCATGGTTTTGGGAAAGTACCGCGTAAGTGTTGTGTCCTTGTTGTACATTCTCAAAATACCGACGCGCCACTTGGCGTCGGTTTGGTGATTTGAATACATCATTTGCTCTTTGCTAACATCGCCGAATGTAGGAAGACCATTTTTATTTGTGTAATGCAGATACTCGTCACGTATGACTTCATAATTTTCACGAAGGGTCGTACACCATTCCTGATTGGTGGGATGAAACGCTCCGTTCACATCGAACATGGAATATAGCTTGTCAAAAAGATACAAAAGTAGGTAACCACTCATTTGCGCTTTTCATTAATAGTGAAAAAACATTGTCGGTAACCACTGCACTTAAGGCAAAAAGACAAATAATATTTCAATTTCCTAATGATTCTCACAAACATACGACGTCTTTTCGGGAACGAGGACAAACTTCATCTGCACAAGTCCCTTGGCGTTGCATCGCTTCTGCATTTTGGGTATCGCACATACATGTTTGTCTCGAGCGGAAGCATGGGGTTTTCAGGAGATGCAACAACCGTTGCCTGCATAATGTTGCATATGGCTTTATCGGGTACCTCTCTCATTTTCCATCTTCCCAATAATCGCATTCGAAAGGCGCCAATGATATGGCCCGAGTTTCGGGTTCACAGCATTTTGTTTGCGTATCGAAGCTTGATTTGCATGCTACTCTATTGGGCAAATATACGCATTTTCCCGCATACGCTTACGGATCATACATACTGGTTGAGGTGTGCGACACTTATTGGCACACTTGTAGCGGCGGATTATGCAACTACGCATTTTAAGGCGCTTGAACGAGGTGACGCGGGAACGACAATGCGTAGCATGCCCTTTCCCGAATCGGTAACACAAAAACAACGCGACATGATAAATATGTATTACTCGGTGTGTCAGGTATTTGCAACACTAAATATGATTGCTTCCCCAGGTATGGAGCGTCCCTTTGGAATTATGTTTCCCATTCAAATCGCCGCATTTCTCATGACATTGGTGAGAAAGAGCGTTATTTCGGCAGGGGAATGGCACATTGGATACGCATCGGCGCTTGGCATAAACTTCGTGCATGCTATTTTTGAATCGCCTGAGCACCATCATCAAACCATTCCCGCGCCATTATATCTCGCCACAATCGTGAGCTTTTGCACCCTTCGCTTTCGATGCCGTGTAAATAAATATGCACTTTGGTGTGCAATTTGCATCTTCTTTAATTATAGCAATAGAAATGGCAACTTTTAAATTATCAACCGCACGAAATGACCTCGGTGCATTGGTTGGACAAGTCGCTCATTTTTCGATGAGCGGCGCGCCAACAGGATGGTTGAAATGTAACGGTGCTGTTATAAGTCGCACAACATACTCAGCCCTTTTTGCAGTTATAGGCACAACCCATGGTGCTGGCGACGGTTCTACAACGTTTGCTCTGCCGGATTTGCGCGGGGAGTTTATACGTGGATGGGACGACGGACGTACCGTTGATAATGGACGGTCATTTGGGAGTTTTCAAGGGGACGATTACAAATCTCATAACCATACACTTAAAACCCAAACTGGTGTAACCTATGGCAGATTTCGCGAAGGCGCTAATGGTGGCATATACATGGTACCTTATTCTGGAGATGGCGCTGCCGGGAGATCGGACGTAAATCTTCAAGGCGGTACTGAAACTCGCCCACGTAATCGTGCACTTTTAGCATGTATAAAATATTAGTGTTTTCTAGAGAGCGATGGCGTCATATAAATTATCAACTCTAGGAAGTCTCGTTGGACAAGTCGCTCATTTTTCGATGAGCGGCGCGCCAACAGGATGGTTGAAGTGCAACGGCGCTGCAATAAGTCGTACGACATACTCGGCCCTTTTTGCAGTTGTAGGCACAACCCATGGTGCGGGCGACGGTTCTACAACGTTTGCGTTGCCAGACTTGCGCGGCGAGTTCATACGCGGGTGGGACGATGGACGTACCGTTGATAATGGTCGGACATTTGGAAGTTTTCAAGCGGATGCTTTTAAGGCCCACAACCACACATATTTGATATTTGACGCTCAATTTTCAGGACAAAATAACGGTCAACCTCCATCTGGCGCATTAAATCCTGTTTTTAATAGGACAACTGGTGATGCAGGTGGCACAGAAACCCGTCCACGAAATAGAGCTCTTCTTGCGTGCATTAAGTTTTGAAAAAACTAGTGGGTAAATATAGAGTAACTAATGTTTGTGTACCATTGGAATCCCGACACTAAAGTATACGTTGGATCAAGCGAGGCTGACGAGAGCCCACTCGAACCGGGAGTGTATCTTGTTCCCGCGTTTGCAACGCTTACGGTTGCCCCACAAACAGTTGCGAATAAGCATTTTCTCATGTGGGACGAAACAACAAAGTCATGGAAAGAAGCGCCCATTCCTGAGCCCGAGGCCGCGGAGCCGGAGGAAGTTCGCCCGCCGCAAGACCCAATGGACCTTTTGCGTGCAGAGCGCAACTCACGCCTAATGCAATGCGACTGGGTAGTAATCAAGGCATACTCGTTGGGCGTACCGGTCACTCCGGAATGGGCTGCTTACATGCAGGCCCTGCGCGACCTTCCCGCCATTTCAACACCAACATTGAGTGAGAATGGTATGTTGAACTTGGATTCCGTGGCATGGCCAGTTAAACCATCTGATTTTTGATAATTTTTATAACTTAGTAATTTTATAACTATGTACACTCTCTCAGCTATAGGGGATCGAACATCGCTTTTTCAAATGGCGAACGGAAACGTTGGTATTGGAACAGCAAATCCACAAGCCACCCTTCATGTGCACGGCAATATACAGTCGCCAACGCTCGTTGGACAAGTTGTCCATTTTGCAATGAGTGCAGCTCCCACAGGATGGCTAAAATGCAATGGCGCCGCTGTAAGCCGCACTACATATGCAGCCCTATATGCAGCTATTGGGACAGCGTTTGGTTCTGGTGATGGTTCCACGACGTTTGCAGTTCCTGATTTGCGTGGGCGTTTTTTGAGAGGTTTAGATGATGGTGCGGGGAGAGACTCTGGGCGTGCTTTGAATAGTACTGAGCAATTGGATGCATTTCAAGGTCATTTTCATTCAGTCGGTGCCGTTAGGTTAGTGTCTGGATATTTCGACCAACATTATGCACAAGGAACGGCTCAATATGTTAAATCGGTCGATACCGGCGCTGCAATTAACGATGGTGTAAATGGTGCGCCGCGCACAGCTGTTGAAACAAGGCCGCGTAATATTGCTTTGTTGGCTTGCATAAAATTTTAAAAATAAAAGGTAATTAACTAAGTCTCGGTCTCATGACTTCCTACTCAATATCTAGCATGGGGCCGAAACTTGCCGCACTGGCGGTTTCGGGAGCAAATGTGGGGATTGGTACAGCAAATCCTCGTGCAACGCTTCATGTGCATGGCGACATTCAATGTCCTGCACTTGTGAGCCAAGTTGCTTACTTTGCATCGAGTTCAGCGCCAACAGGCTGGCTCAAATGCAACGGTGCCGCTGTAAGCCGCACGACGTATGCGGCCCTTTTCGTGGCAATTGGCACAACATTTGGCGGGGGTAATGGATCCACCACATTCACGCTTCCCGACTTGCGTGGCGAGTTTATACGAGGCTGGGACGATGCGCGCACAGTTGATAACGGGCGCACATTCGGCAGTTTCCAAGTTGATGCATTTCAAGGGCATAGACATTCCGTAAATTCAAGCTCGGATTTCTGGAGAAATGCTCCTGGTTTTAGCTACTTTCCTCCGGGAAGCTCATGGTGGGCAAATCCGTATGGTTCTATAACAGTGAACGAACCGACTGATTATGGATACGGCGCCCCACGTTATACGAATGAAACGCGACCAAGAAATTTGGCACTTCTTGCATGCATCAAATATTAAAGCACTTCGTAATCGAGAAAGAGCTCATCGCCCTTGCGAATATCCTTTGCGGCATAGAGAAACGGCAAGGCACTGTGCCATAGAATGGTGCAATTATTTTTGAAATGAGAATGATAATTCGAGTTAATGTACTTCACTATGTTGGTTTCAGCGTCGTCATAGCATTGGAAAGACGCCGAGTCATGACCAGGAATCATAAAACTGTACCGCTCTTGCTCAATAGATTGGCCGCGAGACAAGACGTAGGTGCCGCCACACAAAAGGATGGGTGTGTTCTTGGCGAAGTTTTTGAGAGCAAACACACCGTTCCCAGCGTTGGGAATGGTGGACGGGGCAACGGCCAAGTAGCGCGGCAAATTTTCGCGCGCACTTTTGCTCGATGCCTCACCCATCTCGATTGCTCTCAAAAACGCCGCCTTCTTACGATAGCGCGACTTAGTGGATGCGGCGCGGTTTTTAAGCGCCTTAATTATGTCCATGTCCATAACTATAAGGCTGTTCAGAGAAAAACCTGCAACCATACCGGTGGCAAACACATAAAAAATGACAACACTCTATAGCAAAACACTCACACAAACTACCAACTAAAGAAAACATAACAAAAACACAAATGTCTTCCACTGTGGCTGCGATTGAGAAGGAGTACAAGGTCGCTGAGCGTGAGGCTAAGAAGGGCGTCACGGCAGTCAAGAGTGAGTGGATGAAGAAAATTAACAAAGTGTCCAAGCGATACGAAAAGACAAAGAGTGCTGAGGATGAGGCGGAGCTTCATGAGCTGGTCACAAATGGTGATAAGGCGGTTAAGCAAGCCGAAAAGGATTCTAAGAAGACTCTAACTCAAACGAGGAACGTAATGCGCAAGCGTTTGGTGCGCGCCCTTCAGGATGCCCGCAAGTTTTAGGGGAGAAAACAAAAAACAACGCATCATTTTGCATTTATGTTTTTTGCACTGAATTGAGTGCCTTCCTTTCCGCACTGAGTATCATTATCCCTGCATACAGATGCAAAGCTATACTCGATATCTCCCGTCACTAGGTCGATTTTGCCAAACTTTCCGCAATGACCAAAAATAGTAGCATTCTTATCGAACCCCCAAAATTTTGGGTTTGGTCGTAAATATACGCAATCTTTACAAAGGCGAGGTGCCGCTGATTTTAGGATCTGCATTTTAACTTTCACTAGTCTTCTTTTTAAGTGCCAATGCCAAAATAAAAAATATGAATCGCGCCACATCACTCGACATCCGAGTCTGCATCGTCCTCTTGCTTGAATCGCAGTTTCCGCCACCCTGGATGAGCACCAGCAGGATACGCCCCATATTCTTTTTCGAAATACGCCTTGATTTGCGACTTCTCCGGCACGCGCTTTCCTTTTGTGACATTGTTGTGCGCCCACGACTTGAACTCGGCATAAATAGTATTGAGTTGAATTCGCGATTGCGCGTCGTCCACCGGCTCGATGAGGTCGTCCACAAACTGTCCCAGGACATCGTTGTTTTTCTTGTAACTCTCTGTTGCAATCCGCACCTCCATCGGCTCCTTAATATTCCGCGGGTCCGTCTTTTTGTGGTGGTCTATGAGCATACTAATAAAGGCATCCGACCATCGCTCAAACTTGTCGGCGAGCTCGGGGTCAATGGGAAATTCGTTCGACTTGGTCGGGTCAGGGTTGTCACAGAACTTAGACTTGAACTCAATCACGCGAATGCGGCGCCAAGTGCCACCGTCATCGCCCGGCACCTCGGGCAGCTCATTGCATGTCATAATCATCTTGAATTGCGGGCGAAACTCAACCGGTTCCTTGAAAAGGGCGCGACACTGAATAATATCACCGCCCGACAACTCCTTCATGAGACCTATGTTGAGTTTCTCACTCTCTCCGGGTTCCTGCATGACGGCCAGCCGCCGCCCCTTGGTTCGCTCCAACTCGGATTGTGCCGAATTTGATGCAACCCGCTTTTGTGTGAGAAGTGCAATGGGAAGAATGCAATAGTAATCACCCACTGCCTTTTGAACTAGTTCCAAGATTTTCGATTTTGAGTTCGATCCATTACCCGTGAACACATAGAACTTTTCTTGACGAATGCCGCCATCAATAAGAAGAATCAATAGGTCTTTAAAATACTTGCACACATTTGGGTTTGTGAACACCTGACGGAAGTACAGGTCTATTTCTTTGGCCTCGGCGCTTTCCGGTTCGTGCGGATGGTAGTGTCTTCCTGTGCTGAAAGAAATATAGTCATCGGGAGAGCCGCCGCGGAACTCGTGCATCCGGAGGTCATAAACGCCATTCTCAAAGCCGAGCAGGTGCACATGGCTATCAAGAATTTGTTCGAAGTGCTCGTCTGAGAAGAGACATTTGCACTCCTTCATGACGCTGTCCTTGTACCCCGACTTTTTGAGCGCCCATGCAATTGCCATCAACTGCTGATGACGCTTCATGCATAGGTCCTTCGCTTGGTCACCTTGTGCGACATTCGCCTGAGCCGACCAATGGTTTGCGCGCTTCATGTACTCGCAACACACGCGATTGCTAAGCTCGATGCGCAGCTTGAGGCCCTCGCGCGACCGCACCCACCTGTGCTTCTGCTTGACAAAGACATACCATGTGTCGTTGCTCGTGAACCGAAACTCGTCTTTAAAAAGAGAGTACACGACGCGCGCCACATCGTAATGCGCCTGGTCGTTGGTGCACTTGTCAATGAGGCTGATAACATTGCTCTCGAGAATGTCATTGTAGCGCTGCTCGTGGTCGAGGCGCGCCCACCACCGCAGTGTGCCCATGCCGAGTGTGTCGATGCGCATGGTATCCCACAACTTCTCGCACTGTCCACTGATGTATTTGCTACTGACTTTGCTGAACTCCACCCACGCGTCGATTAACCGGTAGTCAATGTTGCGCAGCGTCCAACCGAGCTTGACCCAATCCTCGTACGACTCTGCACGGTGCGCGGAAAGGCACTCCACAACCAGCTGGCGAGCCAAATGAAGCTCGTCGTCGCTTGTGTAATTTTTGGTGTGGTTGATGCTCTTGCCGAAGATTTGCTGATGCAACTTTGTCTTGCGTCGGTCGTCCATGGTGGGCAGCACACACCGGATGTATTCCTCGATTTCAATGCGCTTGTCCTCGAGAATCGGCGTCAATGTATTTTTATTCCGCATGCTAAAGAGTTCAACAAAGTTCAGCTCATCTTCGGCTGCAAACTGCTGCGGCGTGATGTCAATCACGGTCCCGGGGCCATCCTCCTCGTTGTTTGCTGGTGCGGCGGCGGCTTCGGCTTCGGCTTCGCCTGCGGCCGGCTCCCCAGGCTCGAATGTAAAGACTCGCGACACACGGTATGGCTCGCATTCGGGCTTAGTTGACCCATACATTTGCCAAGCATTGCGGTCAATGATGGCAACATCAACAACATCGTCGTACAAGTTTACGAGTGGCAACCCTGTAAAAATCTTTTTGGCATTGTCGAGCACCTTCTTGCGCACCCAATGCTGGAATTGCGGCGTCGTCACGAGGTGCGGCCACACGATGTGAATGCCGTCCTTCATTTTGCCACGATACTCGGTTGGCTTTGTCTTCTCCATCACATATGCAATGAAGTTCTCCGGCGGCGCATCGAGATACTCATGAAGAATTTGAAAATATGCCTTTGCAATGCGAAACACATGGTCTGTCGTGTAAACGCGCTTGCGATCCGTGACCTCCGAAGGAAGCACGAAGCGAAAATCGAGGTCCGCGCGCATGGCACTCGGGTTCGTCGGCTTTTCGGTCAAATGTAGTGGCAAGCTGCCAACCATGGCCCGCTTGTATGCTGTAAAAAATGCTGGTAGCTGTTCATCTTTGATGTTCAAGCTGATGCGTGGATTTCCTATGCTAGTATGTGTATAACCTTGCCCTTTCTCAGACCGGAACCGACAGATAAACTTCTGAAAGTCTTCCATCGCGTGTGTTCCTTGGTCGGCTTGGGTCGGGCCGGGTCCTCCTGAAATACTGTGGCGGCTTTTTTTTAAACCTTGAGTAAACGCATCCTTTTTTAGCAGTCCTTACTGGGTATGGTGCGATATTTGCAAAAATACCCCTCAAAATGGCGCTCACAGTAAGCCCGGCTATTTGGGGCTAGACCCCACCGAGACCCACCAAAAAAAGACTAGTAATGAGTAGAGTAAAGCTTGGGGGAATGGACAAAGACAAACAGTTGTGTTCGCCAGCGGGAGAGGACAACTACGATAAGTATAAGTCGTGCTTGAGCCCGGATGCGCTTAAGCATTTAGTGCATTTGTGGAATGGAAAACATAAGACTAGTAAAATTCCAAGCGGAATCGTGGATCCCGCAAAGCAGTTAAGTGAGCTGCGCAAGCGCGCTCGTGAACAGTTCAAAGACGAGAAGAAGCCAGTTGACATTGCCATTGCCGACCATTTGGATGCTACCGCATCGCAAGTGGTTGCAAAGAATTTTCGGCCAAATAAGCCGGCCAGCTGGAAATCGAAGCCAAAGGAGTGGCTGACCAATTTTGACATTGACGTGGTCATGGCTCAATACAACTCTTTAACGGAATTTAAGTACCGTTTCTTGGGCGTGTTCCCCGTGGATTTTGCAGAGCCGCTAGCCGAACTTGGCGGAAAATGCTACATTCCAGAGATGTGCGCGTTGCGCCTCACAGAACTCATCGATTCTGGAAAACAATTCACGGGTTTCATCATTAATCTGGACAAGCATAACGAGTCGGGGTCGCACTGGACATCTATATTTGCCGTTTTGGACCCCAAATTGCCCTCGTACGGGGCGTATTATTACGATAGCATTGGCCGACAATGGCCACCCGAGATAGAGCGATACCTCTTGACTTGGCAGACCCAAATGAAGGCGGTCTATCCTGCAAAAGATTTCAAGCTCGATTGGTCGCGCGCCGCCCATCAACATGCCAACACAGAGTGCGGCATGTTTAGCATGATGTTCCAGATATTATGGATTGAACGATTGCGCTTCGACGACAAGCGTGCCAACAAGAAGGCTAAAAAGGAGGAGCTTGAGTTGAGTAAACTTATCAAAAGTCGCAAAGACATGTCACCTGCCTCCAAGCGTCTCTTAATGGACAAAAAACAGGTAACATTCGACATGATAGTGAACTTGCCTTTGAAGGATATGAATGTGCACACGATGCGAAATGTGTTGTACAAAGGGCAAGGGGGCGGCGGCGCAAAGGTACCTAAGGCACGAAAAACAACGTAAATCACGGACCTGGTCATAATGCCGCCAAACTTGACGACTGAACATGTAAACATGTTGTCAGGTGGGCTACAGAAGTATTTCACAGAAAAACAAAATATAGACATCTATGCTGTAGTTGGCACAAGCACATTTCAGCGAACAATTGCAAATGCTGTTAAAAAGGCATTGCAATCGGCGCCCCCTAGTGCATCTGTTGAAACGGTTCTTCGAGCCGCCATGCAAGATGCGCGTGGCATTTTATTAAATATGTGCCAGGCAGCGCCGCCGCCAAGTCCTACTCCCACTCCCACTCCCACTCCCGCTTTACCACAAGAAACGGACCCACAACAAGATTTCATGAGCAGATTAGCCCACCTTGAAACCCAGCGGCGTGCCGAATCCTCTGTCGTTTCGAGCCCCCCAGTATCCGAAAATCAAAATCAAAATCAAATCATTCCCGCTTATACCCCGCCACCATTACATTCAATGCCTCCCATAGTAGTTCCCCTCCCCGATAAAAGGGGCAGAATATTTCCAATCACGAGTGCCTCACGAGAATGGTCTTACCAGCCGGACCGTGCTTGTTTTGTTTGGCCAGGGCCGTTGCCTCCAAGGTCAAAGCAAGAGGATGCGTCGCATATTGCACTTGCCGCCATACAAACGCCCGCATTTGTACAAGGACTCACGCCATTTGTTACGGTCCGCGTAACGGGCGTCGGCGATGCGAGTGCTTCTTGTGTGTTTTTGCCACAATCTGGTAGTGGCGGCGGCGGTGGGAAATGGACGACGTGGTATCCATGTAGCCCTGCAACGCGCTTTATACGACATATTCCTACTCCATGGACTGTGGAGTTGTTGGATTCTTTTGGGGAACGCGTCGAGTTGGGGGCAGATGATACAACATGTAGGCTTGATGAGTCGATGACTCATGTAACACCGTCTCGCACTCAAAATCATACATACGGTGACATTCTTCGAATAGGTACTATTGGACGGGCTCGAGTGGGACAAGCACCGCCTTATATTGTGAAAATTCTTCAAAAACAAAAATTAGGCATGAGTGGCGATTTGCCCGTGTTGAATGAAATGATGCAATGGTGCGTATTTTTAGAATTGGAAGGAACAAATTGACGCGGCCTCACATGAGAACAATGACAATTGTCAGAAGAACCCATACGATTAGCGACAACAACTCAAGCTTCGAAATGAGAACTTGTTTTTCATACTCGCTGATAGCTATTATTTTCATGCCTGCGCCAAAGACGTTCAAGTTCGAAAGAACGAGATAAATGAAGCAGCCAAACAACCAGAGCATACCAAGATGCATGTAAACATAGCCGCCGTTTGCGTGCATGTTCATCATATTGAAAACGATGCGCAGACGGTAGAGGTCCACGTTTACCATCATTGTGAATGCAACAAAGATGAGCGTATAGAGGCCAAAGAAGCCAAATGTGGCGGCTGTTATGGTTTTTATGTAGCCCTTCTCTATCATGGACTCGATGACGGTAAGGCAAAATAGGCGCATGAAGAGTGTCAAAAACACAAACACAATTTTATCCATTTTGTTAACTTTGAGAACACTGTTGGGTACAAGTTGATTTGCATGCAGCGTTTCAACTAGCTTTTCGCGTTGAAAATATTCGGCTCCCGGATCGAGGTCCTTTTTAGAGAGATACTCGTTCAAGATTTTAGCAAAGAGATTCTCGCTTGACGTGAGCATAAGTGCAGGGCTTCCACTAGCTTTAATGCCATCGCCAACCGCTTTGAAGAGTTTGTCAAAAATTTCATGACGTTCATGTATCTTGGCAGTGATGATTTTCTTGTCGCCCTTAATGAGGGATCCGTATAGTTTTTCCTGTTCTTCAAGCTTTGTTTTCAATTCCTTATCTTGATCTTGATCTATCTGTTTTCTTATTTCTTTTAATGCATCATTTAATGCATCTGGTACAAGCTCTGCAAACTCAGCTATGAGTTCGGGGGGACGTTTAAACACAATTTTATTTTTGTCTTCATCCGCATTTGCCACTGGTAAAAGATTTCCATCGCGATCACGATGTGCATTTCTTTGAGCCTGAACTCGCATTTCATCTTTGCGCTTGGCTTCAGTCTCGTACTTTTGGATAAATGCTTTGGTAAGTTGATACAAATTGGACGCTTTGTTGACAAAAGTTTTGTACAAGCCAACAAGGTTGACATCGTTCTCTTTGTTTTCGAAATCGCCATTGATAATGAGGTTGAAATCTTTCATGAACTGTATTTTCTTTTCGTTCGAGAAACCGGCTTCCTTGTCTATGATTGCCTCGACGACCGATTTAATGGCATCAATCTCGGATCTTGATGTTTTCTCAAAGTTGGTTATTTTTTCGAGCCATGCTGAAGTGTATGTGTTTTTAAATGCATCATAGCTGTTTTCATCTGTGTTGATGAGCCATTTGTAGAAGGAAACGATATTGTTGTTGACTTCGTCAAATCCTGACTTGAGATCGCGCCATTTGGTGTTAACATCTGCCAGCTTCTTTTGCACCGCTTTCACTTGTTCTTCGGGGGAAAGTGGTGAAGGTGGGCTCCCACCCTTCATTTTGGGCAGTGTATGCATGGCATGCTTGCCCGATTCAATGACTCTTGAGAGAGCCGCAGCAATGTTTTGGATGTTTGCGCCACCATGAGCTCCGCCGACAGCCTCTTCTTCATTCGCAGCAGCACCACGTGCACCCTCATCACCATCAGCAGCAGGTGCAGGAGCATCACCATCACCATCACCATCACCATCAGCAGCAGCAACAGGCGCGGGAGCATCACCATCACCATCACCATCAGCAGCAGGTGCGGGAGCATCACCATCACCATCAGCATCAGGTGCAGCCTCATCACCATCAGCAACAGCAGCAGCAGCAGCAACAGGCGCGGGAGCATCACCATCACCATCACCATCAGCAGCAGGTGCGGGAGCATCACCATCAGCATCAGGTGCAGCCTCATCACCATCAGCAACAGCAACAGGTGCACCCTCATCACCATCACCATCAGCAACAGGCGCGGGATCATCACCATCACCATCACCATCAGCAGCAGGTGCGGGAGCATCACCTAGTGCAGCCTCAGCAGCAGCCTCATCTTTACCAGGCAGTGTATCTCCTTCACCCGCAGCAGGCGCTTCAGCCGCGGGCTCAGTAGTAAGTTCTTTGTCCGCAGCAGTTACAGCAGCAGTTGCAACTGACTCTTCTATTCTAGCAGATGACATCTCTTTAACAGGCTGTTCATCATTAGCAAACGCACTATCAGCAGTTGGCTCTCGTCCGGCAGGCTCACCAGACGGTTCCTGATCAGGCGTCCCAGCAGACTCCTCCGCAAAAGGTTGCTCATCAGGCTGTTTATCAGAAGGCTTTATTTTGGTACACTTGCATACTTCTGTTCTTGTATCTTCCTGTTCTTTGATAACTGGCGCTGGGCATAATTCCCTAAATTCCTCTACTAAAAGCGCTTTTGGTGTTGTAGGTGGTTCTGCTTCCTTTGGTATAGGCGCAACCTCTTTTTCTAAATTCTGAAGAGGTACAATTGGTGGATCCCGTTGGTGGCTGTCGGCGGGTTCTGGGTTCTTGGTCGGCGGGTTCTGGGCTGGACTGCCCTGCTCGGTAGGTTCATTTACTGAGTCGTCAAGGTCGGATTGAGGTTGTTTGGTAAGTTTTGTCCAAAGACTGTTTGGAGAATCAAAGGCTTGTATACCTTGAAAAGCTGTAAGTCCTGTAACATCCGAAATTATATTTACGGCGTTCAATATTTCATCTTTAGCTTTCATATATTCTCCATTTTCATCGTTGCTGTCTAAAGCGTCTGCGATTTTATTGAAATCAATTAACTTAAGTTTTGCAACTCTACCATTAATTTCGGTTTCGAGCTTTTCATCTTTAAGAATCACATTATAATCAATGCTTGCAAAGGCCCTTACGATAAAACCTATATCTGCCTCATGTGCAGCTTTCATAAATTTCAAATAATCAATATTTGTTTCATTCAATATTTCCACCAATGGCACTGTCTTTTTCAAATCGTATCCTTTTAAACTGCTTTGTAAAGATGTCAGTGCACCCGCAAAAGCACTAAAATTTATTGCGTCTGCAACTTGCGCAATAAGCTTAATCTCTTCATTAGGAATTTCGTTTGTCAGTGATGTGAATTCAAATTCATTTGCTGTCTCTAGGATTGCAACTATATTCAAACCTTTTACGGCTTCTAAAACTTTAGGTATGTCTCTCTTCACAGCAGGAATCATTAAATTTCGAAGTTGAAATCCTAATTTGAGTTTGCTCCAAGCTCCACCACCTGCAGTTTTGCCGGTGCCTGTCGCCGGTGCTGGTTCCGGCAAACGACGACCAACCTCTAAGTCGCTTAGTACATCCTTGTATTGCTTAAGGTCGTACTCCTCGAAGATAGAGGGGAGGACGTCTTTTATAAGGCGCTGGTGCTCTGTTTCCGGGTGTATCATAAACAAAGCAATGATGTTTTGAGACATTTGTTTTTTGGAAGTTTCGAGAATTTCGTTTTTATAGCGCCATTCCTCAATTTGTTTTTTGACATTTTTATAAGTTTCCTGGTCCTTTATCATGGTTTCAATGAACTTGAATCGCGGTAGATTGATTAACTTTCCAATTTCAGCAAGCTGTCCCTCGCCAATCTCATTTTGTTTAAAGAATTTTTTAACATCGATACCTTGCACGATATTTTTAAAAGCCAACGAAACTTTTTCCTGAATGTCCACTGCAATTTCGTCCAAGTCATTCACTTCTGTGCTGTCTGAATCCTTTTTAGTTGAAGATTGCCCCCATTTATTGGCAATGAACTCCTCAATTAATATGCCAACAAGTACGTCAGGTTTCTCGATTTCCGTTCCATTGGTTTTCACCGTGGTGTATCCCTTGACAATCATAAACTCATATACCTCCTGGATAAGCTTGAGGTGTTGACGATGTTTATGGGTTGGAAACACATCAGTGAGCCGTTTGAACATAATTATGCTTGAAAAGAAATCATCCCGGTTAAAAGGTTTGTTATCTCCTCTTCCAAGGGTCGTTTTCAAGTAATCTCTTACCTCTTTCACCGTCATATACGCCTTCTCTGTATCTTTTACATCAGGCGTTGCCTTATCAACTGTGCTTTTTCCATCCGGCGCCCCACCAGCCGCCTTCTTTCTTTTTGACGATGACATGAAACTCTAATAAAAAGTCACTATAAAAAAAACCGCACTGCACACTAAGCCCGCAATGCCACAATGGACGAAACCATCCACATGAGGAACGATAAGTTTCCCACAAGACGGAGCGCACGTCGGCGGTCCTCGAAGCTCAAGTAAGTTGTCCCGGTATTGTTGGCATTTATTGATTGCAAAATAAATGGAATAGGGAGCAATAAGAGCTGCAACAAAACATGCAGTACAATGCGAATGAAGCCACGTGGGCCCTGGGTGTTGATAAAGTAAAAGGCAACTTTGAAAAAGATGTCCCGCTCGCCCACATTAACAATCAATACCCATAACGCGAACATTAGCAAGTACATGCCAACATAGAACACAATGGCCGTTTCGGTGCTATTCACCATCCGGTTCGACAAAGACCATTCCAAAAATGTTAGTGAAAAACTGCGCAATGCAAACGTCATGGCAATAAACACCACGCGGTCAGTCATAGAAGCGCGCATCGTGTCGGGGGAGTAAATAGGATGGTTGTCATTTTGTTTGGTAATGTCGAGTTTTTCTTTCACGTTGGTTGCCCCGTTCAATTTTGCATCCATGATTTTCCAATAGTCGTCACCGCCGCCGCTGCTTTTTACAGGAACTACAGGGGCTAGAACAGGAGCTACAGGAACTACAGGAACTACAGGAACTACAGGGGCTATCCCCCCTTCCTTTTTGATGGAATCGATTCTTCCTAGCTCTTTACCAATGTCGGTAATCAAGTCATTCACGCGTTCGCGCTGATGTCGCGACGTATTTTCAATTCCAAGCGTCTTATACACAATCGACGGGTCGCCGTTCATTAAAGCCGTTGTCAACTGTACGTAAAAGTTGAACCGGTCCGGACTCAAGCTATACAATTGCTCATTGGTAAGAAGCGACGGCGTGGTTGATGGTTGGCCAACTGTAGTCAAATCACCAAAGCCGTATGATAAGCGCGCCCGAAGGTCCTTCTCCAAATCGATAGGCATGACCTACTCTCTAATAGATTTCTAGTTTTCTTTTTTGTCAGGAATGTCACTATCGGTGCTCATGAGCGCATTTTTCACCCATGCAACACTTACTGCAAGAAGAATGGCCACAAACAGGAATATAGACACCCACATCGTGCCACTAAAATGGAAAACCATATGGTCCACCATGCCAAGACCTCCTGGGAACATGTCGCCCAGTTGTAATGCCACAATGATGAGTAATATTGCCGACAAGAACATGACAGACTTGACCAAACTTCCCATGGTGGTCACACCGTCATTTGTTTTGCGGGCCTTGCTCAGCACTTTGCGAACTTGTTGCATTTGACTCGACATGCTTCCTTCTTTTTCGGGCGACACCATAAACTCCTTACCTTTTTGATGCTCTACGTACTCGAATATATTGTCCTTGTCGCATGTTTTATCGGACACCCGGCCCGTTTTGAGTCGCATGTTGAGGCGGGCCTCCTTGCATATCAGGGCGCGCTCATTGTCCGTAAGCGCGATGTAGGCCTGGACGAACTCTTCGCGAACAGCTTGATAGTCGGCAACACCGCCGTTAAATACACGCGGGCTGTAGTATGCGGTCGCTGCCAAGCACGCGGCGGCTGTGGCGCAAATGTAAAACATGTATTTTAGAAGCCAATACCCGTTGCTCATTTTGTAAGCCGCCGCAAAGCATGTAAGCACAACAACGGCAGTCCATTTATGTACGGACATGTCGTTCATCATAATTCTATCAACCTTGCCGGACGCTGAAAATTCAGCAGGAAGCGCGAAATAGAATCGCGTCAATTGGTTGGCATCATCCTCTATGGTTGATACGCCCGCCGCTCTCGTGAGCCATATGATGATTCCAAGTGAAACCAATATAAATACCAGACACCGAAGATTGTTTGTAGCTTCTTGCGTTTTATACAAATATGTGGGACCGGCGGCGTGCCAAACAACAATTACGGCCACTATAAAGGTCCCGATATATACAGTAAGAAACAATTGCATAATAGTATTTATGAGTTGAGCCCGTGTCTTGCGAGTTCCCGTATCATTTGTCGTTAAGAAGTTATGTAACGCAGCGCGGGATGAGTCGCCCTCAAGGTAAACATGATCACACGTTCTTTGATGGTCAGTGGCAATTGCCATTTCTTTGTGAGCGTCTATCGAAAGATTTAACAACATTATCCATGCCACAACGAGTATGATTGCAAATGCGAATATGAAACACATCGAAAATATGTCAACCCATTTGCGTGGCATAATAAATCTTGCCACCCATCCCGGTTGATATCCATCAAACTCAGATGCAGCTTCGGCTGCCATTGCCTTCTCTGGACTTGAGTTTCGCTTTTTGAAAGCTTCGAGTGCCGCCTCTCTTTCTTCTTTCGTTGCATCGGCAGGAGGAGGATAACCAACCTTGCGCATACCCTTCTTACCTATCATGTTTCGAATAGCATCCATATTTACTTATAACTATGTGATATTATTAGAGTTTGAATATTTGCGAAGATACGTAATCACTATGGAAGGGCAACAGAATATAGAACAGGCAAAACAAGATGAGCCCAATGAACAGCATCCACTCTATGGAGTGTATCTGCAGTCGCAAAGACTCGGCCTCGTTATATTGCCAAGCATCCACTAATTTTTCAAGCTTGCCCAAGAACTCGCGGGCCTTTAAGTCATTGGAATCGGACTGCTGCGTGAGTGTTGTCAACTTGGTGAGTAGCTTCACATCACTTGCAGGGTGTAAGTACCCGATAAAATCGTAAAATGGCGAGGTCACCTTGCCGGAAGGTATCCCCTTACTTACTTCTGCATTATGCTTGTCCACAAAATCAACAAACTTGAGAGTAATTTCTTCTTTAGTTTGTGAAACTCCCGGATTCACCGCATTCCATCGGCGCACCAATGCATCAATGAATGCTTTTGGAAAGGCGGGCTCTAGAGCAGTAGGAAACGCCAACTGCAGTTCGCTATAAGCATCATTTACTGTGAGTGTGCGGGTTAATAGGTTTTTTATTAGAAAGTACACGGCCACCATTACGCTCGATAGAATGACATAGATCCAAATATTTAGATTGGAAATTATCAGCAACCAATGAAAACCGCGCTGCCATATCATCAAATAAATTGAGTACAAGCAAGAAATTGTCATGATGCCAAAGCAAATGAAGAACGCAATGAAATGGTTCTGCACTTGGGCAGGTTCGCGATTGTTGAAATGATTGTGTAGCAAGTACCGAGTGGTTTCCATTTCAAGTGCTTGTTGTTTTCCGCACTCCTCTTGAACATTCTTTGCCACTGCCACCGTCTTTCGAACATCGAAGGTTTTAACAGCTGCAATGATACAGAAGGTCAAAAACGCAACACCCAAAAGTGGTTTTATGAGAGTAGTAAGGTCCATTACCTTTTTACGAGTTTATTTTTGCTTTGTTTTGAGAGTCTTCCAAATAACGCCGCCAATCATTGCCAAAACAACAAGTTGTGTGAGCAGCCAATACGCAAAGCGTCCGGTCAAATAGTCTTTAAACGCCTTGAATATTTTGCTGGGCGCCCCAATGTATTGCGTCCAGTTGAACTCCATCATGGTGGAAACGAGCTTTGTATTTGTCACGGTCATCATGTTGGCCAGATATTGGTCGGCAACGCGGTTCTCCCACGAGTTTTGCAGTGCAAGCTTGCGCTGTACAACATCCGGAAACATGCGTGAGTACCATAGTGTTATTTGGTTCTTTGAGAACACATTCACCATGCCGCCACCGCTTATGGCGAGCACATTCATGTATTTAACTATATCAATGTCGCGGGAGTTGGCGGGCGAGTTCGCAAAGAATTTGTACATGGGTGTTCCTATGAAATTTTCAACGGTGTTGTATTGGCTGATGTAGAAATTGAAGACATTGAATGTAAACATCATTTTGGCAACATCATGGGTGTTGCGAGTTTTTGCATTGTCTGCCAAGTACGCGCGGAAACTGCGGCCGTGGTCGTGTACGCTGTTAATAAGCTTCGAGTAGAACGTAGTGTTGTCGGTTCCGTTGTACAAATTCTTCACAATGTATCCGCGCATGTCATCCATTTTATCGAGCTTGTTTTGGAATACTTGACCCAACAGGTAACCGTTGAATTTCTTGCGGTTCAATTCGAAATAGTAACACATAACAAGCATGAGCTGGATTCCAAATAGGATGATGATGAAGAGGAAATATTGATTTTTGAATGCTTTGATAGCGTCAGACCAGTTGCCGCCGTCGAGCGCAATCTTGATCACGATAGATATGAGCATTTGCACCAAGAGTAACGAGAGCATATGAATACCCATTGACATGACAACATTAAGACTGCCCATTGCTTCACTGAAAACATTGAATCGTGAAGTGTGGTTGAACAGGTCGTGTTCCATCGTGTCTTTGAAGAGAAGCATGTTTTCATCCGGCCGTGTGACTCTTTTATACTTTTGAATTTCACGCAGGTCGGTCCATGAAAAGATTATCATAGAGATTGCACCTAGGATTGCGATGCATGCTAGAAACAAGTAGACATATGTAAAGATGTTGCCTACCACTTCTTGACGCGAAAGGTCTTTGTCCTTGTCTTTGTCTGATTTCTCTTTTTGCAATTCTCCCTCCGTCTTTTCCTTCTTCTTGAACATGTTTCCAAAAAGCCCTTTCTTCTTTTCGCCTGCCGCTGTGTCGCTGCTGCCCGCACCCGGTGTGGGTGAAGGTGGCGGCGCATGCGGCGCACCCGTCGCTGATGGTGGTGAAGGAGTTGGTGAGGGAGGCGGCGATGGTGTTGGCAATCGCATAGCGTCAGGGCCTTGCGCCCGCAAAAATGCTTGTTTCACATTATCTGGTGCGTATTTATCAACGGACTTTTGTGCAAACTTTGCGAGGTTTCCTACTAGCCCCCCATTTTCTGCAGCCTTTGCAAGGTCTGGCATTTTACCTTTTTTAGCGTCTCTCACCACACTTAACAAACCGCCACCACTAAATCCAAAAGGCCTGCCCAAACTCAGCGAAGGTTGAGATGGCAGCGGTCCCGTAATATTCGACGGTAATGCAGCCGGTCCAGCAACGGCAGGAGGAAGGATAACTCCATCGGTGGTCTTTTTCATGGCTTGAACGGCCGTATGCCAATTTGGAATTTCACTTATAAAATTGTTGACTTGGTCCGAATCATATGTACGGTGTGCCATTCCCTCTAAGAAAAGGGGCGATAAAACAAAATCATCAGCGCCACTCAACAAAGGCGGGAATTATGAATGGAAGCAAAGCGAAAACTAGCATTGTTGCACATACAGCATTGCGTGTTTTCTTTGACTCGATTTTGAGCCAGCAATAGCCGGTCATTATCACGATAACGCCGACTGGAGCGGTAACATTAAGGATTGTGAAGGTTTCCAAGAAGTTCGATGCAATTTTGTATTGTGACACGAGTCGTTGACTGTAGGTCGGGGAGTCAACAATGTTGGAAAGCTTATTTGATATGATTTCAAGCTTGGTTTGTATGTCGGTAGAGCGTTTGCGATAAAAGTCTAAGAACGACACTTTCCCCAAAGGACACTTGTCCTTATTGCAGCGGAATAGCTCCGTGAGCGCGCCGATATCATCGTAGGCCTTGTCACCCTTGAATCTTTTTAGTGGCGCCATGTCTGTCACATAAAGAGTGGCCATGACGCCCAAGAAGTTAGCTATGTTGTCGGCCATAGCCCCTACCTCACTCGCCCGCTTGGACACCGCTTTAGCTGCGTATCGCTTCGATTCATTCTCAAGGGATGCTATATTCTTAACATAGTGGGATGCAAGACGGTACAAGAACATCATTTTTACGACTTCGTCTATATCACTTTCGTTGTTTGTAAAGAAACTGAGTTCAATTGTGCGCGGCGGCCACGTATACGGATTGATTTTGGTAGAACCCAATACAAACTCACGCAAAGCTTCCAAAAATTCGCGATTTCGCGGAATGTTTTCCTTGATGATTTTTTCGTACGCGGCATCATCAGACATTTTGCGCACTTCTTGAACTTTCGAAACGAATGCAGCAAATGTCCAGAATCCGGTTACCATAAGAATGAGGCCCACACCCGACACAGGAGCAAGAACCGCAAAGTTTGGGGTATATTTCCCCCCATCGGGCATGTCTGCGCCACCGCTTTGCACTACTGTTGCCGTTTCCTTGGCATCTTTCTTCTCCTTTTTGAGCCGAAACTTGTTGTCTCTCTTTGCTTTCTCGGCCTTAGCTTTGATGTCCTTTATAAATGTAGATATTGGGATATCTATCTTGTTCAGTGCGGCCTCTACGGAGGTATTTGGCGTTGCAGCTGGCGCTTCTTCCTCATTTGCCGAGGATACAGCTGCCTCAATGGTGCTCGCCAAGTTGTGAAGTTCATCCAAGTGTTTCTTAATGGTTGCTTTGTTGGCCGCAATTGCCGGAGCGTTTCCTTCATAGTCTACAGGGTCGATGTCATGAAATTTGTTTTCCTGCTCTTCAAGTTCCTTTACCAGTTTAGCAACACGACTTCCATCCTTGCCGAGGCGCTTAAAGTTACCGAATCCGGCAGATGACCGTGAAAACAACACTTTGATTGCCATAATTATGAAGCCAAAGAGAACAAGTAATGCCGAGAACAAAGAAATGTATACTAACCACGGGTATGGTACTATCAAACCTAGTGGGTTCATGTTCATGATGCGAACAAACAGCATATGAGCGTCTTTGCGGCTCAAATCCTCGTATTCGCTGTCTGGAATTTGCATGAGGCGCTTGTGGAATAACATTGCCATTATGACAACGAAATATTGCAGCGTAAAGGCTATGCCGACCAATCCCATTACGTACATCTGAATGACTGACCATGGTTTATCGCGAATGTGATTGAGCAGCTTTTCGAAGAACCCAATTTGTGGTTCCTCCGGCGCGGCCGGCGCTCCAATAACCACAGGAGGGCCATTTTCATTACTCGCCATTTTATTCCCTCGCACTATGGCTCACTACACGTAAGACATAAGAAAAAGTAGGCAGGTTTATGAGCTTGTCTTCATCAACCACAAGACTAGAATGATGATGATAGGGTACGACAGGCGCACCAACACCTCTTGCATTGGTGTCAAGAAAGCATCGGCGATGTAGGACTTGAGGTAGCTCTTCGCCATGTGGTGGATCGAAAGGCCTAGCAAGAAGACGAGCGAGAATGCAATGAGCTTGAAAACCTCGCCGCGCTTGCTGGCTAGGCGGTCCCAGTAGGAGGGACCATAGGCGTACATGGGGGCCGACGCTGCCTGGCCTTGAGCGTACATGGCGGCGGGAGGGTTGTATGCCACATCCGGCGGCATGGCGTGCGATGCCGCCGCGGGTGCCGCTTGAGGCTGTTGGCGCTGGTTAACATCGCCCATAGATTGCATTGCCGGTGCGGGGGGCGCCATTCCCGAATCGTAGCCGCCGCCCACATTACCGTAGACACTTGCCAAGTCGCTGCCTTCGAAGCCGCCAAACATACTCATATCTCTATCTTGTCGCGAGAATATTTGTTGCATTCGTCTAGAGAAGAATCAATGGTGATTTCTTATGAAAAGCTACAACATCAAATATCAAAATTGCAGGAAATAGCAGACAAAAAGGCATCCCAAGTTGAGATTGATAATTATCTAAAGTACAACCCCCTTTTCGAGAAGCTTATTGCATTTATAAAAGCAAAACGGGTATTGTTGTACGGTGGGCTTGCACTGAATGGAATACTGCCAAAACCATTGCAGTTCTATGGAGAGAACACGCTCCCGGACCTCGATGTATTTTGCGTGAGTGGCGAGAAACTTGCCAAAGAGGTGGTTTCGCATTTTAAACGCAGTGGATACCAGTTTTCGAGCTCAAGCGAGGCCCTTCACAAGGGAACTTACAAGGTATATGCGGAAGGCGTGCAATTGCTAGACATCACGACCATTGATGAGGTCGCATTCAAGCGTCTTTCTAAAAATGCAATTACGGTTGCGAGTGGCATCAAGACCGTTGACCCGGAATTTCTGCGGATGACACTTCACATCATGCTTTCGCAACCGCGCGACAGTCATCGCTGGAGTAAGGTTCTCGAGCGCCTAGTGGCTTTTTACACGGCGCATCCCGTAGAAGCACGGTGCAAAACGGCCTTTGCGAATGAAGAATCTAAAAATCAAGATGTATTCTTGAATGCGATAGAGGGAGCGGGCAAATGGTTGGCGAGCCGCGACTACGTAATGTTTGGCACCGATGCAGTTGTGGAGGTAATGGGAATTTCTTCTAAAATGCGAAAGCTACTTCCTCCCGGTCGGCCGATACTATTCAAAGGCATTGCACCATTGGCAGTGCTGGTGGACAAGGAGGAACCAGAGGCGGTGGCCAAGCATTGCGTTGAGCAAATGATGCACAGCTCCAAAGATAAGGATGTCTACACTATCGAGCTGTTTCCCGCGGATGATTTCCTTCCGGCGCACTCGAGAATTATTCATGCCGCCTCAAAGCAGCCATTGGTTACGGTGTACGAGGCACCTGCATGCGTGTCTTACATCACGTACAATGGGGTGCGCGTCGCATCTATCCATACGCTGGTGCGCATGCTGATGGCACACGAGTTTTCGCCGCAAAAACACGCACGCGCGGCCGCGCCGCTTTATCGATGCTTTTCGAACGTTCTCTCTCTAATGATGTTGGAAACGCTCTCTGGTAAAAAGAAAAAGCTTCTCGAACAGTTTTTGGTGGATTGCTATGGCTTTCAAGCGGGTCTTGCGACCCTTCGCAAAATGCGAATGCAACGCTTGGTCAAATGAGTTAAGTTAATTTTGTTTTTCTAAGTTAAGATGATGACCATGAGCCCCCGCAACATTGCTCTCGTCGTCATAGGCGCCATCCTTCTTGCGTTGACCATTTACTTCCTTTACCGCGGCTGCTCGTGCTTGCGTGCCCACGAAGGCTTCGAGGGTGCTGGTCCCGAGGAGGATTTGACCAAGGAGGAAATTGCCTTGTTCGAGGACCTCAAGGCAGACAAGTACTCTGCCAAGGAGATTGACGACATGGTGGCGGACGGCGTGATTGACCAGGGCCTAGTTGAAAAGTTCTTGGATAAGTTGGACACATTCGAGGCCGTTGCTAACGAAGCCAAGGCTAAAGATGAGGATGCCGAGAAGGAGCCATTTGCCGGTAAACGCCCAACGGGTCGCCCGGCCGCCCGCCCGAGCGCTCGCCCTGCGGCTCCTGCTGCCCGCCGCCCGCGTGTGCCGCCCGCTCCTTAATCGCTAGTTGCGTCGGTTGACTCACCTTCGTCTGCATCCGCGTCCGTCGCATCGTCCTCGCCCTCATCCTCGCCCTCGTCTGCATTTATGTTCATGTATTGCAAATCCTTGAGCGTTTCAATATCTTGAAGGTGACGTTGCTCGGGCAAGTTGCGCTGTTGCATTGCCTTCCATTTGTTAAATGTATCGTAATCCTCATTGTAATCCACGCTTTGGTCATCGCTCTCCTCCTCTTGCTCGTCTTGTCGATACATATATGCGTGGAAGTTGCCATCATAATTGGGGTTGAGGATACTCCTCTTAAAATGTTCTTTTTGCACAGGCTCATAGTAATGCAATGCAAACACTATGGTATGATTCACTCCTTTAAAGTCATATAGGCGACCGTCACCCTTTTCAAAGCGCAATGTCATGCGTGACAGCTTGCCAATGGGATGAAAGTCACGTATGGTCACTTTAAAATCAGTGCGATTCTCACTAAACCCCATGACACCCAATTTCATTTTTGCGAGACCCATTCGCCCATACGATAATGACCTCACCATATTGTCCTCAATTTCAGGGCACCGCAGAGTTACGTACCTCTCACCCACCATTGAAATCACACCAGGTGCTTCGACACGATGATACGCTTGTGCAACGTACACCCGAGCGGACATGTTGTAAAAAATCCCAGCATCTGTGTCGGCCACGGCCGCCCACGGTCCAGCAGACCCATTTGAGCTTCGCTTGAATGTAGACTGCGTGGCAGTTACATCGTTGTAGAACACATTGGTCGGGCGACCGTCATCGTTATGAAGAATAAACCAATACGAGCGCCCACCTATTACATTTAAAGGTGAGGTCGGCATTGTCGCGTCGCTAAAACTGCCATCCACGAATGAAATAGCCAATGTTCCGGTCGCATGCGGGGCCACCATTTCCCCCGGGGCGTTCATCGTAACGTCATTCTCATGAAGCGTCCAGATGATGCCATCGTCCATGAGTTCTCGCGTTCCCGTTGTAACCGCGGCGTCTAACCCGACAACGTACCCATCATAGGGCGCCAACCACTTTTGCGCCACCCAAGATGTATTTGTCATTTGTTCCGATCTCAGTACGCCTCTTGGACCTTCAAATACTATAACGGACGGACCCACCGCAGGCCATGGTCTATCTACACTACCATAAAGCCTTGGGTTAAGGGGCGCCGCCGCCACACTGTAGCGCCTAGTTTCAATCGGCACACTCGCTTCGCTTTGCGCTGTGTACAAATCGAAACCGAGAGTCTCTGCAATTGTCGAACCATTCATGTCCATAATAAAAGGGTAGGCGCTCGTGAATACTAGAATATTTCGCACATCTGGCGGAGACGACAACGGCGCGGCCGCTATGCCGCCGACAACAGTAGTGCCGAGAACGGTCATTTGCATGACTTGATTTAGCGCCGGGATGAGCGTTTGCATGCTGTAATCTCCAATGGGAACGGATTGTGTTTCGAATACTTTTTCGCCATCGAAGCCATCTGTAAAAATGCAAAAGCGGATGGAGTTATTGTGAACATCGACATTATACATAGTGCGAGGAACGGTGGCCTCCAGAACCTCAAGGCCACATACATTTAGGAACGGAGTCTCGAAGCGAACAATGTATTTGTTGGGGTCGGGATACGCCGAACGGTCACGATCCTTGCTATCCACCATGAACACATAGCTCGATTTGCGACTTTGCGCCTTTAGATAGTCAACGTCCTCAATGGGCATTCTCAATAAAAATAATGTGTGACCCGACTGCTTAAATGCTGTCACCGTTGCCGCCCGCTTATACGTCCCACACCTTCTTAACATGGACGTTTCCATTAAACAAATAGGGCTCGATATTCTTAAAGTTTCCTTTTGTTATTTTTTCACCTTGATTTTCATAAAATCCACACACAGAGCGGCATCCGTCTTTGTTTGGGTCTTCACCATTGTTGGCTTTCGGGTTCGGGCACTCGCGTTTTACGCGCACTGCATAGTATGCGTTGCACTCATTTGACGCATCACATTCTTTTTTACAAGTTTCTCCAAATTGCCTGTCGGATGTGAAAACACGCGTGCGGACAGGAATATTATCAATCATGTTATGGTTCCCCCTTGTGTTATAAAGCACCTTCAGCTCAAGAATTGCATAGTTTGTGTTAATGTATGACGAGTTGGTCGGTATGTTAACGTTGCCTAAACCGAAGCCCTTTCCAATGACTTGATAGCCAAAACTAGGGTAAATAATCGACCGAACGGGTCGCGATGCACTCTGTGTATTATTTCCCGCCACTAACGTGCTAACAAATCCCTTATAATTGGGTTTCGAGAACAACATTGGCAACACGTTCCGCACGCGAATACTACGCACTAAGAAGTTGGGCGTGACCCATCCGGTTGTGTTATGTCCAAAGATGATTTGCTCACTTCCGGAAAACTCGTTGCTGTACAGTGTTACTTGGAATCCAACCGGTACCCAAACCTTGTCAGTTCCCGTTTTGTACAGAGTCGGTATGGCTCTATGGTTGGTAGTATGCAGAAAGATACCATCGTTCAAGTCGCCCATGGAATAGCTATCGTCAACGAGGACTGCAATCCACGTTTGGTTAAGGTGGTTGTCGGATCTACTCAAAAGTGCCGGCCGATCCATCGAAACTTCCAAGCTGCGAACAAAGGACGGATCGCCGCTCAAATCCCTCACGCCGCTATAGTCCTCTGAAATACCATTGAACTGAATTCCTGCATATCCGCGGGCAGTCCATCCTTCTGGCAGCTCAAGCTTCCAAATGTTGCCTGAAAAATTGCCCAATTGGTTGGCATTGTAACCCTTTGCATATATTTCCATAGAAGACGGCCCTGCCCATGCCCGAGGGGCGACGTAGGCTCTAGCGTTTTTACGAATTTTGGGAGTGTACAGCTGATGCATGTGGCAATAATTGTAAAGGGACCGCCAATTGTTGATGTTCCAGTTCTTCCAATTCCAACCGATATCGCGGTGGCGCAACTCGCAATACTGCATACGACCGTCGGGCAAGTACCTGTCGAAATAATAATCAATTTTGTAGTCCTGGTCGCGCCAATAAGAAGCATCGATAGTATCGTTGTTCATCACACACGATGTCCATCGATGACCCCATCCCCATCCGGACCATCCGGACCGAACTCTGTAACGGCGTTGTACTTGATGGCTACCACGCCATTCGGCCCACCGGCTTTCGCCCCAGCCCATCCACCAGGCAGAGCATGCATGGTCTCCATAAGCACCTGTTGGACGTGAAGAGCCTCCACCCATCACCACTATCTTTTATAAAGATGAAAACAAAACAAAAATAATTACGCAGCCATTTGGAAGTACACGCGACCGTCGTTACTGATGTATTGATATGGCTTCACTGGTATGGCAATCAACTTTCCACGCACCTTAACCATCATAGAATCTATGACATTGTTAATGTTTGTCTCAATTTCCATGAGCCAGCCATTAATTTTGCGTATTTCCGAAACGGCGCTGCGTTTTTGATTTGTGAGTTCCTGAAATTTGCGCTCGTTGCTGATTTGGTCTCTTAACAACTGTTGAAACACCGGGACTAAACGGGCCGTTTCGGGCGTCATGATGATTTTCTCATTCGTGTCCGGTCGACTGTAACTTCTGTAATCTTCTCCGTATCGCTTTTGGTCTGCGTAAATTCTTTGCAGCACTGTGTATGTTTCGTTCATTTTCATCGCAACGTCACACACTTCGGCACGTTTTGCCGCCTTCTTATTGCACAACTCGTCTTGCGTGGCACCTGAGTTCCAATGAACGACAGTGCTTTGCGTTGCCGCATTGCCCAACATCTGCATGAGATTGCCTTGCATTGGCGTGATTCGGTCGACACGGTCGCAAATATTGATATTGAAAGTATAAACCGTTGCCGACTCCTTGAGCTGGTAAAATAGCTTATTGCCGCTCACGACTTCGGTGTACAGTTGTCTAATTAACCATCGGTAGCGCGTGAACAACTTGAACAAGGGCTTGTCGCTGCAATAAAATGCCATTTCGATATTAAATCTTTCGGGAACCTCGGCCATGTTTTGATTAAATGATTGGATGCTGCTGAGGTTATCTTGGCAGGTCATAATGTTCTGCATCGCCATTTTCGGCAATAGAGTCAAGTAGCCCTTGGACCAAGTATATATTTGAATATCCCGAATAACGCCACTGGGGGTCATGTCAACTGTGAAAAACTTGTTCTGTGCATGTGCTTGGAACATTTGATAATACGACATTATCTTCTCATCACGGGCGGGATAGAAAAAGTTACAATACGTTTTACGCATGTCCTCAGGGTTGAGAGTGCTGAATTCGACCCGCTCATTTTCCACTTGGTTGGACAACTTCACTTGAACGCCCGAGCGCATGACTGTGCTGCCATTCTTGTCATCGTTACGCTCCAAGCCTTGTTTCAAAAAGTCTAGCGAATTATCGCGATCCATGGGTGCGAAACAATACGCCCAGTGGCGGGGATTACCACGAGGGCCAAAGTCATCTTTCATGGACTTGAGAAGCGGGAAAGACGAATGGTACGGCCTCACCCAGTTTGCCATTGTCAATTTGCATTGGCGGCGCGGGAGGCGGGCAGCATCCATTAACACTCGGTCGAGGCGCTCGATTTCGACACTATTTGCCACCGGAGAGCTTTCCAAGTTTTTGCGTCGCTCTTTCATTTCGAGAATGTGCATATCATATAGACCATTGTCGCACTCGCCCATATTATCTGTCAAGTACAAATCGCACTTTTTCAACGGTAGTTCTGCAATGGCTTCGTCATCTAATCCATTGGCACCAACCTCGGGCTCCTTTGGAGGACATGTCTCGCCGCCGTCTGCGCACATGTAGACGGTGTCTCCAAAAAGTTCGCGGCGGTTGCCGAAATGCACGGCCAGCATTATAACAATAATAATGGCACCAACAGTTGCTGCAATAGTTGCCGATTGACCAAGAGCCACGACACAGATGCACATAACACCGAAAATCATCCAAAATAGACTTTCCTCCATCGTCTTTTGCATCTCTTTGGCCCGTTACACGATGGAGAGAAATCATTATGAAATCAAAAGTCTCCAAAGACCGTGAGGCGCATGGACCCACAACGCTTCGCTGCGTCTCGCTTCACCGTGCCTCGCGTCGCATGCGATTTGATGCATTTTGCAAAAAATGGAAGCAGTTGCGATGTCTGCGCTAGTAGTCTAAGAAGCTCGTCATAATTATGACAGCAAAGCCATCGAATGACAATATAAGCAAATGCATTCGAGCTTTCCCTCCATTTCGCACCATGTAAGCAGCGGTCTAGTAATCTTTGCGCTTGGTCGTGCATCCACTCCTTCTCGCGCTCCCATAATTTTTCAAACGGCTGACCGGCGTCATACGCAACAAACTCTGCATGCTTATGCGTAGCAACTAATTCGACAATGCCTTCGTTCACAAGTAGACGAGTATCTGGCGCAATATTGAATGAAGTGCGAAAGAGATGTTCAACGCCGGTTAGAACAGATGACGAAGGGTCATATGAAGAGTGGTGGATGGCCTCGTGCAACATAACTTTCGGGAATTCTTCCTCGCGAAATACATACACTTCTGTTCCCACGCGATACGTGAAAGCGCCGTTTATGTTTTCCGGGCCAACGGGCTCGTTAATAGCCGGCCAAAAGCGTTTTTGTGGGCATGGTACAATTATGTAATTGAGTGTGGGAGTGTTCAACGCCGCCACACGGGCTACGGCGCGTTTGAGTTTTGAAAGAAGGCGCGCAGAAGCCGCCGACTCTTGCAAGACATACAGTGCCTTAACGTGATCCACATGAACCTCTACTACATGTGCATTTGGATTACGTAACAATTCACCAGCTGCAGGGAGTCCATATAATGAAGATGTCATTTCACGCAAGAATGCTACACGTTCAGTGTCATGAAGTTTGCGCGGCGGCTGCACAACTACTTTGGGTAAAAGATCCGCGTATCGACGCAGCATTCGCCACTTAAATTAGGCGGCGATTGAAAAATAATGCGGTCCCCCCTATCTCAATAAGTAAATACACCAAGCACTTTGGGCAAGTACATGAAATGCCATGTGCCACCAGCGACTTGATTCTGTAAAATTGTTGCGACTTTTCAATCCGTATATGGTGATACCACTGAGCGTCATTGCACTGATGATGGCATCCTCGGCGCGCCGTATGATTACTGTGCGCCGAATGCTTTCAAATGCCCATCCTACACCCAAGCTATGCGCAACAAACATGTCAACTCTAAGAGCGAGCGGGTGCACTGTTCCGTGATACGCGACGCTTGAGATTGTAAGAACGCCACACGAAGCAGATGTAATCCAACGTGCCTTTTTGAATGCGATAGCCGCAGGTATTGCAAATCCTATACTAGTCACAATTAACCCCCAAAATGGCATTGTTCACTTACTATTAAACCGGTAAATCAATTGCATTTGGAGGACGCGGAGCCCTTAATGCATAGCCATTTGTAGGAACGTACATCAGGTCGCAATCGATGCTGCGTCTAAACCCAGAATCACCTGCCTCCATTGTCATTTGTGTCATTGGTAGTTCTTGTCTGTTTGGGTATTGTTGCGGCGTGGGAGTCGTTGAAGGCGTTGCTGCATCACTTTCTGTAGCCTCGAAGCGACCGCCTTGTCGTTTGGTAGTGGCAAAAGGGCGGACAAATCGAATATGCTTGAACACGTTGGGTGCAGCTTCACTATATTTTTCGTAGGTTTTGTAAGCTTCTCTTAAAAATACAATGCCACTCGAATTACGCTTGAACCTCGGCAATGCAAGCTCAACACTGATGGATTCTGCTAGCTTGGTAAAATTTAAGGACGCAGAAACACTACCTGCTATGATTTCCGGTATTTTGAGAAAACTTTCGATGCTACCCACGAGAGCTACAAACATTGCACTTACGCCAACGGATATGTTAACTGCCCCATGATATTGCGGCGGGAATACAGTAGTTCCAAACGAAACTAGACCGGATATTGACGAGAGAGCAATGATTGGGATGCGAACGCGTGTTTCGCGCCGCCGATAGGTTAGGTAGCATTCGTTATAGCGTTGGGCCAAAACTTGAGATAGCTTACATAATTCTATAAGGTAAAATTCTTCGGCTTCACTCCAATCACCTAATGAGCTCATTTAACACTCTCTCTCACTCTCTTACAATATGCACTCATTCAAAAAATGCTTTACATTCATTGACGACTGCTGATGTAAATGCCTTTTTGTCGCGAAATTTCAGCGCTAACTCGATGAGCGACATTACGCGCAAGTCATCGAAATATGGGTCTGTTGACTCGTTTTTCATCACTTTGTTTTGCCAATATAATGCTCGTGCATTGCAAGCTGAGCTGACCGTGCACATGACTGAATGGCCCATATGTGCGCCTTTAGGGTCGGCTGTCCATTCTTTTTTCTCGACGTCGAAAAATTCCCAACCATTGTCATTATACCTATGCAATGCCTTTAGGTTGTCATTCGCTGCAACGATGCATGCGACATCATAATCACAGGCCCCATTTGCTGCGCAATAGTCAATAAGCCGCGCCAACTCCTCGACCAGCACCATTATCTCTACAAAATGATTGTTGCGTGGCATTAAATCAATTTTCGCCGTAAGATTAGAGAGAACCCAAAACAATGAAAAACATAGATTTGCTGCTTAAATGCATGGAAGAGGAGTTGGACGATACGGGTGCAATAAAAGACACATTGGCTGGACTTGCCACAACAAACCATGAAATACTCGAAACTTTGCTGTCATTGAAGGGAAAAGAGCAGGACATTGTAAGCGGCGGGTTCGTAGATGATGCAAATCGTTTGGTGGCGGAGCATGCGCAACACGACATAAACATCAAACATGGCACAGAGGTTACGTATGTTCAGCTCAAAAAGGATCTCAAAACCGTGTTTGACTTGATGAAAAAGTTTAAAGCCGAAAAGGACAAGATGCAGGCTGACCTAAACACGGTCAAAGCTGAAATCAAGTCGACACGAACACGTTGCTTATCACTGCAAGACAAAGTCACGCCTGTGGTGGGCCGCGGCGGTGCTAAACAAGTGAAGACAAAGAAACCCAGTCCCAAAAGCAAACGAGCTTAAAAAGAAATTCATTCTAAGTTGTCTTCAATGAAATAGTCGGTTAATTTTCAAACTGCCGAAATGTTATATTAATACGGCGACCGACATCATCTCCCTTAGTTCCATTTATTTTTGGAACTTCATGAGTGAATTGGTTCTGCATCATTCCACCCATGACAACAACGGATCCGTGTGGCATGGGAATATCATGTACGACCTGTTTTGATTTTTTCTCACGAAGGCGAAAAATACGCTCCGCACCAAGGCTCAACGATATAATTGGGCTTTCATATATGAGCTGCGACTCGTCATCCGTGTGTGTTCCAATGTAATGATGCCCATTTGCGTACCAATTTATCAAGATTTGATTGAACTCCCCGTACCCAGCGGAGTTTACCCAATCCCAGTAAGGCCTTATGGAATCAGGAACAGGTAATGCCTCATGTGCCATGCCTGAAAAGAAATAAGGCATATTGTAACTTTGCTGCCATCGAGGAGTATTAACAACCCGTCCTGCCATGACAACTTGATTGTATTTTTCAGGATGTAGATTCCAAAGTTCTTCAAAATTTACATTTGCCAACTCAACAGGCAACTGAACCTTATCTATCCAACTGTAATTTGAGAGATTGATACGCTCCATGATATACGATAATATAAGCGCGAACACCTAAATCATTTTTTGCATCTGTGGGAAATACGCATAAATGTTATGAGAGGATGTTTTTGCCATATCAATGGTCAAAATGCACTCTTCATAAGTTTGCTCCGTAATATATTTTTCACAAGGACCACTTTTAATGTATGGAAAATAACACCCATTTTGAGAGTGTGTGGGGTCAGCTACGTAATATGTGGGTTTCGCCCAAGGTGTGCGCGGCGGCGTAAAGTTGGGGCAAATTTTATATTCCAACCCCATGCGGTTTATGAACTCTGTAAATAGCCATGTTACCATAATCGAGTGCTGTATGGTGTAAACGGACGAGTTTACAATGACTTGTACTTTCACTGTTTCAATTTGCTGTTTATTGTTTAACTCTATAAAGTTGCTGATGTCAGGATTGGAGTCGTTCTCAACCATTTTAATGTATTCCGGATCCACATCTCCTGTTGAAATGGATTCAAAAAATGCCAGAGATGGGTAAATAATTAGGTTATCTTCATGAGTATCAACCTTAAGTGGAAGCCCTAACGCCAAAATTTTGTCTTTCATTTCCTTCTTATGAACTTCGGTTGCAACTGGCGCCACTGGCGCCACTGGTGCTTTCTTGAAGCATGAGCATTTTCGAAGAAACTTCATCTTTTATAAACTAGACAAGTCGTGTTCTGTTTAAATCATGCTTATAATGTCGCATACATGCTTTCATCAACTGCATAATGCAGCAGAGCGCAAATGCCCCCAAATCCCTGAAATAGTGATGTTTGCTCAGTAGTATTTATAAAGTTGTGTGCAGAATAAACTTCCATCGCGATTGCCGTGTGTTTACTTATATCCTTTTTGAAATGCAAAATGATGCCTTGTTTTTGTATTTTTGTTAAGCACGCTCAACCTCGACCTCGATTTTGGTCAGCAGAACATCACTGTTCTCGTGAAGCAGGTCATCCGTAATTTTATGCATGGCGAGCAACATCTCACTATAGTCTTCGGCGTCGTCCAGGGTGTACTCCATTCGCGTGTGCGTCATTTTCTTCACGGCGCCAATGAAGGCCGTTTTCTCCATGATGTGAAACACGAACTGTAGCGACTTCAGCTGGTCGTCCTCAACGTTCTCGCGCCTCAGGTAATCTACCACCAAAGCCCCAGACTTCACCTGGCTGAAGGTGTGAAGAGTGACGTTCCGCATCGTTGGCAAGGCTGGGCTGGTTGATTGGTATGTGGGTTGGTATTGTGTTTTTCTCATGTCAAGCGTCAATTTTTAAATAGTTATGCCATTCTGGTTGCTGGGCCCAATGTGGCTTAGGCGTTTAGAAAGTTTATAATAACATAGGAAATGCAGGGGGACAATGGGTTTGCAGTGGTTCTGCTTGTACTTCTTTGCATACTTGCGGTGTTTGTGATTTTAGTGATTTGCTTATGTTGTCTTCCAATACGAAGGGGAAGTGGTAACAAAATAATAGCGGTAGCGCAAGCCATAGCTCCAGTTCCAGTAGTGATAGTGATAGAGTCTCCTAGCGAATCACCCGATTACAATCTATTTTCTATTGCCAAACCCCCTTAGCATCATGTTCGCGAAAATCAAGATGAACGCCATAACAATTATTTCAACAATTGCATGATAGGGCAATACCACAACATTCATTGCGGCTTGGCAAAAGCGGTGCTCCAAGAGAAAAACGGCCGCACCAAGTACAATTAGCATAAAGAGTATGGGCAAGTGCTTTTGTGGAAATGCTCCAATGTTTCCAAGTAATGCAGCTACAAAGACGAAAACGCCCGACAACACAGAGAGTTTCGTATGATTGCTCACGAGAATGGCAATATCAAGAGCAACAGCGGCAACAACAAAGCCTAAATGAACTGACCCCGTCGCCGTGTAAATAACCAGAAGCGTGATAAATGCTATGACGTAGGTGAGTGCATGGATGATATGTGATTGGAGACGACCTTCGATATGGCGCATGTGCGAAAACGCATGCCAAAGCTCAAAAGCAATGAGGGCAATCACAAGAGAAACCACCGGCATTTGCAAAGGACGTTTAGTGACAAGCAAAAGAGCGATGAGTCCTATGCATGTGAGTAAATTTACAAATGTTGATACAGGTTGGGCCACCAAACCGCCCTTTGGTTTTTCACAAGTAGTAAACGGAAATAAGTACATGCTATTTTGTCTTCATGTTTAAAATCGCCCTTACTTTTTTCAAGATAGCGGGCTTTAGGCGCGCTTCTTCCATTGCATTTGGTTTTTTAGTATTAGGTAAATCTCTTTCTGGAAACATCGATGATGGTCTTATGAGTTGTTGAAATCTCACATCTAAATCTCCTTTTGTAAGCGCGATTGTGTTTCCAAAAATATAGGTTTTCATCCATTGGACACCCAACATAAGGTCGGGCAAGAATGCCATCATATGTTCATGATCATATGTGCTATGCGTGTCATATTGAAATGCCACTGAAAATACCAAATTGGGCTTTCCTTCTTGCTTGTAGTTGCTTGCAGTTTTGAGTGTTAAAGCAAGCGTGGCGCCCGTTTTTGTTGGATGGTCGACGTAGCTGCTGAGGGAAACCGTGTCATATGTTGTTGGTTGTTCACTCTGAATATTTGCAACTGTTCTAACATGCCCCTTGCTCATTTCAACCCTAAGAATCTTGAGCTCCTTGTTCTTTTGCCTTTCGAGAAGCGTTTGAAAAGTTGTTTTGAGCTCCGTTTTTGTCGGCGCGGTTTTTGTCATTTGATTTGCGCCCCTGAAGTTTATGTGATTCTCGAGACGATAGTGTATGGTGACATTGGTGGGAACAATGCCCTCAATTGCGGCAGTTTTGTTGAACACCATTGCTGTCTTTTGTGTTTCGCTAAACGGTACGTTTCCAAACTTGGTTTTCATTTTTGAGTGCATGGTTGTGGTAATCAAATCATGAATATCTTTTGGTATGAGCGATGCATTTGTCGGCGGCGGTGAAATTTGCGATGCTGTTGTTAAACGTTCAACTAATTCGGGTTTGAGGCCATTCGTGGATAATCCTAAACTAGCGAGCGCTTGTCTAAGTTCGTCTACCTTTTTGCGGTTTATTGACATTGCTTTGCTAGTAATATGTGAGTTTATTTATCAAACGAGCCGCACATTATCGCGTATTTTGTCCCACAATTGCTTACGGGCATCGTTTGAGCATATGTTGTCAAGTCCTTGGAAGAACGTCGCCATATTAAAGAGCGTGGAGCGGTCTACGTTTTGTACAAAAGTTGGCATCAAGATAAAGAGCTTGCCAATATCGTACTTGAAGTGTTCGTAGTCCATGGATGATTGATTGCTTAAGACGCTTTTTTCAAAATCTCCTATCCAAGGACGAACACCCCGGAGTGTCACATGGATTTCACTAGTAAAGGATATGATGCGCTGACGGGTCTTTTTTAAAAGAATGTTGGCTGCGTGAAAGTCGTTGTGAATAAAGCCCCTTTCCTTGTACGCGTCAATGTAGCACAGACAAGCGGTGTACAGGCACGAATGTAAAATGTCAATATTTTCCGGTGTCCAAATATGTGTTGCGATGCTGCCCAATGGAAAAAAGGGCATCAAAATCACCTTCATCGTCGTTCCGGGACCATTCCGCTTGCCTTTGAAAAATTCACGAAAATTGTCATTACATGTGAAGAAACAATAAAATTTTATAAATCCCTTAAAACGCTTAACCGTTTGAGCAACGGCATACTCATTGTCTATATCGTGCGATTCGCCGATTTTAACAATCACGGCCTCGTCGGCCATTGAGCCTAGTAGGATTTGCGACTTTTGTATGTCAATGTCCCGAGTGTCCTGTACCTTTTTGATTTCCTCTTTGACTTTGACCCATTCGGGAGAGCACGTATTCACATAGTATTTGGCACTATTTGCATTTCGGGACAAACCACCTGATTGTTTTAGTAATCTATTCATTTTATGTATATGGCGATATTATACTCCCTTTGTCCAACGACACACATTTGTATCAGTCACGCAGCTGTGGTTCGCTGTAAATAATTGTTTTTGTGTCCAGGTTTTCTAGCATGGCCCGGAAAATCCAAGCTAGGTTTGAAAAATAATAACTCAACTAGCATCAATTACACCACGGGGGTGGCCTTGATGAAGTGGCGTTTCATGTAGCGTTGAACGTTGAAGTACGAGACATCATCGCCGTCCTTGCAGCCCAGCAGCTTCTTTAGTGCGGCGTTGGGCAGAATCTTGCGCTTGTTGGCTTGGTCGAACAGGCCGTTCTCCTTGATGTAGGCGTTCAGCTTTCGGGTAACCTCAGTGCGCGCCATCTCGGTGCCCTTCTCGACGGTCAGGAAAGCACACAGCTCGTCGGAGATTTTGGTCGGCTTGGCGAAGCCGGAGGGGGTGGTGCGGGCGTTGGCGCGCTTGCGCTCGGCCTTCAGCTTGGTCTTGTTCAGCTTGTCGAACTCCTTTTGGGCGACCTTCAGCTCGGCTTGAATCTCCTTTAGTAGGGAAACGGCCGACACAATTTTGGCGGCCAGCTTGGCCATGGACGACACCTCAACAGGGGCCTCGACGGGGGCATCAACATCGGTGTCGACAAGCGCGTGCGCCTCGGGGGCGGTCGCGGCGGCAACAGGTGCTGCCTTAGTGGCGGCAGCCTTGGGTGCAGGGGTAGCGGCAGCAGCCTTGGGTGCAGGGGTGGCTGCGGCAGCCTTGGGTGCGGGAGTAGCGGGGGCGGGAGTAGCGGGGACGGACTTCTTGATGGGAGCCATTTTTATCGCCGAGGTTGCTCTGGGATATACAAACCTCCATCCTTATCTTTAAGTAGTTTTGGGTTTTTCATACCACATCGCGTAATACCGCCAAAAACTTTTCTTGATTGTCAGATTTTATATTTTCCCAAGTTTTCATTTTTGGCAAATCCAGATGGATCGTGATGTATACTGGCCCAAATTTCCAATATGCAGCGTTTTCGATGCAAATGGGAAGCTCGACATCTGCGCATGGGGGAAGGACAACAAACAGCGGCGGCCCTCGAACCACAAGCGGGTTGACTTCTATTCTTTTTCCCGTAAACCATTCTAATAAGTTTATGTTTACTGTCCTAAACAAATCCCATATTCCCTCCTCATATTCCGCCGCATCGTCATGGTCAATAACCATTTTTATTTCAACATCCCCTTCAACATACGCATTTGGAAAGACACCACAATCCACCACAATGTGCAAATCCCCCGAATCTCGCATAACACGAACATGGCGCTTCTTTCCCGTTTGAACGTCTTGTGGTGTAACGATAAGTGTTGCTTGTATGCTAACTTCAGTGGTGTCGCTTGCCGTATCGCTCGTTGTCTCTGTGTTTGCCTTCGCCCATTCTCGTTTCAACTTTGTAGCCTTCATAAACAAGTCCTTTACGGTGTTTAGAACCTCGTGTTTCGAAAACATGTGTTCCACCCCTTGCCAAATTGCCTCCCATTCGTCGGGCCGCGTAGGGGGCTTCCATGCGCGCACAAACTCGTCTGCGGTCGCACCCGTTTTGCCGGACGCCCGCGCCTCGACGATGCGAGAATAGGCGTCCGTACAGTCTTTAAAGATGGATTCGTGTGTGGCCCGATCGTCTACTGAAAGATGCGCGAGTTTGTCGGGATGATGCGTTCGTGCGGCGCGCAAGTATGCGACACGCACATCTTCCATTGATGCATTGGGTGATACGCCCAATATCTCGTAAGGACATACCTGTACCATTTAGCACTTAAAACTGATAGAGTGCATTCGCTTTATATACGATGCCGCCCAAAAAAAAGAAAGACTGTCCATCCCTCGCCGCCGCGTGGAAATGCCTTTGTGCCGACTTTGACACCCGCATTTTGCCCATGCTGCCGTATCACGAACAAACATTGAAAAGAATCGTGGACACTTGGGACCCGACCATTCCCAACATATTGTTGTATGGGGCTCCCGGCCTGCCCTTTTTCCCTATTTGGAATTATTTGGTTTTGGCACCTATGCGTCGACGCCTCAAAGATATGACGTTTCAACATTCTACATTTACATACAACGCAACACATCTGCCATATACGGAGACGGATGCATACTTACATGTTGACTTGATGCACCCGGACATGCCCAAGGATGGCGACGCATTGCTGGAATTTTTAAAGTCAGTGTTGCCATCACGATGCATGCACTTGCACAAACACATTGTTGTGATTGAAAATATCGATGTGCTGACTGGACTTGGGGCGTCTTTTGCACAAGTCATGCGTGTATTGCTAGAGCGGTACTCTAGCAATGTTTGGTTTGTTGCCACCACAAATAGAGTGGGCGCATTGGAATCGCCTATACTCAGTCGCTTCCTATGTGTGCGCATGCCCCTTCCATCTCACAGTGAAGTCGCCGCAATTCTCGAGGCAATAGGCATCACCGGCGGCGCGCCTAGTACGCGCAATTTGGTGGAGGCCATGCGTGCTAGCGATGGTCATGTACAAAAGCCTTTCAAAATTACTACAACCTTAACGGAGGTCCGTCTGGAAGCTCAGCGTTTAATGCAAGTAAGTGCTACAATATCTCAACTGTGCCTTGAAATATTAAAGCAAACTCCCGAGAAAAAACGCCCCAGCATCTTGGAAAGGCTCGCAGAAATTGAAGCGAGCTATCACACCCGCAAAAAAGGCCGGGATATCTTTTATTACGAAGCTCTTTTGCTACTTACATGTAAAGGGACTACGGGATGAAGAAGTATAAGTTGTTAGCGCAAGGGGGGTATGGCAATATATATTTAGATCCTGTGCGCATGCTCGTGTGCAAACGTATTCCAAAATATACCATTAAGGGGCAATATATTCTCTATAGCACTATCGTTGAAGCAATAGTGACTGCATTTGTGCAAACGTTTCCCGGTGTGCCGTTTTTGCGAGGCATCGAAGTTAAAGATGACCATGTCGCAATTAGTATGGAACATCACGGAGAAACACTTAATCGCTGGATCTCACGGGCAAAAACAGAGCCAGGTGTTCCGCCAGGCAGAGAGCGGCGGGACGAGGCTTATGCCATCATGCGTGGCCTAATTACAACGCTGCTTCACTTCAAGAGTTCTAATATCTTGCACACTGATATCAAGCCCTGTAATGTGCTGATAAGCCAAGATTTTCCAATAAAGGTAACTTTGATTGACTTCAATTGTGCGTCTGTTGCGAAGGTTGAGTACGTATGGGGAGGCATCACTCCGCGCATCATATACTCGTGCGCCATGTCCACCTACAATTTCGCTGCACCCGAACTTGTTTTCACGGGGCGACCAACCGAACAATCATGTGTATGGTCCCTTGGGCTTATAGCTTGCATGATTTTTGGTGGCGGCTACCCGATTTCCTCTTGCATGACGCATAATGCAGACAGACAGTGGAAGAATACCCAAAAAGAATGGAAAACCATTTTTCTGGGTCTCCAAGGCGAGTCATCGAGGGGCAGCGACCATATGATTGTCCCGCCTTATATTTTGCAAAACATGGGCGATGACTTCAAACTCACCTCGTGGGTTATTAGAGCATTTTCGTGGGAGCCAACTGCACGGCCAAGCCTCGAAGAGATCGCAACCGCAATGTTGGGCACCCCTCTCCCGCGTATGCCGTTGCCTGTATACGAGCCAATAGCCAATCCTAACAAACATCCGCGGGAAGTGAGAGGGCTTTGCATAGAGCGCTTGTTCAGCGTCGCAATGGACACAAAGAAACAGTCGTGGTTTGCCACATCTGTTTATATACTCGATTGCATAACCACCGACAAAATTGAGGAGGACGCCGCCGCCTGTTGGGTAATATCGGGGTGCCTTCACAATTGTTACGTTTTAGACGATGACACACAAGTGGATAGGATTCTGCACTATTTTCACGTGAAGCCGAGCCTAGTAACAGACAGGGTGTGGAAACTCTGCAGTACCGAAAAATGGAATTTATGGGCGAGACCTTTAGACGTTGTTCTTTTGGAGGAATATAACATCACATTTTCATTTACGGAACTGAAAGACATCTTTACAGCCATGAATCAACAATGGACGCCATCAACGTACGCAGCAATTCTGGCTATCAAGAACACTTCAAGGACTACTTAAAGACAACTGTGAGAAATCGGTCTATGAATGCATAAGCGAATTATCTCTGGTTTATTGAGGGATTTAGCACAACGCGTACAAAACTTACTTAATCACCCGGCGCCTTCTTACCCAGTGCAGTACATGAACGCCCTTATCAACACTCAAACTTGTCTTCAAAACACACTCAAACAACTCAATCAAATTTACACAAACCAAATCCTACTGCCAGAAGCTCACTTCTGGACTCACGAAAAACAAGCGCAACATCAAGCAACCGCAGCAATCACTCTTTGGATTTTAGTTGGCGGATACACGCATCCGTCATTAATGAGTGTGTAACCTTAAGCACCCGACCCTTAGATGTTTGAACCCACCCTATTACGTGCAACTCTCCTGAGTGCTCCTTTTTATGGCAAGCCTCGCACAAAGGAACGAGATTGCTTGCGTGATGTTGCGAAACGTGCCCATGGCGCCCTGCAGCGTCCGCGTCTTTTTGATATTTTATGTGGTGCACCTCCGTTGCGGCGGCGTTACAAACGCCACACTTATCCACAAAGACACCGCTGTTATACGACGCCGTTTTTGTTGAGATGAGTTGTTCCGGAATCCCTTGGAGCGAGCGCCGCACCACATCTGCCTCTTTTAGAAAGCTGTCAGGCATTCCCAGTCCGCGGCAAACCTCTATGCCATATGTGCGATGTCCAATGCCTGGTCGCAGGGTTCTATCATACACCAAGCCGCCAGTTTGGCCAACCTCCACATGCATGTGACACACACGAAGCTTGTCATGGGCTAGCATTGGTAAATCGACGAGGTCGTGAAGATGCGTTGCAAATATAAAGCGGCATTGACGACGGACGAGTTCATTCACCCCCGCAGACACAATTGCGACGGCACTCAATGACTCCGTTCCAGCACAGAGCTCGTCGCCCAACACAAGGCTCGATGGCCCCTGTGCGCGCTGTAGGATATTCCGCAATTCCGTCATTTCTACAACAAAAGAACTCATACCCCTGTAGATGTTGTCGGAACCCGAAATGCGTGTGAAGATGTGCTCAAATGGGGTAAAGGTCATTGACACAGCAGGGACGTACATGCCTGCTTGTGCCATAACAACTGCAAGGCCGACCGCTTTCATCAAACTGCTTTTACCGGCTGCATTCATGCCATACAAAAGCCAACCTGTTTCTTTTTCTCCAATCACGACATCATTTGGCACGTACGCCATGTCCGTAAGAAATCGCTCAATCATAGGATGACGCAGTTGCGAAATCGCAAGAGGGGCATCACTATCGTGCGTAAGGGTTGGGCGCGTGTATGCAAAGTCCATCGCATTTCTTGCATTGGTTACGGCTATGTCCAAGTTTGCGATGGGCTCAATCCAATCGCGCAGGCGGTGTGCGAGAGCTACGCCATTTGATTCGAGCCACTCGCGGTATGCTTCGCCGGCGGCTGACCGAAGACGCGTCGCGGCAGAAGTTGCGCGCTCACTCTTTGCAGCTAGTATAGGATGCACCAGCCGATATGTGGAGCTTGATGCGCTGATTGGTTTGAGAGTAATGGCTTGCCCATCTTCTAATTGATAGCTCTTGCTGTTCGTTTGTTTGAGCAGATTTTCCCATCGGCGTTTTGTGGTGGTGAGATAGTATCCATCGCGCTCATTTACCTCCATTCGCACGATGCTATCGCCAAGGTCTAAAACGACTTGTGAAAAGTAGGCCGTGCTGTTTGAGAACGCAAGGGCTATGGCGTCGACTTCGGGGAAAACCCCGTCGCAAAACACGTTTGTGCGCACATCATTGCTGTTGAACTTGGAGCACTCGTTCACATCCAATACACTTGACACATCTGCTATAAACATGGCGTCAACAGCCACACCATCTAGTGCGGCCGTGGCGGCCTCCAGTGACGAAATAAGTGCGGGCCACTCCATGGGGGCAAACTTGCGCACAGACAGGCGGCGCGCCATGCGTTGAAGGTCTTGTACACCCGACAAGTGCCTTCTAATTGTGGCCAGTTGTTCGGGAGGCATCTTCATAAATTTGTCGACAGAATCGTATCTAGCTTGTAGCTCGGTTGCGTCCACAATGGGATGCAGAAGTCGGTCTTTAAAAGCGCGCCCACCAAACGCCGTGGAACATCTGTTTAAGAGCGATAGGAGGGGGCGCTCACCGGCGTGCCCTGTGCTTATGATATTGAGTTGTTGTGCGCTGTTGCATGCGAGGTGTAGATGCCCTTTAGGAGATAGAAAACGCGGGTTTTGAAGTTGCTCTACGAGGGCCTCATTGTGGTCGTGAACAAACTGTAACAAGGCAGCAAGTGCCGTTCGCGCGAGTGCAAAATGAGTGAGCCCAATGGCCTCAATGGGTGAGAGAATTCCTGTTTTGGTGCAGTCAAATGCGCGGCGATACAACTCATTTTGGTAGGCGATGCTCTCGAACTTATCTCCGTCGCGATGCCAGTCACGACCCCAGTGAACATTTCTTTCCGCAAACAGTTCTCTGTCGTATCCATCGCCAATTATGACCATTTCCCGTGGGCTAAATGCTGACATCCATCGAATCGCTTCGTCTTCGGCCTCGTTCACGTTATCGGGACGAGAGGCTGTCTCATACACGACGGTTTCTCCACTAGAGACATCAACTGCCGCCATACCAACGGCCGTATAACGGGCCGCACCCGGGGCGCCGTAATTTCCCCACGCCATGACTACGAGATACGAGCCGTCTTGGTTCGATGCATTGAGTTGGGTGGCGGGACTGAAAACGTCCGTAACATCCCGTTTGGGATTAGGTGGAGCCGTCACCTGACGAACTACAACGACTGTGTAGCCGGCACCCGTCAGCGTTTGAACATGCTTGGTGAGGATGTACAAGGGAAACCCGGCCATCATAGGGTTTTTTGCAGTGGCTTCCAAGATTGCCTTGTTTTTGCGCGTCAGTTGTAGATTGCAGAGGTCGCATATTTTTGATAGATTGGGGCCAACGATGGCTTCGTTGCTGTCATAATATGCATAAAGTTCGAAAAAATCCCCCACTTGAATCACGACAATGGTGAGATCGCCATATTTTTGGCTATATGTATTGTGATAGTTGATGTAATCGTCGAGAATCATGATTTAGGACTCGACACCAGTTACACTTTTTATGTGTCCCACGTGTTTAAGTGGATGGAGGGCATGAACGAGGGCATGAACGAGGGCAACGAGGACGAGGGCACGAACGGGGGCGAGGACGAGGGCAGTGCGAACGACGATATGGTGCTGCCGCCGCCCATGCTCGATATATCACAGGCATCGCACGAGTGTCCCTATTGCCATACGAATTTTACGCCGCTTGACATGATATTGCACTTGCGCGAAAATCATCCACTCACATTGTCGTTGTGGATAGCAAGCTCCATAGCTTCTGATGATATTGCCACGACTCTTGCAATGCTATTGAGTGGCTCGTTTAACGAGTCCTTGGGCGAGGACCTTGACCTTTTACCCGAAGTAGAATCATATGAATATTGGTTGAACCTCGAAGAGATGATAGGCAATCACGACGTGGGTGTGGACAACGTGGACGACGTTGCGCCTTTTTCGGTTCCGGGTGCAGTTTCTAGTGCATGCACAATCTGCTTGGAAGAATTTGCAGCCAGTGCAAAAATACGAAAAATAAGTGTGTGTGGCCACGAGTATTGTGCATCTTGCTTGGAGACGTGGCTATCTACAAAGAAATTTTGCCCATTGTGCAGAGCGGACACAACAATTGTGCGTACAAATGTGTAGAACCATGATACCAAAGTATGCTTTTCATGCTGGTTCAATAAACAGCGCAAATATTGAGCTACTAAACAAACATCGCTGGGAACGTGACACCGGCAATCTTGGAACCGGTCTTTATGTATATCTCAACGCACAAGAAGTATTCTGGGAAAAGGGGAATACTGTTTACGTCTTTAAGAATCCATGGCGAAATCCATTCATACTGGAAACAATGGATGATTTTGAAATATTTTTGAATTTCTCTAAAGGCCTAAACAATATTTTCAAGATGCCGAACTCTATCAGCGATAGCGAGCGAGTTGAACAATGTCTAGGCGATAATGTTAAATATTTCGAAGAACGACTCAAGGCTCGAAAAACACGCATTATTCAGGCAGCATGTCAGGCGCTCATGCTTTCACACAAAAGCTTTGACGACAATCCATCGTTGGGAGCAATTCAGCCATTCACACTTATGTTGACACATTTTGGGTTCGATGGAATTTTAAATTTTGTAGTCGACACAAATACGTTTGGTAGCATTATTTTCGACACAACGACCCTTGTGCCGATTGTTTACACGAGTAAGGCGAAGAATTACATATCATTTATACAACCCGATAAATCTTACGATTGTGCGGACTATTTCGGAAAAATGAAAACATTGTCGGGTGGATCTCATTTAAGGGTTTCGGGAGCCCGAAAAGTAAGAAAGCAAGATGTCAAAGCAAATTCTAGAGTTCGCAAACAATGAGTTTGGCTTGGAACTCGATGTCACGGCGGGAAGTGGGGCGGATGTGAATGTAACTGTTGTGTGCGACTACATCACGGCCGTTCTGAACGACAATGACACATTCGCGCAATTTATGTCGGTCTTTAAAAATTGGAAAGAGTACGAAGGGTACGCACAAGCGCAAAACAAAAGCGCGATTGTAAATTTCAAGACGTGTCTACGGTGGTTCGCAGAATCCACTACATCTGTGCATAACCGCAAATTGATTACCATTACGTTTGAGAGTGTGTGCGATGCAGGCTATAAAATTAAAAATGAGTCAGGCAAACGCCGCGCATGGGATTTCTAGATGCCCGCAATGTCTAAAGTGTCTGCGGCGTCGCCAGCTTCGCCCTCGGCGTGTTTTGAAAGAGGCGCATCAGTGAAAATGACGTATTCATTGGCTTCAGGCGCATATCCTAGCTCGTTCTCGGTTAGCGCTTTCATGATTTTTTCGGGCAAGTACCCGCGATACATGAGGTCCGACAGTTCCTCGTGTGTGTACTTGTGAACGACGTCGGCTTTGTCCAATTCATACTCACGCATCGATAGAATGATTAGGTCGCCAGGAGCAATGATGACTTTACTTTTATACTTTCGCATCGAGCCCCTGATGCGCGCAGCAACCTCTGTGCCATTTTCACACAATGCCTTCACTCGCCCATTTCCAAGCATGTCCCGGACAACCGCATATTGCTGGCCGTCATCTGGCGCAAGTGTCTCGCGGTTTTTCTCGCCCCTAGAAGAGCGCTTTTTTGCGTTGCGAATATAGCTCTTGTACATTGTTGTTTCTCTTTTTTACTATCTGGCCAGTCTTTTAAATGTCTGACAAAAATAAGAATATGGTCGCCTTTGTCTATCGCATTGAAACCCACCAAGAATATGGAATTGACAGAAATAATAATGGGCGGTTGAGCCCCGGAGATGACCAAGTTGTCAAACTGGGTCTCAATCCCAAAACGGGGAAGTACGATACAGTGCTCGAGCGCCGATTTTTGAATCCTAAGGTGCGATCGAAAATTGTTAAAGCAATCCAAGCGGACCGAGCGCCGCCGTCGCAACAGGTGCGCGTTGTGTATAAACGCATGCCTACCGAAAATCCTCCGCCCGTTGTTATCAAAGAAGAGACGGGCTTTGGTCAACATGTTAAAGCAGGCGCAGGGCAAGCTCTTGGAAGCATGGCAGTTGGAGCGGTGGGCGATATTTTAGGTGGGCTTTTCTCCGGCGGCGGAGGTGTAAAACGCTAACATAAAAGGACATGAGAACAATAACAAAAGTTAGAGGACATGATAAATACTGAGGCTATTTTTTCCTTGTTATAAAATAGAACAAAAATGTCTGTTGATTTTGTTGTATATAAACCCGATAAATCAAATGGTATTTTCATAAAGAATGTTAAAAGCAATGTGCAAAATGACTTTACTTCAATGACAAACGTTATTAACGATTTTAAAACAGCACAATCCAACGACCCAGACCTTGCATTAGCAAAATTTACTGATGGAAAACTATCAACACCGTTTTATAGGCCTCCACTTAAGTTTGCTAAACACTTTACCATTCCTCCGGAAATTGAATCTGCTTACAGAAAAGCATTAGATTCTTATTCACAACCGCAAGTGCAGATAAATGAAGTTCGAGAACAAAAGCCAGTTACAAGTGACCCGTTCATACTAGCATTGAGAGAAAGACTAGAAGGCCTACGAAAATATGATCAGACGCATGATTTTCCAATGTTTGCAATCCAAATTTTAAAACAGAAGAATAAATATGATCTCGTTAAATACGAAATGGTTTTCGAAGAATTGTTGAAAGCAAAACAATTAGTATTCGCAAGCAAAGATAAAATCAATGAGTGGGTGGATACAACATTTACAGATACTTTGGACAAGTTTGACAAAGAACAGGCAGAAATAAATAGAAGACAGGAATTATACAATAGTGACCAAGATGCCGCATTTAGAGAATATGGAGGCGCCCCAACGAAACACAAGTACAAAGGCAAAAGCTACAAGGTTCGCACCGGCAAACGTGGCGGTAAGTACATTGCCGTCAACGACAAAAAAATATACATTTGAAAGTTCTATTTGTTACATGATGAACCGCGGTGCGACTGACATGGTCATGAGCTCCTGAATAAGTAGCTTCATCGAATACGGGATGCGCGCTTGCGTGATGTCCGCCCCATTTTTGCAGTTGGTGCATTTGTAAATGCTCCGCTCTGGATTCGCTGTGCACATGAGGCCACACTTGCGGCACACGAAGACGCGATAATTGTCGCTCACATCGAGCATGCGCTCCTTGAGGAACGCGGACGCGCCGTGCGCCACAATGGCGTCGCGCTCCATTTCACCAAACCGCAGACCTCCATTGCGTGCCCGACCCTCTGCTGGTTGGCGCGTCAGCATGACCACTGGGCCGCTGCTACCGCGCGCGTGCAGCTTGTCGCACACCATGTGCTTTAGCCGCTGGTAGTAGGTGGGTCCCATGAAAATTTCTGTTTTGATTTGCATTCCTGACCGTCCATCGTACAGGATTTCATTTCCATAGCGCTCCATTCCATGGCTCTCTAGAATGCCTGCGAGCTCCTCCATCTTGACGTCACGGAAGGGTGTTGCATCGCCCTTGGCTCCCATGGCCGTGCATGCCTTGCCCATGAGGCACTCCATAAGCTGTGCAACCGTCATGCGCGAAGGAATGGCATGCGGATTTATGATAATGTCCGGAACTATGCCATCTTTTGAGAATGGCATATCCTGGTGCCTGTAAATCATCCCAACAGTCCCTTTTTGAGCGCTGCGACTCGCAACTTTGTCACCAATCGTGGGCTTGCGGAATTGACGCAGCCGAATTTTGCAGAACTTGTAGCCGTCCGCATTGACGCCCTGGTAATTCATGTCGACGCGCCCCTCGTCGCCGTGCTTCATAAACAGCGACGCGTCGCGCGGGTGAATGATGCCATGCACTTTGATGGGCATCACCTTGCCCACGAGCACGTCATTACTGGTGACAGGCGTATTTTTGGGAACGAAGCCATCGTCGCCCACCTTGTCGTAGTTGAAGGCCTTCAAATGCGACGTTCCATCCGGTTCGGGGCGCGTGAAAACCTCCTCCTCGCCCGTGCTATGATTTTTGCTGCATTGGTCGCGGTAGCTTTTGAAGTAGGTGCTCGTAAACATGCCGCGGTCTAGTGCCGATTGGTTCAGCATCACCGAATCCTCTTGATTAAAACCAGTGTAAGTCATGATGGCCACAATCGCATTCACACCGGAGGGCAGACTATCCGTATGTGTATATTTCCCGAGGCGCGTGCGAACAATTGGCGCTTGAGGATAATTGAGAACGTGACCCATCGTGTCGATGCGATGATTGTAGTTGCTCATGTAGACGCCAACTGCCTGCTTTCCCATCGAGCACTGGTAAGCATTACGCGGCGCCTGATTGTGATTCGAGAACGGAATATTTACCCCAAGAACTCCCAGAATCATGCTAGGGTGAATTTCGCAGTGCGTGAATTTCGGCTGCACTGACGTCCCGCGCTGGCCACGCGAGAGGTCCTTCTGGTTCATCGCAATCATGGCGCGGTCCACCTCGTCCACATCCAGAATTTCAATGATACCTTCGTGATTATCCCCTGATTTTTGCGACGCATTGTCGAGCGGTGCCAAGAACGTAGCAAATGGTGCCGTCTTGAAGGGAATGTTCAGGCGGCCAGCAACGCGCAGAACCTGATGTGCATCATCCACAATGAACAGCGGCCGACACATGCGACCTGCCTCAGTGCTCAGGGCAATCGTGTTGTGCTGCACATCCCATGCGATGGCCGTGTACGGCGACAGTTCGCCCATTCGCTTCAGGCTCTTGAGGCGCCTGTAAAACTCGCTTGGGTTGGTGTGAAATCCCATGATGTCGCCGTTTACCATGATTTGCACCGCCTCACCAGTTCCCATGACCGACAGAAATTCACGCAGCGCATGAATGTCGAGTGTGTCGTCGAGAATTCGGGTTCCGTACGTCTCAATGCACGTGCGCAAGTAGGCCGAACTTTGGCTGTTTGTAATTTGCGCGCCCATCGCCATGTTTTTAACGAGACCAACCGCGCCGCCCTCTGGCGTCTCTGCTGGGCAAATCATGCCGTACTGCGTGTTCTCCAACTTGCGCGGCTGCACCAACTTGCCGTTCTTCTCCATGGGCGTGTTGACGCGGCGCAAATGCGACAGCGTGCTGTAGTAGCTCATCCTGTTCAGCACTTGCGCAACGCCCTGTCGAATATTTTGAAAGCTGCCCAAGCTCTTCACACCCCAGTTGCCTGTCGATAGAGAATAACGCATACCACTCTCGATGACCGTCTGCTTCAAGAAGCGATGCACATTGCTCGAACTAATAATATTTTGGGGCGCGATTGTGCTGGCACGCCACACATGAAGCTCTCGCTGGATGAGATTGCGCATCTCTTTAATCATCTTGCCGTAGCACTGGCGAAACAGGTTGCCAATCAGCACGCCCGGCGTGTCAATGCGCTTGTGGATGTAAGAGTCCCGGTTGTCGAAGGGCTGGTAGCCAAGGTACGTCCGCAACAGCTTGCGCGTCATGAAGCCGAGGTACAGCGCCTTGCGATTAAACGTGTGCCCGACGTGCGGCAGGAAGTCGTTCTCGATGAAGCTCTTGAGCATGCGTGCGACGACGGCGGGCTGGTCGAGATACTCGCGCGGCGTCCCGGCGAGCGTCATGGAGCGCTGCAAAATGCGCAGTGCATCTGCCTGGGTGTGCACATCGCTGGCGTCGTCCGCGCTGGCGGCCAGCTCACGAATGAGGCGCCTGTTCTTGAGGTTCTCGTTCTCGCCTGTGCCTCCTTGCACAATGAACCGCATAATGTCCTCATCGCTCTCGATGCCCAGAGCCCGAAACATCACGAACAGAGGGATTTCCGCGCGCAGAAATGTGCACGACAGCCGAATGATGCGACCGTATTGGTTTGGCTTGGCGTTTAGGTGCAGTGCACATGTTTTGGGTGGCAGAAACACGCCGTCTGGCATCGAGCGAATTTCGGCATTCAGGCCGTCCATGTTGACATTGCCTGAGAACACGACTGTCCTGTTCTCGCTGATGCGGTCTTGAGAGATGACGACTTTTTCATTGCCATTGATGATGAAGTAACCCCCGAAATCATGGCGGCACTCGTGCTTGCCGCCGCCCTCAGCCGTGCCGGGCATTTGCGTGAGCGTGCAGAGCTTCGAGCGCACCATGATGGGAAACTTGCCAATATTTACGTGAGGGATGGTGGCCTCTTTGCGCTCGATAACTCCATCCTCGTTTATCGTCTCGGTGAGGATGTTCACGTCCACCATGAGATTTGATGCATATGTCAGGTTGTTCATGCGCGCAAAGTGCGGCGTCATGAGCATTTGGGCGCCGTCTTGCGCCAAGAAAAAGGGCTTCGAAAGAGAAGGGTTGAGAATACGTACGTAAATTTTGTGGACAAACTCGTGCAAGTCCTCGCGGTACTGGTGGCAAATTTGAATGGGGTTAAACCCACTGATGATTTGGCTCAGCTTGCGATCGATGAACTCGTTGTAAGACCCAATCTGGTGCTGAACAAGCGGACTCATCGCCTCCGCACCGCCACCATGGTTAAAATAGGCGTCTATGACATCCCAAATCACCTGCTCGGGAAGGGCCTGTGCAGCGGCGGAGGTCATTTTTAACTTCACACACTCGACTGTACAGTCACTATAATCGTGTGCATGTGCTTAAGTGGTGTTTGTTCCTTTTTTGTGCCTGGAATAACCTATCGTATGTAAAGTGTTGCATGAGTGTAATAAATTGCCTCATCTAGTTGAATTTGGTCTGTTGCAGAATAATGCAAAGCTCTAAAGCTGTCCGTTGTGTGCCATAATGTATTTGTATCAATTGACACGTATCCATTCATTGTTCCTGACCACGGAGTATAAGAATATGTCGCCACTCCAGACCATGCAGCAGTTGTGCTGAAGTACGGCGTCATAATCGGCGCTGCATTGTGAACCTTATTACAGTTCCAAAATACTTCAGTTGCATCTTTATTGTGAATATCGTACAAACGCAACTGATTTAATTCGTTGTCCACGCTATCAACAAAGTGCCATCGCACAAAATACTTCGCAAACGAATGCCTTGGCAAATTATTTATAGTGAGGGTGTTGTTTTGTGCAGCGGTTAGCCCTCCAGATGCCGCCGTCCATCCGTGTCCATATCCTGCTCCTAATCCTCCGAAATTTGCCATGTTTGTAACTGTTGTATCACTCCAATAGCTTGTGAACAAATTTGCATTCATACCTTCGTCGTGCACTTTCAACCACATTCCATCCCAATAATTTTGGGAGACCGTTCCATTTTGCCAACGAACGTAATAATTCCCTGCGGGTTTCCCATACAGGTCCGCAACATTTGTCATTGGGTCCGTCGCCGTCCCACGCGGAAAAATTAGCAAACTGCCCTCTATGTGCAGACTTGCCAACGGATTTGATGTCCCAATTCCCAACCGGCTGTTTGTGTTGTCCCAGTGAAGATTGCCTGGCTGTATCACAGCACCAGTTCCATTTCCTACAATAAGCTTGTTGGAAGTGAGACTGTTAGTTCCCGTCCCACCGTTTGCAACAGCAGTTGTTCCGGTTAACTGTGAAGCAGGCAAAGCTGTGAGCTGCGCGCCGTTTCCAATAAAGGGCATATATAACTAAATATTGGCTATAAAAATTAAAGAGTTCACAGCAGCACAGATTTGTATGCAATCATGAGCCATAAAAGAATACTGCTCAGTAACACAATAAATGCTATATAAAACCAGTAGGAATTCATCTAATTATAAGTGAGATTTACTGTCCAAAAGCATTCGCTTGAATAAATCAATGTCTTGAATTGGGTCTATCACTTCGCTCTCAAATATTATTTCGCGCTGTGTATGTTCAATGATTTTTCGCGGCATGACGACACCAATATTTTGCTGGAATGGCATCGCCATGTATTCAAGGTCACTTATTTCTTCGAGTGTGCAACCTAATTTATTTATATTTGGTTTTCTCGAAATGCAGAATTTTGCATTAAAGTCTGCGTGAACCTGTGGAAGCCCCACTTTATCGAAGGTACCATGCGGCACCTTACAAACGTCTTCAACTTGGCTTGTTATATTTTTCATGTTTAATAATTCAATATGCATTGAAGTTGCTTCGTGCGCAAAAGACCACACCAATCTGGCATGTTTTTTGTGTTGAAATGCAACTACATACGAGGTTGTCGAATGGTTAAAGCCCATCAACGAGCGCGACGGGATTGCGCGCAGCGTGTAAAGGGACCCCATTTGCTAACCCATTTGCGCCGCATGCCTTTAACATGAGATACGTTTTATTACATGCTCTCGCACCCTCCGCCGCCGTCGCACCCCCGCCGCCCTACTCGTTGATGTTGCCAAAAGGAGGCTTGTGGTAGATGGCGTCCATGCCGCCGCGGTGGTTTGTGATGACGGGCTTTATCGGGAAAATTGGCAGTGCCACATTTTCAAAACCTGTGACTGAGAGGTAGCTCAGGTTCATGGCCTTGTTGTGTGCATCACCCATAAATTTTATAGACGAGCCAGGCATAATATTTAAGGTGCGCACAGAAAGCATGTGAAGCTGCGGGAATAACGGAACAATGATTTCATGTGATTCGGGCAGCTGCGCGAAAGCCATAATGAGTGTCTCGAGCGTGGTAGGAAGTGCTGTGAACGACTCCAAATTCACTGCATCCATCATGGTTGCGTTGAAGTTAATTATGTTGCGGGGAAGAGACTCAAAGCATGCACGAGCTTCAGGAGAATCCCATTGCGTCCCCTGAATAATAAGGGTACCAATGGTCTCGATCTTGGGTGATTTAATTATTTTTTCCCACTCCGTAGCGGATTGAATATTAAAAAATAAACATTCTTCCTGCATGAAGTTGCTGATAAACGAAGACATGTTGGCGGGAGTAGCGGACGCGATACTTTTGTTTATTTAGGAATGGTCCCCTCGAGGGCCAGGTGCCCCTATTTATGCTATTTTCGCACCCCCCCGCGAGCGCACCCCCTTCTTGCAGGTACCCCTTTTTTGCCCCCCCCGCCCCCTGACAACAGAGATACGATACATTTTGTTACACATCTTGTCGCTTCCCGCTTCCCGCGCTGCTTGCTTACTTGGACTTGTACTGCATACCGGTGGACTTGAACTGCATAACGTCGACATGCATCATGGCGTTGCGGACAAGGTAGTTGCTGTTGTCCTTCTTGGTGTCGCTGGGCTCGTTGAAAAAGCAAACGTTCTTGAAACCATCCAGGTTGAGAACGCGCAACTTCGAAGAGTCGCCAGAAAACCGAATGGATGATTTATGCTCACCTTTCATGATACGCATTGATATCGTGTGGAGCATGGTGAACCACGGCGGCACGACGATGTCAAGAGGCTTGCGCGGCATGAAAAAAACCACGGAAATGGACTCCAAAGTGGGGCGAAGCGCAGCAAAGACGTCCAAATTCATCGTGTCCGTCATGACAGCCTTGAAGTCGACGATGTTGTTGGGAAGGGTCTCGATGCAGGCACGGGCTTCGGGAAGGTCCCAGCCACCCCCCTGAACAATAAGGGTACCAATGGTCTCGATCTTGGGTGATTTAATTATTTTTTCCCAGTCCGCTGCACAATCGACGTTAAAAAGCGCACACTCATCCACGGAGTAGTAGAAAGGAGAAGAAGACATGATAGAAGCCATGCGAAGAAGCTTGGAGACTTGGGCTGTAATTGAGGAATGGTCCCCTGAGGGTCGGGTGCCCCTATTTATGTTATTTTCTGACCCCCGGAATGCGCGCGGGGCTTTGCTCCCCCCCACCCCCTCCCACCCAAGGTACCCCCACAAGGGGACTTGATTTTGCTATTTTGTTACTCGTCTAATTATTTAATCCCCCCGCTGCGTTTTCGCTCTTTTGTTAATCTAGTGAAGTGATGTATGATTAACTATTGCCATAATATTTCGCATATTTGTCTGAATTATACACATTGACTTGATAAATGTCGCCGTTTACAGGCTCGCTCGTGTCGCATTCGCACACGCATTGTGAAATATAGCTGGATTTAAACCTCGGTCGTGGGATGTGAAAATGAACATAAATAAAAATAAAGACCTTCATAAAAAATTCATTAATATGAATGGACTCTCCGTTCATGATTTTGTCAATGAGCGGCTCGAGAATAGGAATGTACATAAGCGTTGCCGAAATATAGCTGGATTTAAAATTCGGTAGTGGGATGTGAAAATGAACATAAATAAAAAAAGAGACCTTCATAAAAAATGCATTAATATGAATGGACTCTCCGTTCATGATTTTGTCAATGAGCGGCTCGAGAATAGGAATGTACATAAGCGTTGCCGAAATAGAAAGTTTTGGTGCCCTGCGGCTGCCGGAAAGAAAAGAAGAGTATAAACAATATATATTTTCGTCGCAAGGGCGCACAAAAAACAAAATGCTGTCGCAAAAGGTCATATCGAAATCTGCTGAATAATTATGATATTCTTTTTCGTTCACAAATACCATGTTTGTTACGCCGACCTTCGCATAATAATCCTGATCACCATAATCATAGCCGAACATTTTGGCAGAAAACTTGGTATGGTCCCCTTGGGGGGCGGGCACTCCCATATAAGCAAATTTCCCACCCCCCTTCCAAACTGGCACCCCCCACAGCAGGCAAGGGTACCCTCCCCCCCACCCCCCCTACCGGCACTTAAAAGCAAAAATCAATAATTAAATGTTAACTACCATGACAAGCCAAAAAAAGCGCAAGCCTCAAGATGGAACGGGAGATGATGACGATTCAACAAAGCGCATGAAACGAGGCAAAACGACGTTCACTCTCTGCACAGGTAAGACATTGTGTCTTAATCACGATATGAGCAATTCTTACTATGATGTGTACGAAACAGAAGTGTCGACCATTGCAGATTTACTTGCACTGAATGCCTTTTACATGGGTGGCACCGTAAATAAACGAAAGGGCGCGAGTATCCCATTTTCAACGATTCATCGAATTGTGGAACCTCTACAAAAATTAGATGCCATGATAGGACTGGGTGACGCTAAACGTCAGGTATTGTCTATTATTGTATACTTCCTGCAAAATTTCGAGAAAGGTCAGGGTGACATGTTGCACACCGTGGTGTACGGCGGCCCTGGCGTCGGTAAAACAAAGCTCATTGGCATTCTTGCAGAGGTGTATGCGGGTATTGGTGTTCTTCCAACTGCTAAAGTGACACTGGCAAAGCGCGCGGACCTGATTGCAGGCTACCTGGGGCAGACGGCCGTCAAGACGCGCAAGGTTATTGAGTCCGCAAAGGGCGGCGTGCTGCTTCTTGACGAGGCCTACGCACTTGGCGACAAGGAGCAACGGGATTCGTATTCGCGCGAATGCATTGATACGCTGAACCAAGCACTAAGTGAGGAAAAAAGCGAGCTCATCTGCATTATTGCGGGATACAAGGAGGACCTAGAAGAGCGATTCTTCAAGAGCAACATGGGACTCGAGCGTCGTTTTCCCTTTCGCATCACTATCGAAGACTACAGCGCTGCGCATCTGCGGGACATTTTCCTGCAAATCGTGCGCGAAAACGGATGGGACATTGTGGATGATACCGCCGCGCCGGTGAGCATCTTCCAAGAGAACCGAAAGCACTTTCGCTTCAACGGCGGTGACATGGAGACGTTCTTTACGAAGACCAAGTTTTTGCATAGCCTGCGGGTGTTTGGAACGTCCACGCCGGACGCAAAGATGCATTTCACCCGCGTTGACATAGATGCAGGTCTTGCTGCTTTTCTTGAGTCGTGCCAAGACGCCATGAAGGCGGCCAAGGATTTCAAGGAACTAATCTCACATATTTATATGTGATGACGGATTTGTGTTTATAATTTTTGTTAAGTATTGCGTTATAATTTAAGAATATATTTCGGTTTAGATTGTAGCGTAAAGCGTGTGTAGTTTAGGAGGTACCATCATGTTGGCACTGTCATTTGCAAATGACGATTCCTCATTTTCGGTGTATGGATCCAATGTCCAGCATGTTGCTGATTTTGGGTCGACAACCCCGATGGCCTTTGCCCGATACTATGCTATGGACAATTCCAACGTCGGGTTCATCATGGGGGTATCAAATTTGTCAGAAACGGCGTCCATGTTTACGATTGGAGAGCTGTCCGGTACAGAAAATGCCCCCGTTTCTTCAGTCTCGCTTAGCTTATTCAATGGAAAAGTGGGCATTGGCGGAATTCTTGAGCCTGCCGAGCAGCTCGAAGTTGCCGGAAATGTGTTAGTGAGTGGCCAAATTTCGGTGAATTCGTCATCGTCGCCATTTCTAATCGACAGTTCCGTGGTTGTGACGAACTTAAATGCCGACTTGTTGGATGGTCAAGACGGGTCTTTCTTTCGCAATGCTGCGAACATAAACATGGGAACACTTCCACCCTTGCGCGGAGGCACCGGAGTGAGTTCGCCCACTGCAGGACATATTTTAGTAGGAAATGGAAGTTCACCTATGATTTCCTCATCAAACCTCGCATGGAACAATGTAACAAAAATTCTTGATGTTACAGGTACCGTTCAAGCAACAACATTTATTGGAGATGGAAGCCTGTTGACGGGCATTAGTGGTGCAGGCGGCGGAGATTCCGTATGGACGACGACATCGAGTGGTGTGTATGCATTGGGCAGCATGACATGGGATAACAATGTGGGTTCGTTGCAAACCTCAAATTTGACGATTTGGAACTCGTTAAACATTCCTTTAACAAGCACAACCCTTCGTACGAGAATTCAAGTGCAACCAGTGCACGGAAGTTTTTTGGTGAGTGGCACATCGCAAGCTCAGTTTAGTGTGTATTGTTCTGGCATTTACGCTGGGCATTCAAGCAATGCTCAAGTATTTGTGGGTCGTACACACCAAACTTACATTTCACCTGCGGTGAAAGATTATGATATGACAGTGACATATGCATCAACAACCACTGAATATTTGATTTCATTGACAGTACCCGCCGCGCATGGAGACATTGTTGACATAACCGTGTGGCCACAGATAATTCAAGAAAGTCCTGAGGAGCAGGGTATTGTTTATCAATCTGTAACAGTGACGGGGGGGTCTGGTGGTGGTGCAAGCAACATTTACGCCCTTGGCAGTTATGTGGGCATTGGGACAACAACCCCACAAAAACCGCTCGACATTGTTGGTGACGTGGGTGTGAATGGGACGCTGCACATTACTGGAAACGTCATTCCAACCGCCAACGAAACGTATGACCTTGGGACCTCAAATATGCGTTTTCGCGATTTGTTCTTGTCTGGAAACACAATTCATATTGGCACGACTTCTCTATCTGCCGACCCTATCACAGGTGGGCTTGTTGTTGCCACTCCAACATCCGTCCAACCATTAACGGGAGGTGGTGATATTGTTGCAAGTAATGTTCAAGTGAGTGGAACCGTAAGCGCCGAGACGTTTATTGGGGATGGCAGCTTGCTAACAGGAATAGTAAGTGGCGGCGGTAGCCTTTGGTCGCAAAATTCGAGCAATCTTTATGTTATTGGAAGCAATGTGGGCATAGGGCTGTCTAATCCTACGAGCCAGTTGCATGTGGTTGGTGACACACGGATTGAGGGCAATTTAGTAGTAAATGGCACTCAAACAATTGTTAACACAAACGTTGGCACAACAGAACAACTTGTAATTACCAACGATGGGACGGGTCCTGCATTGGTGGTTAATCAAACAGGGTCTCAACCTGTTCTTGATGTGCAAGACGATGGTGTGTCGGTGCTAAAAATTATTGATGGAGGCAATGTTGGAATTGGGACTACGAATCCGCAAGCAAAACTGCATGTGAATGGAACCGCACAAGCCACAACTTTTAGTGGCAGCGGTGCATCTTTAACATCTTTGCCAGCTGCTTCTTTAACGGGTACTGTGTCTGTTGCGAACGGTGGAACGGGAGGTGCAACGCTTGCGGCGAGCAAACTTCTTGTAGGCAATGGCACATCTGCTGTTTTGCAGCCCGCGAGTTTGCATTGGGATAACACTAATTCACGATTGGGGATAGGAACCACAATTCCGCAAGTGTCATTACATATTCAAGGTGCGTTTACATCAAAGCTACAACCAAGTGCGGCCGTAGGTAGGTCACTTGGCAACCCAACTCTTGGTGATAATATTGTTTATAACGTAGTTCACTTTGATACAACTAGTTCATATAGCACATCAACTGGAATTTATACATGTCCAATTAATGGAATATATATGATTCAAGCATATGGTATACATAACAGTGGTCTGAGTATGATGGATATAAAAGTCAACAACTCTATTGTAGCCGAAATACGGTCTTCTGATGGCACTCCTCAGCAATATCAAGCGATATCAGGGTCACACATAGTTCAAGTAAATGCCGGATCAACTCTATCTATCGTATTATCAAGGGGCGGTATTTATGGGGGGAGTGTAACTTACTGTAGAGCGTTTTTTCATATGCTTTGCTAGCCTTCTAATAATTATTTGTTGTCAAGTGATCTTTGTGTAATTTCACAAACGAACATGGTGTGTCTGTGACGTGGTGCATTCATTTGGAATTTAAGTTACTAATCATTTTTGTTACTGCAGTTTTTATCGCTGCATTTTTAACGATTTAATGTTTAGAGAGTCGGCATGTATGCTCCACAATTACGCGCCAATTGGTCTACATCGAACATCTCTGTGAGTGGAGGGATTGAACCTACAATAAATGAAACTTTTAGCTTAGGTTCTCCCACAAACCGGTGGAAGGACTTGTATCTTGCAAGCACAACTCTTCATTTGGGAACGACATCGCTTTCAACAAATGCGGAAGGCGGGCTTCTTATAAGCACACCCACAACAAGCGTTACTGTCGGGACTGGTGGGTCGGCAGCTGACATCACACATGGTATTCTTGCTACCTCTAATGGAGGTACAGGACTATCACAATTGCCTTCAAACGGTGAATTACTTATTGGTACAGGAAGTGGCTTTTCGCTAGGAACGCTTACACCAGGAAACAACATTGCGATTGTAAACGAGGGCGGCGCAATTACGATATCATCAACCGGTGTTAACGTTGTTGGCAGTAATGTGGGCATTGGCACAACAAACCCACAAAAATCATTGGACGTTGTTGGTGACGTAGGCGTGAATGGGACGCTATACATGACAGGCAATGTCATGCCGACCGCCACCGAAACGTATGACCTTGGCTCTTCCACAATGCGCTTTCGTGAATTATATTTGTCGGGCAATACTATTTATTTGGGGAGTAACTTGATTTCGGTGAACGAGGCCGGACAGGTGGACGTTGGAAATGTGTATGCGGAAAACTTCATTGGGCTAAACCTTACGGCCACCAACATCACCGCAGGCACCGCAAACATTACAAATCTTTCGGTGTCTGGTACGCTTGATGCCAAACTAGACACAAACACCGTGCAAATTGGTACAAACGCCGCGCAAATTGTCAACATCGGTACGAGCACCTTGACTCAAACCATTAATATGGGCACGGGTTCAGGTGTGACGACAATAAACATTGGAGGTGCGGGAGACCTCATCAACATTGCGGGGAACACGACAATCACAGACAACCGTATAACGCTCAATAAAGGCGGCGCTGCAGGGTCGGGCGGCGGCGCTGGGTTCACTGTCGAAGAAGACGAATCGCAAGCAGGTCATGTCAAAACCACGAGCAGCCGCGAAGGTTGGGAGCTGAAAGCACCGGCTACAAGCGGCGTTGTGACGGTCGTCCCTGGTGCAGCAGGATTTGAAATTTCGTCTTCAAATATGTGGACGGCAAGCACCGGTAACAACGTGTACAGGCCTTTGGGTGGCGTGGGTATTGGTACCGTGCCTGCATCATCTGCATTGGAAGTTGTCGGCACAGTGAAGGCAACGTCGTTTGTTGGTGACGGTAGCTTGCTTACGGGCATAACAAGTACTGGCACATCCGTGTGGACACCTAGCTCGAGCAATGTTTACGTAATTGGAAGCAATGTGGGCATTGGGCTAACGAATCCCACAAGCAAGTTGCATGTGGTGGGTGACACACGCATTGAGGGCAACCTTACAGTGAACGGCACTCAAACCATTGTTAACACTAACGTTGGCACAACAGAGCAACTCATAATTACCAACGATGGAACGGGACCTGCCCTCGTTGTTAATCAAACAGGCGCGCAACCTGTTTTGGATATTCAAGACGATGGCGTGTCTGTGCTAAAAATTATTGATGGAGGTAATGTCGGCGTTGGAACTACTATACCGGTCGCAAAATTCCATGTTCACGGAAATGGTGCTCGATTTCAATCTCCAGAGGGAAACACAACAAATTTTATTGACATTTATAGTTCTGCCGATTCTGTAACTCGTTCATCAAGTGGATTAACATTTTGGGGGAATCCTGTATTTTCAAATGGTGATAATGGTGTTAGAAATGCTGCGCGCATCTATGGCGGCTTTATAAATGAAGGTGTAGATAATTGGGCGAATGGTTTCGTAACAATAGCTACAGCTGGAGCGACCGGCAACAATGGAAGTATTGTAGATACGTTAACGGTTCGTAAAGGTAATGTTGGGATTGGAACTACGAATCCACAAGCGAAATTACATGTCAATGGGTTTATAAAGAACTCGAACCCATCATGTTCTGTTGCATTCTCAAATGGAACGTCTCATTATTCTACGGCTGGATATGTTCCATGGAACAGGATTTTTTCGAATCCAGGAAATTACTACAACACTTCTACATTTCTATTTACAGCTTCGATAACAGGTTCTTACTTTGTTCAAGTAGCGGGATTGATTGCAACTGGTTCTCCAAGTAATTTAGGATTACTCATAAGAATAAATGGGATAGACCAACAGTACCAATATTTGTATACAAGCATCAGAGAAACTACATGTTCACAATCACACATCTTTGATGTTCCCGCTGGACACACTATAGGTATTTGGAACGTTGGCACAATACATGCTGGAGTAAATGCACACAATGGATTTACATGCTATCTGATTGGATAATGACAAAAATTAAGCCGCATACATATATAGAGTGTGAAGCATTATGGTCGCCGTAAAGCTTGCGGTTTTGACAACACTGTCGTTTGCAGTTCTATACATGCTTATGAATGTCTCTGGAACGGGCTCGTCGATGGAACACCTGACAAATTTTCAAGAGTCAGAAGCCACCAAGGCCGACAACCAAATCATTGCCGCATATGACGACATTCTCATGCGCCAACCGAGCCCGGTGGAATTGAGCACCAATCGTACGGCCATCACATCAAACATGAAAACAATGGACGGGCTTAAGCGCGAATTGCGCGACTCCGAGGAATACGTGCGGATGCTCAAGACGCAGAGCAATGCCCTCGCCCCTGAGCTTCCCAAGCTCGTTTCGGACCGCGACGTATTTGACCTCATTGCCTACATGTACAAAGTTGAACGCCGCAAAGAACTGAAACGTGACATGTTGTTGCCGTTGCGCGACGTTTACGTTCACATGTCGTACAACAACGCACGCTTCCGCGCATTCTTGCGTCTTCACAACTATGAAGATTTTGAGGCAGCCATTCGTCGCGACCCTACGTTCGATAAGGCGGCGCTTGAAAAGTGGATTGAAAAGAACGTTGATAAGAAAGAACTCGAACGGCTGACTCGCGCCGTTGAGGCCGAAATTGCAGAGCAAAACAAGGCGAATGAAGCCGCTGCCGGCAAAAACACCGCCGCCGCATCCGCGGGTTCGCTGTCGTGCGGCCCCGCGTGTGTAGTGTGCAACGGCACGGGCGGAGCAGGCTTGGACGGGCAATCTGCCGAGTTCATGGCCTATATGCAATCCAAATGTCAAGCGGGCAACAACGACCCAGCCGTAAAATGCGGCGGCATGCCTAGCAAGAAGCTGTACTTGCCTCAAACTCACGAGGGCAACATGGTGCTGCGCCCCGAGTTTGCATGGAGCGTACCCCAACAACGCCCACCAGTGTGCACGCGTCTTGGTGCGGAAACACCCGTTGCCCCTATGATGTCCAACACAATGCTAAGCGGCACGCCTCTTGCCGAATCCCGCGACACCGCGGTTGGCAGCATCATGCCTAAATTTGAATTCAAGCCCTACATAGATATTCCCCAAACCGTTCCAGATAAGTCCGTATGCAACGCCGTGAAATAAATACCCCCATGCTATTCACAGCTAAATTATCGAAATAGTGGTTATATTGGTTATTCGTTTTTCCACACTCAAAGTAGAGTAGATGCAAGCATCGTTTGTTGTTTATCGTTGGAAAAGAGGATTGATACATGAAACATACATGTTCATTGGTCAAGATGTTCCTTTACCGGCGCGACATGCATTAGATCAAGGAACTGATAGGAAACTCTACGAAAGTTATGTTCCAGCAGAGGCTCTGCGCATAGCGGCGGCGGCACGCACACCGATTCGGTGGGTTTATCGCATGATTGCCCCCGACGACCGCGCGGACGTCGCATGCAAAAAGGTGCTCTATGAACTCGCGGGGCGCCGCAAGTTGGTGCCGAGCGATACCATGGCCGTGTGGCGTGCCGATGGACCCGTTTTATTCAAGTTTGAAAGCGCCACCACACTACAATCCAACCCATTTAATGTTGCGAGTATTGAAGGGCCGACACCTACAAGAATTCCGCAAGACCACGCGTGGATTGGTGGTGCACCCATAAATGTTGCACTCCTCGAAGATATGCAATCTGTCCCGCCGACCGTGCGCAACGTCTTCATTTGGCCAATTGTTGCAAAAACGCCGCATCAACAAGATGCATGGATGGCCGCCTTTTACCGCGAGTCTACGACAGGAAAACAATTGTACACTGACAACGATATCAAAATTATTGATTGCATGTGGAGCGGAGCAACCTCGGGCACCGCCGCCGTTTCACTCGAGCGCGTCTTTGCAAAGTTGCATACCTCGGTGGCGACCCCTCTCATCCAATGGCAAGACGACCGACATCATATTCTTTATAAACTTGACCGCAAACACAAGCTATCGCCGGCGCAACTTGAGACGCTAACGAAGTACGAGCGCGTACCTCTTACAGGGCCGGCCTTTATCGCAACAACCATCGCCGACGTGCATTCGACATCCATTAATTCGCGGCTTGCTCTCATTGCGCCCGGCATTACGGAGCTGCATTTACGTCCCAATATGGTTGGTCTTGTGGCCTTTAGAGCCTACGAGAAAAAGCGCCTCTCATGGGCAAAGGAGTGGCTAGGAACAGCACTCAAAACAACAGGATGGGCTCTTACAAACGCAACCGTGCGCGTCGTGTTCAATGTCGATAAATCCGTCGCACTGCCTACCCTCGTGGAAGCACTCAGCAAATATTCGACTTTTGTAAATGTTAAGCGAATTTCCACCGGAGCACAGGGCAAGTTTCTCTTGCAATGGTTGCGAGCCTCTAATTATAAAGCAAACGTGGATATCGGGAATGTAATAAATGCCCGGCTGCGCCTTGGTGTGGACACTGACACTATCGTGAACGACCTCGTTGAAATAAATGGTATGAGCATGGCCGAAGCCCGTTCCATACTTGATGGTGTTTTATTGACGCTCGAAAACCCTGACAACGTAAATGTTCGCGAACAACGCAATGTTTCCGTTGCGGTGGGATTGACAATGCAGTTGGCAACAAATCCTAAAGGAATTGAGATCACCATGCACGACGCTGCATCCCAAAATGATGTAGTCATGGCTATATTTTGGTTGCAAGGCATGATGAAGGTCGTACTGGCGGATTTACAACGCAATGCCAATGCTACGTCAAAAAGAAAGACGGAAGCCGCCCCTGTCGCCGCGCCCGCCGCCGCGCAATTAGAAGAGGACCCATTTGCTCTTTCGTCGAGCTCGAGTTCAGGCGGCTCCTTTAACTTTATTATTGACCTGCAACGTGCGGACCCACAGCTGTTTGCGAACAATTACTCAAAGCGCTGCCAGTCGGCTAGCGACTCGCAACCAATGGTTATGACACAAGCCGAGTTTGCTGCACTTGATGACAAATACAAAAATACGCTCAGTAGTCACATGCTATATGGGTCGAGTCAAGATATATCGAAGCATCATGTGTATTTTTGCCCTACCATTTGGTGCCCGTCTGCAAAAGTCCCCATGTCATATCAACAATACAAAGACAATGGAAATACATGTCCAGATGGAAAAGAGGGGCTGCAAATTCTCGACACTGACAAAAAGCGCAAACTGAATCACGTTGGGTTTTATAGCAAAAGCATAGAAGGGGCGGAGCCGTGCTTGCCATGTTGCTACTCAAAACCGGTAAAGGAGGACAACAAAACAAAGTGCATCAAAAAGGTCACGGGAAAGCAAGTCGTAGAAGAGAAATCGGCATCCATGCCCCACGCGCCGCCGTCGGCTGTTCCCCAACCCCCGGGTGGTAAAGATTACTTGCTGACTCACAGTGCGCCGCTACCAAAAGACCGATGGGGGACTTTGCCGCGCTCCCTTCACATGGTCCTGCATCCTTCCACGCTCCTTCAAACTCAATGCACGCAGCAATTGACGGCAAAGCCATGCCTCTTGCGTCGTGGTATCGTGCATAATAGTGACAGCTTCATGGAGGCTCTTGGATATTTATTTACAGGCCAATCCCATTCCAAAAAAGCATTACTGCGCCTGCTACGAGAGGCAATCACCCCTGAAGTTTTCATCACGCTTGAGAATGGCCTAGTGTTGGCCGCTTTTGCGATTGATGATATGGGTATAATTCCAACCCCTGCAGCTGCTGCAAAATGGGGAGAATGGATGCGGACAGATGAGTGCAAAAAATATAGAAAAATGTTTGGACTCAAGGCCTTAGTAGACGAGTTGCGTTTGAGCAGAGAGCTAGCCATTTATAAAGCATTCTTGCGATTCCATGCATACCTTGCTTCGACAGAAAGCAAAGATGCGAGTCTTCTCGTGGATGCCGTGCGCCATCTTGGCGTTCATTTGGTGTTGTGGGAGCGCGACGCTGCCGATTTTGGCAAGGTGCGCATGCGATGCCCGGCGGCTGTTCCGTACAGTGCCTTGCCAATTGATGGAAAGCCCACGGTTGGGATGCTGCTCCAAGAAAAGGGCGTTTTTGAGCCCATTGAACTAGGGTCTAAATCAGCATTGACGGGCGCTTCGAGCACATTGCACGATGAACACAATACGACGTCCGCTTTGAAACAATTGATGAAAGAGTGCGATGCGGGCATTGTGCCAGGTGCGCCCGAAACGCGCATATGGGTAGAGACTGTTCGGTCCATCGAGGCGGCTGTGCGCATCGTGTTTGGTCCCCATGGCGTTGACCAATATATTTGGCGATATGTTGTTGTATCTCCCGATTACACAATTATAGGACTCAAGAACCGCAGCGGTTTTATTGAATGTGGCCGCGTGCCCATAGGTGGCCTTTTGGACCTCATAGAAGCCCTTCCACATCTGCAAGTTCAGTATCAAGAGGACATGCCGCCGCTTAGACCGCCGGAAGTGCGCGCAGATTCGCAGGATTCTCAAATTTATAAAAGTCTTCTCAAATCGTTTGGAGTTGAAATTGGAACAGCGACGTCCATTCTCAGTGCGCCACCCGTTATTGCCGTCCGTTCCGCTGACGACCTTTACCGGGTTGCGACGGATTTGCAGAAGAATGCAGCCGCTTGGCGCTCGACAAAATGGTTTGTGGGGCGTGAATTGCTTAGGCGGTACGAGACGCGCGTCGCGCCATTTGTGGGAAAGGGAAATGCCAAGGCTGCCACGGCCGACTTTGTGGCTGCGAACATCGACGCATTTCCGGCTGCCACAATGTTTGTAGAGGAGGCTTTGAACGAAGTGTCTGATCTGCTTGGAAGAAAGAGCGAAAAGGCGACAGAGTCTATAACCGAGTGGATGACGGCGGCGGACCGCAATGCATGGCCATTCTTGTCTGCTGCCGTTACCAAGCGCGGCACACACGAGTGGGTTTTCTCGCAGCTTGCCGTAGAGCGCGGACTTCCTGTGCATGTTGTCAAGCCCATCGAGGGTGCGCGCCCCAAGGAAACAGTAATTCACAATAATGAAGCTGGCTTTGATGTGTCGTGGCCAAATAGGCTAACTCGCACGCGCGAGCCCAAAGTACCTGCTAAATCAGGGGATGTTGCTAAGCTGCCTTGGAAATGGGTCGAGGCCCGAAAGTATTCTTGGCGTGACTGGCCCATTGTCCTGGCACCAGCGGCGGCAAGCGACGCCTTCATAAAATCGTGGATGGAATGGGCTGCTGCTGAGCGCGGTATTCCGTTCAAGTGGTCCATGGTAAGCTTTGCTGCGAAAGTTTACGTCGCCAATGTGGTGGCAGAGGATGTTGAAGTGTTTGTGAAGGACTTGGGCCTTCTAGACGACGTGCGAGTTGCCGCTCGGTTGCCAAAAGCCACAACAGCTGCAAAGGTTGTAACTGCGTTGATGGCAAAGACACTGGATGAGCGCCGGGAGATTTTGCATGCGGCGCAATTGACGGCATCTGTGACAGACTTGGACTTTGAGTTGGCCGCGCGCTGGTCAGGCATTACAATTATGATTATTGCAAATGTAGACTTCATAAAAGCCGACAAGGATGCTCCGGTGCTGTGTGCTGATTACAAGCCAACTGTAGACAGTGAGGCTGATTTAGTTGTGTGTTCTGATGGCCCGCCGACAACCACACATCCGCGCGGGTCCACAAAGGACTTGATCACGAATGCGGCTCTCTTTTTCAACGATGAAATTAGCGCCACCCGGGAGGCAGTTTGGAAGCGGCCGTTTGTATTGCTACACAAAGAGGTGCAAGGTGGTGCTGCTGGCCGCCCTCGCTATGCGCCAGTTGGTTTGGGTGTGTGGGCATCGCTGCGGCATGTTCCAAAAGACTTGCAGCATGTTGCATGTTGCCTTTGGAAACATAAAGCTTGGCGCAAAGCTAACGTTTTGTGAGACGCCTGCGGGATTGCCATTATTTTTAACATTTATGCACACTTGAGTGGTGCAATAAAAATAAAAAATAAAAAGATTATGAGAAGATAAAGATAAGCATTGATGCCACGCAAGGGACGCGAGGGCGGCGCATTTCTAGGAAAAGGCACGTACGGCTGTGCATTTGTTCCAAATATAACCTGTGAAGGCAGCAAATCCCAAACGCCGAATGCCATTGGAAAGGTGTTTTTCGAAAATAGGGCTGCAAAGGCAGAGAAGGCAATATCGAAAGTCATGTTTAACATTGACCCTAGCGGACATTGGTTTCGCTATCCCAAGGAGCAGTGTATCGTCAAAAAGGAAACAATTGTCAAGGAGGATGTCGAAAAGAAGTGCGATAATGTGCTAAAGAATCCTCAAGAAAAGTTTGGACAACTGCTCATGGAAAATGGCGGGCAGCGAATTCATGAATTTCTCGACAACTATGATGACATGCCTCGTGCAACACTTTTGAAGTTTATGAAGCGCATGTTTGACGGCGTTGGCGCTATGGTTCATAATAAACAAGTTCATCAAGACATCAAACTCGACAATGTTGTGGCACACGCGAAAACAAAAGGGATAGTCCGCATAATTGACTTTGGTTGGTTGCGCAGTTTCGCTGACTTCTATAAACCTGAAAAGAATCGCATGATGGCGGTGAAGCGCAACTATGCCCCGAGTGGCCCCGAGTATCGCGTGGCGAACTCGCCTGCGTCCCAAGTGAAAGCAGATATTGTAAGAGAAGAACTGCTCTTTACAAAGACTATACCAGGTTACAATAAATTAATGTACTTTGATGCCCCACGAAGCTTGGAAAAATTAGTGGACGACTTGACGGAATTTGACGAGCATAGTGACCGCATGAAATTATTGAAGAAATGGAATACGGTCGAGAAGGTAGATGTTTATTCGTGTGGAATTGTATTATTGAAATTGGCGAGTTCATTTTGCATTCCTGAGCGAAAGGATGACCCCGAAGTGGTGGAGACATTCAATGATATTTTGCGCGACTGCTTGATGCCGCATCCAAATGACCGCAGCAGTATTCAGGAAATTCTACTGGCAATAAAATCCGTAAAACTGCCTACTCAATCATCGCCGTTGCCGTCGCCCTCGCCCACACAATCACAATCTGCAAAGGTTACAAAAACAAGAACAAGATCACGCACAAAAAAAGCGGTTCACGCTACACTTTAACTTTAGAAGCTCACTTCAGGCAGCTTGAAAGCGTTACCCACATTTTGTTTTTGAATGGGTTTGTAATTAAACTGGAACGATGAATAGCCGCAGACACCCGAGTCTTGAGCAGTCGCTTCACTTTCATCTTCGTCCTCCTCCTTAATCACATTCATCTCCTTGCGACCGGACAGCATCGAGAGGTACATTTCCTCGTCGAGCAGAATTTCGCTATCCCCTGTGCCACACGGTGGCAGTTGACCCAGCATGATGTTCGCTGAGACGCCATTGATTTTGTCGTAGTCGCTGAAGACGCTGGCATTAATTAGCATGTCTGTCGTCTCCTCGAAACTCGACTTGGCAAGTGGGCCAACATCGCCGCGGTTGATGCCGTGACGGTCAATGCTCATCAGGTTTCCGCGATGTGTCATGGTGTCAATTAGCAGGCTGACATGCCTGTAATTCACACTCGACTCCTTGATGACTTCCATAATTTCAAGGTACAAGCTGTTACGCGCCGCCTCCACACCGAGGACGGCGTAAATTTCGCGAGGGTCGTTGCTAATCGTGCGGGTGTTGTCAACATTGGGGTTGCCCAGAATTTCGGCAAGGTTGCTACCATCCGTGTCTAGAACCCAAATTGCCTGTTTGTCAAAGCCTTGCGTCGCAGGGTTGTATTGTTCTTGCGACTTGGCGTGCATCGACACCTTGCGAATGCGCTCCATGCCTTTGATGGGCTTGTGAATCAGTGTTTGCTCGAGTGCCTTTAGGGCGGCCACTTGGTCATAAGACGCATCTTGCTTGGAGTCGTTGTCGTTGAGAGACACGCGCATCACCAGCTCGCGCGCATTGTCGTCGCTGAACAGGCAAGTAATTCCCGGATTGCCCGCCATGAGGCGCAGGTAGATGTCAGTCATCGTGAGGCGAGCAGCATGCAATTTGGCACGATGAATGCGCATGCGAAGGACCCACGGCGACGCAGCGCCGCCGCCACACTGGGGCATGATTTCCGCAAACTCGTTGTACGACTCGAGCCATTGGCGGTCCTCTGGAATTGTTGATGCAAATCCGGCACGTGCACCTGCCGGGTCGTAGTAAATTTCCGTGCTCTCAATCACATTTTCTAGGCGCGTCGTCTCGAGGCTGCGCAGCACTTGCATGGCGCGCTCTTTTGCCTCGCGCACGCGCGGGTCTGCGTGAATGCCCTCGCTATCTGTCTCGGTGGGGTTGTCCACTGTACCAATGTCGGGCTTGAGGTAAATCGTCAGCGACGGAGTCTTCATGTTCTTGGAGACAGAGAGGAGTTCCTTGATGCGCGGCACACCGCTTGTCGCCTTTACAGCTGCCGCCGTACCAGAAACGTGGAAGGAATCCAGCGTCAACTGAGTCTGAGTCTCGCCGAGCGACTGTGCGGCAATAATTCCCACCATTTCTCCTGCGGGCGCAATTGCCTCCTTGAAATACCGCTTGACCTCCTCGACAACCCATTCGAATACGTTCTTCTTGAGGCGCAATCCCACAATTAGTGGCTTGGGCGACAGGAAAGAGCGAACCAGCATTTTAGCGTACAGTGTGCCTTGGTCGGCTTTGGATACTTTCATGGACTCTGTCAACGAATCGATGGCATCGAACACGACGGCGGGCGTAAGGTCGGTGGGTGCATCTGCAATGCCCACTACCTTCGAGCGCTCGTGTGCATTTTTTAGGATGCGCTCGAATGGAATTGGGTAGAAAATGTTGTTGCGTTTTTCACCTCCAAACACGACCTCGAGAAGCATGCGGCGGTCCTCGACCAGAGTTTCAAAGTGTTCCTCTGCGCGCTTCGACCAGTTGCCCTCTTTTTTCATTGCTGCCATTGCGTCGTCTGTCAGGTAAGCCTCGAGAGGGTCCGTTGTGCGAAGGTGATATTCGCGGTCTAGCTCGAAAATGTTTTTGTGCATTGTTGGCATGACTTGTTTTTCTATTTTTGTGCCCTCCATGCCGTCTTCTCCGTAGATGAATTGCATGATGCTGCCGGCGGCGTTGCGGACAGTTTGGTCGTAATAGATTTTTGCGTCCTCCATCGCTTTAATGAGACGACGTTGAATATATCCGGTCTCACTGGTATCCTGGCATTGCAAACCATTTGCTATGCCAAAGTTGAGCGTGGATGGCACAGTTACGTCATAAAGTTTAGGGTAGTCCTTCACGTCCACCTTGTAAATCTCCACAATTTGGTCCATCACAACATCGTTTTGGTAATCGAAGTTGCAGTGTGATTCGGTGAATGTGTTCGATTTTAAGGTATTTTGCTTGTGGTCCATGATAAGCTCTATCTTATCGGCAAACTTTTGACCCCATAGTGAACGAATTGAAATATGATAGGACGGTTTTGCGTTAACCAGGTTAGGCTCTTTGGGATGTGTCACCGACACCTTGCCGAAAATGCCTAGACGAGAGCACAACATAGAGATTCCTTCTATTAGCTGGCGAGATGTGGAAGATGACGTTACGCCTCCACGCTCAATACTGCCATCGCCTGAAAAGTAGCCACTCACAACGCCTTTCACAAACTCAATTGGTGCATTGAATGCAATGTCAGGCACGAATTTATTGTGAGCATGTGTACCAACAAAGTGGTGGAGGAAGCGCGCCATAAGAGTGCTGTTGGCCTCAACGGTGTAACTAAAACCGCCGCTGAAATGCTCATTGCCCTCCTTCATTTGCACAAGCGATTCGTTTTTGATGTTAAACTTGTCAAACCACTTCTTGACATAGTCTTGAACTCCCTTGTCTTCCTTGGCAATGGAGACCTTACCAGACAGTTCATGAGCACAGCCATCCGCCAAGTAAATGCCGATAAACACACCGTTATCATAGTCGAGATCAAACTTGTCCGGCATGCGCACAGAGTCACGGCTGGCGTGGAACGGATAAACGCATCCATCCTTGATGTTTTCGACATTGGACCGCACAAATGCACGCTGCAATTTAGCCTTACTTGTGTACGGTGTAGTGAACGTCACGCCGTTGTTCGCCTCCCACCAGCCACGAGGAATATGGAATTTGTCGCCTTGGGCCTCCTTCATTAACTCGATTGCACGATTGTATTCACTGCCGTGCACATATTCCGTCTTTGGAAAGTACTTCTCCATGTCTACATATGTTACCTCCACCGGCGGCGCCGGCAAGTTCATTGTGACGGGCACGAAGAAGCCAACCTCCACCTGGCTGGTCTTCATTTTTAGAAACTGTTTGGTTTCCTTTCGCCAGATGAGCAGCGACTCCGAGTCCGCAACGGTGACCTCGCGCCCGCCTAGCGTCTTTACCTTGTAAACTGCCTCACCAGGGTCGTGACGCGTAACTGCCGTCAACTCACCCCATGACATGTTGCCGTCATCGTCAGTCGTTGGAATATAAACCTGCTTTTCGAGCGGCAAGAACTCCATATTGCGGTCCTTTGGGAAGTGCTGAATTTCATTTGGACGCGCATCCAGGTGCGCATCAATCCAGTCGCCGATTTTGACATACTTAGAAACACCGTCCTCAATAATCACGATGGGCGTTTCTGCTGTAACGCTCTTCACGGCCGTATCAATAAGGCCCTCGCGTCCACCCATGGCGTGGAAGAACATTTCTTGAGGCGTTAGACCACTGATGAACGATGACTCGACGAAGCCGCGCGACTCGGGGCCATCATCGTACTTGCAGAAGTGCGGCAGTGTGCGGTCCGTGAAGCCATAGGCGACGCGCTTGCCGTCCACGTTCTGCTGGCCCACGGCCGCAATCATCTGCGAGACGTTAAGGTCCTTGCCCTTCGATCCAGACTTGACCATGTTAATCAGGCGGTTCCACTTGTCGTCGATAGTGCGCAGACCAATGCTGCCTGCCTTTTTCATGGAGTCGTTTAGAATATTGATAATTTCACGCTCGAAGTAGTCGTGGTTGTTGAACATCGACGTGTTCTCCATGTTGCCACGACGCACATCGTCAAGGCGCTTGTAGGCATCTGCCTTCATGTTTGCGATAACCGCCTTCAGCTCCACGTTGATTTCCTCGCTCACGGCCAAGTCACTGATGCCAACGCTGAAACCACCCGTCATGAGCCAGCGGCACACCAGGCGCTGCAAATTGTCCAGGAAGCGGCGGACCTCGAAAGGCCCGTAGTCGTGGAAAATGACAGGCAGCAGGCCACGCGACATATCGCTAAATACATTTTTGTCGATGAAGCCATCGAGGAGCTTGCTGTTGGTAATGATGACCTTTTCCTTGGCCTTGTTTGAAGTGTTGATGTGCAGTAGCGGCGGCAGAATAGCCGAAAATGCTTGCCGACCTGTAAAAGTATGATGAGTGCCCTCCGTGGCTTCGAGAATGCCACTGAAGTAAGAATTGACCATCTGCAGGTTGGCAAATGTCTTCTCGTGAAGGCGGGTGTGTGCTTTGGTGAGACGGTAGGAGCCCACCATCGTGTCTTGAATGACTTCAATAATCGGCTTGGCGTCTTTTGGGGTTAAAATGTGATAGGGAACGCTCGCAAAATCCATGAGCTCACTCATCGTTTGGATTGATTGCGGGGCATGAGTATTCATCTCCAACGAATGACTTACACGCTTCACCATAAATGAAGCGTGTAAGTTCGGGAAATACCCGTGCTTTCGCAGCGGGTTTGGAATACACCTTAAGCCATCTTAGGCTGGCTAAGCCTTCATTGATGACCGACGACCGTCTACTCTCTGGACCTTCTCCATGCCCTGCCATACGGGTTTAGGAGCTTGGCTGCGGATTGCCCAATCCGTCTAGTTTATTACCATACCCGCGCAATTACGCGCGGTGGCTGCGACTGTCTTTCGACGGCCCGCCGGTACTAGACGGCTCTAAGGGGTTTCCCGCAATTTGGACGTCTTGCAGCGTGGGGAGCCCGTCAGCTCCCGTTGCCACTAGATGGTTATATGCGCGAGCGAACATCCACACTCGCGGCTGACACTTCCACTGTTTTCCTTGCTAAGGGGGTCAGCACCTTAGCAAGCAGCCACCTGTTGGAGACAAGATGAACACTGTAGTTTATCTCCATCGAAATCTGCATTATAAGGACTGCAGTCCATTGGGTTGAGGCGGAAAGTTTGGAACGGCATGACCTTCACGCGGTGGCACAGCATGCTCATCTTGTGCAGCGACGGCTGACGGTTGAAAAGCACATAATCACCGTCGCGCAAGTGCCGGTCCACAATATCTCCCACCGCCAGCGCCTCCGCAATTTTCTCGCGACTCGCCTCGAAGCGCAGCGTAAACGTCTTGCCGTGCTCCGCGCTGCGCACATACTTGGCACCCGGCCACTTGTCGGGCCCGTTGCGCACCAGCTGCCGCAGCTCATCAATATTGTAGTTGTTGACAATTTCAGGGAACGACAGTTGAATCGCCACCTTGTAAGGAACACCCAACTCATCCAGCGAAATATAGGGGTCTGGCGTAATTACGGAGCGCGCAGATTGGTCGACACGCTTGCCGTTCAGGTTGCCACGGATGCGTCCCTCCTTCTTTTTCAGGCGGTCGCTGATGCTCTTGAGCTTGCGTCCGTTGCGCTGTTGCGCCTGCGGCAGTCCTGGAATTTGATTGTTGAGAAACGTGGCCACGTGATATTGCAGCACCATCGTCGTCAGCCGCAGATATTCTTCCGTCACTGCGCCGCGCTCAATGCGCTGCTTGAGCTGCGTGTTGACCTTGACAATGTCGCTCAGCTTGTGCGTCAGGTCGTCCTCGCGCCTCTGGCCGTTCTCCTCAATAATGCTCGGGCGCACCGCCGGCGGCGGCACAGGCAGCACCGTGCAAATCATCCACTCTGGACGATTCCACTTTGGATTAAATCCCAGCATCTCCATGTCAGCATCGGTGATGCGAGCGAAAATTCGCAGCACATCGTCTGCCGAATATTCCTTCTTGACCACCTCTGCCTCCTTGTCCTTGGGGTCCTTCCACTCCACCACAATTTTTAGAGCACCATCTTTAATGTATTTTGTAGGCACGGCCGCACCGCAACCAGGGCGTCCATTCTCCTCCTTGGAATCCATGTCGTCGCCACACACTTTAATGCGCGTGTTGCCACACAGTCCCACCATGCCGTCGTGACGCTTTGCCAAATTTTTCATGTGTCCAATTCGCACAGCCTCATCGCGCAAGTCCTTAGAGGTGCTGTTGGGCGACACCAGAACACGTGAGCAGCGATGACACACGCATTTCAGCACCTTCTTTGCATGCTCAAACAACATGGCTTGGAAAACTGGCTTCGCGAGCGTGATGTGACCAAAGTGACCGGGGCAGAAAATGTTCTTCTGTTGGCACGTGTCACAGAAGCGGTTGTGCTCCAACACGCCCATGCGAGGGTCGAACAGGCCGCCCACAACCGGCACATTTCCCGTGTAAGTGTCCGTCTTTGTCACCTCCACCACCGAACGCCGCACAATTTCTTCGGGACCCAAGATGCTAAACTGAATGCCTTTGACGACATCTATGTCTTGATCATACGAGAGTTCTTTATAGATTGACATTGTTTACACTGTCCTGGTGCGAAATCCAACAAGCTCTGTTAGAGTCGTAGATAATTTAATAAAGGAGTGTATCTGTCTAAATGGACACTCAAATCCTTTTTTTCGCCGGGAAGAAAAATTGACCCCAGGCCCAAGATCACACAATTCCAACAAATGACCGAAACAGATAGCGATAGCGATTACTATCCAGAAAGTGAAGAAGAAAGTGAGACCGGAAGTGCAATGGAGGAATCTGAAGGCGAAACCATTCACACGACAAGCTCAGCCAGCACATCAAGATCGGGAAGCACATCGGGAGATAGTATGGCTGACTTTATTGTTCCAGACTTGGACAGCAGCGAGGACGAAGATGCAGACGAAGATGCAGACGAAGATGAAAAGCCCTTACAAATGCGAGCGGTGAGTCGCATGGTGGGCACTCTTGGACGAGGATACAGGATCGGTCCAATTGCCTTGCCTTGCGAGCGTTTGAGCAAAATGCTTACATCTCTAAGAAATCGCCGGGTAGAGGATGTGGAGCTGGAGCTCGAGGAAGAAGAAGACGCCGGAGGCGACTCTCGCAAGCGAAAAAGAAATCCCCGAATCGCACACTACACACGCGAGGAAAATGACTACTTTTACAAACTGCCCGAAGACGAGCAAACAGCCATGACATCCATTGAAGAATCGCTCAAGATAAATGATGCATCGTCTCTCGTAAATGTCAATATGCCTATTCGATTTCGCTTGTTGAAGTCGGCGGCAGACATTAATACAAAACGTCTGCTCATGGCTAAGCTTGATACTGTGAATAATATGGGCGGCCATGAGGGAGATTACCATAAAATTCATAGCTGGCTGCAATCCGCATCACGCTTGCCCTTGGGGCGTTTTACACCACTGCCCATCCAACGCGAAGCTGGAATTCCAGCAATTCGCGATTTCTTGGAGCTAACTCGCTCATCACTGGATGCGGCCGTTTATGGCCATCTGGACAGCAAGGAGCAAATTCTGCGCATCTTGGCACAGTGGATTTCCAACCCGCAATCACGCGGACACTGCATTGGCATACAAGGCGCAATGGGCACAGGCAAGTCGTCGCTTGTTAAAGAGGGCATTGCCAAGGCGCTCAATCTGCCGTTCTCTTACATTGCACTTGGCGGCGCAGCAGACGGTGGCTTTCTAGAGGGTCATAGCATCACATACGAAGGCTCAACCCATGGGAAAATTGCAGAGGTCGTCATGAAATCGGGTTGCATGAATCCCGTGATTTTCTTCGACGAGCTCGACAAAGTCAGCGACACATCCAAGGGCGAGGAAGTATCCAATATTCTAGTGCATCTCACCGACGCCGCACAAAACGAACATTTTAACGACCGTTTCTTCACTGAAATTGACCTAGACCTGTCCAAGGCTCTCATGGTGTTTGCATTCAATGACGAATCTCGAATCAACCCGATTCTTCTAGACCGTATGACAATCATTCGTGTGGCGGGGTACAATGCCGCCGACAAGCAAGTTATTGCGCGCAAGCACTTGCTCCCAAGCATCATGGACCAACATGGTCTCGCTCATGAAACCATCACCTTTACGGACGCGATTATCAAAACTATAATGGAGCGGGTTCCTGAAGAAAAAGGCGTACGCAACTTGCGTCGCGGCCTCGAAAGCATCATCAGCTGGTACAACATGCTGCAATACTTGCCCGATACAGACTTTGACTTGTCGCCACCATTCAATATTACAGACGATTTCGTCAAGAAATATCTAAAAAAACAAACACACATGTCAGACCATGTGCATCAGTCAATGTACATGTAGCTACAACTACAAAACCTTTGCAAGTTCCATCACAATCTCAATATCCTTCCATTGAACAACACTATGTTCACGATGGTCGGCGACGCGCTTGCTGCGCTGGAACAAATCGAGCCACCAGCGCTCGACAATAATATGAAACGAATGTAATTCTTCTGGCAACCATTTATTTTTGTCATTGCATGCTTTGCGCACGAGAAACGCAAATGTTTTTGCGGGGATGACGAATGCGGGAGGTGCGGCGGCGGCGTCTTCATCGGCATTTGAAAACACAAAGGATTCCCCTTGTTCTTTCAAATAACGATGCAGACCCACTCTCATTTCCTCCGTCATGGTGCCACTAACATGTTTGATGTCAGCTAGCTTGGCCATGCGTTGAACCATTGGCTTCTTTAGTCGACCGAATCCGTCTGGACCGGCTGCAACCATGCTGCTCGCTTTGCACATATATTTCAAAGAAATTTCATCAAATAAAACGCGCCCTCTAAGAGTAAGTAGGGCTCGCGATGTCTGCAACCACCCCAAAACTGGTGGATGGAATTCCATGGTGGCTAAAACAGCTAGCAATAACCACAGGACTGCGTCCGGGCAGCGCGGGGTCAACACAGGGCCTTCAAGCTATACTCCGCCCACAACCATTGCCGCCGACCAAGTTGCCACCACCCTCTACGGTCAAACTTTCGAGAAATAACCCTGCAATAAGCATTCCAACAAACATAACATTCCTTTCACCAAGTGAAACATCCGCCTTTTTAAAAGGTGACAGCGACGGCTATGTGAGCCGCATGACCCGTTTAGATTTCGTTGCCCGCGGAATGCCCCCGGATGTTTACCTATCTGCGATTTCCGAGGCGGCCATGCGAACCTCCACGTCGCCGAGTGAACAACAAAAAGTCATTGAGTGTGCGCAGCTAGCAGATGCCTTCTTTTACAATTGTGTCAAGACTCCAATAAACGGCATTACGGTCGCACGCATGCCATGGAAGTTTGGATTTGTGGAGGGAAAAATCTACGAGTACGGGCTGCCTCACACGCGCGCCGACATTATTTTCATTCCACTTGACATTCTTGGGGATAGCATAAAGGAGCTCACGCGGACACTCATTCACGAAAAGGTTCATATTTACCAGCGCGCAAATGTCGAGGCAATTGAGGGATGGATTGCGGAAAATTATTACGAGGCCTTTGATAAAATTGGCAACCGTGGCATGGACAGCGAAATTAGAAGTAACCCCGACATAGGCGATTGGTACTACATGAAATGCGAGGATGCGTCACCTTACTCTATACCGGGCGATAGCGAAGCAAAGGCAAGCGAACTCATGCAAAAGAGAAAGGCGTGGTTGTTGGAAAAGTGCAAGCCAATGGCTGCATTTTACGAAAACAAAAGTAAGGACCCCGAGGGTAACGACGTGCCGTCGGATCCGACCAATATCACACAGGTAAAAGAAGGTAGTGGCGGCAAACATGAGCATCCGTACGAGGCCATGGCTTACGAAATAGCCGACCGGTACACGGGTGATTCATGCAAACCTAAATAGCGGCCGACACGCTGATAGGACCTTGCAGTGCGGACATGACGCGCACCCACGAAGGGCGGGCTGCGTCAGGGTACAGAGCGTACATAATGCGACGCTTTGAGTATGTGATGGCCATGTAGCCGGAACCGGCTTCACCTGTGCGAACGAAGTTGTTCAGGATTTCGGCGAAACGAACCATGCCTGGGTGATTGTTCGCGCTGGCATCATCACCAAGCGTCATCATTATTTCATTTGCCTCGGTTTGGCGTTCTTGTTGGCTTTTCATGGGAGCTCCCTAAACATCTTTACGAAAAGTATTTAAGGGCGGGTGACGGACGCCTATTAATACCACACATGGCCGAGATTCAAGTTGCCGGGACAAACCCGAACATTCTAGAAATAAAGACCGTGCAATCATCGACGTTCAAGCAAGTCGTGGATGCTCTCAAAGAAATTTTGATGGATGTGAACCTCGAGTTTGACGAGACTGGTATGCGCATTGTTGCCCTGGACACGACGCATGTGGTTCTTGTGCATCTGAAGCTAGATGCCGACAAGTTTGAGACGTACCAATGCGAAAAGAAGCTATACGTGGGCATTAACATTCTCAAGCTGCATGTGCTCATCAAGACCATTACCAATAACGATTTGCTGACGCTGTATGTGGAGCGCGATGACCCGAACCGCCTGGGCATTCGCATTGAAAATCCGGAAAAGAACGTGCGCACGAACTACAAGCTGAGCATGCTCGACATCAATGTTGTGAACATTCAAATTCCGCCCGCCGAGTTCCAGACCATCGTGTCAATGCCGTCTATGGACTTTCAAAAAATCATTCGCGACATGCACAACCTGGCCGACTTCATCGAGATTCGCAACGTCGAAAACGAGCTGCGCTTTAGCTGCAAGGGTGACTTTTGCACGCAAGACACGACACTCAGCCTCGAGCGCGCCGCTAACATGAGCATTGTGCGCAACACCGATCGCCCGCACGAAATTATTCAGGGTGTGTTTTCGCTCAAGTACCTGGCTATGTTCACCAAGTGCACAAACCTGAGCAACATGGTTGAAATTTACTTGAAGAATTCGTTTCCTCTATGCCTCGTTTACAGTGTTAGCAGCCTCGGCACAATTCGCCTTTGCTTAGCACAGAACGACTCGCCTGCGAATTAATGTATTATGAATTATTGTTTTTTAGCCATGTGTACATATTTTGTTTCGATCAGACAATAACACACAGAAATGCAGAAACTGTCTGTTGTGGGGGATAAAACGGCTCAACTGACAACATACAATGGAAATGTTGGTATTGGGACGACTTTACCAGGTCAAAAACTTCAGGTAAACGGCAGTATAGATTACTCGGGGCAATTATCTCGAAGTGGTGGAACGAAGCCATTCGCAAGATATAACACATTTCCAGCGGCTACTACAGGGCCTGCGCGCCTGAATTTTACGACAAAAGTATACGACACGCATAATGCAGTTACAACTGGGTCGTCATGGAAATTCAAGGTTCCTTTGAAATGTGCTGGGTATTATCTTGTTCACATAGGTACACATTTTCAAGGTATTGGTTACTGTGATTTGTATCGCACAACTGGCGGAGTGACAACTCAACACTGTCGCTTAAATCAGTCGCCTTCTCAATATATGCACCATGGTTCTGCAATGATTTACTTGCTCGCAACAGATGAAATTTACGTAAACATTACATCCGGAATTGTTGATGCTGCAGGATACTTAAACTATATTGACATCGCATGTTTAGATTTGCAATAAACAGCAAAAAGAATCACTTACTTAGCTCATAAAAGCCAGCACATCAGGGTGGCATTTGAATGCTTTCGGGCTCACCGCAACGACCTTAACGGAATCCAGAGTTCGCGCTCTTGAAAGGGCGGTATATGCTTGCCCATACTCAAATACAGAGGCACCGAGGTCAACCTCTATGGCATCGAGTGTCATGCCCTGGGCTTTATGTGTTGTAAGAGCCCATGCTAGTTTGAGAGGCATCATGCGAACACACAGCTTGCTCTTTCCATTACTTTTTTCGGGGTCTTCGTCTTCAGGCGAGTCTTCTACACAAACATATGGAACTTCAACTTTTATGCCATTGCGAAGCATCATAAACACGGATTGCTCTCCCAACTCCAGAACAACACCGCGCGACCCATTCACCAAACGGGTAACTGTTACTTCACCGGTAGGCTCAATATTTTTTGTGACAACAACTTGCGCACCGACTGCAAGTTCAACACCGTCGCCAATGCCTGCTGCTGCAGCCCACTTTGCCGCACGACCCACTTGTGACGGCAGGCAGCGGTCAAACATGGGCATGTAGGTTTTTGTTTTCATAAATGGGCGCTCAGTCAACAGGCGAGATAACTCGCCACGGTTGATGGCATCTACATCTCGATTCAGCGAATATAGGCGTGTTGGCTCGATGCCATCATCAAATGTCGTGCCGCGGCAATTGGCGAGAAGCTCAAAGTCATCGAAGTTGCATACCCCTTTCTTAAGGCGCTCAAGCATACCTTGGAACTCTTCGTCGTCTGCTTGCCGCACCAGCGTTTTGAGGAAATGCTTTGCAGGTGCAAGTTCTTTCCAAGCAAATGAGTGAAATGCAAACTTTCCATTGACGGGTGGAATTTGATAGAAATCTCCGGAAAACACAATTTGTACACCTCCAAATGGTAATGAATTTTTGCGAAGGATTTTAAGGTACTCGCTTATCTTATCGCACAAATTTGCATCAAGCATGCTGACCTCGTCAATAAGCAACAAACCAAGGCGGCGCAGAGTTCGAGGCAATGGCTGTTTTTTTGTTATTGCTTGCTGGGCAAGATAATCAGCGGTGCCTTTAGCGAGACCGATTCCAAGAAAAGAGTGCAATGTGCGGCCATTTACTAAGAGGGCCGCTGTGCCTGTCATTGCCGTTTGTTGAGCGAATCTGCCAATGGCATTTGCCCACTTCATGATGCGTTGCAATGTGAAGGACTTGCCGGTTCCTGCTGAGCCGCCCAAGAGAATGCTCTCGCCGCGAACAACCGCATCAAATGCTGCGCGCTGTTCGCAGTTCAAGCCATTTGCAATTTCGTCGATACTTCCCTGCACTAACTGGGGAGGCGCGGCGGATACTGCTGCCGCTGCCGCCGCAGATGTTTCAGCAATGTAAGCAAGTGCCGCTTCTTCAGTAGCAAATTTCTTGTATTTTGAGCCTCGTCCTACACCATTTGTTTGACAGTCAGTCCAAGCTCGATAGATAGCATTTCCCTCTGCTCCATTCACGACAGCATAGTATGGAGCAGATAGTTCGCTCTGCATGCACTTCCTTTTTGCGATCCATTTCTCTTCTATTCCCGTGTAAGCTGCTACCTCTTGTAGTGTCATGTCACAATCAATTGATAGTAGTTTTTTTGCTGCCAGATGAGTTAATCTAGACTTTATTGAGGCCGGAGTTCTGCTCATCACTTCTGCAATCTTTTCTTTTGAACATGAAACGGCATTGCCCCATAGCCATGCATCTTGTTCATCGCTCCATGGTGCCCCCTTGTTTATAAGAGCAGAGTCCTCCATTTTTCATTAGTAATATAACTCTTCACTTGTTTAGGTCCTTTTTTTAGATGTCGTCAAGCTTAAATTCGTCAACTTGGACATCATCATCAAGCTTGAACTCATCTATCACTTCGGGAATCTCAACTTTAACTTCAGGAACTTCAACCTTTACTTCGGGAACATTAACAACATTAAGGTGCACATTTTCGACAGCCACAATTATCGTAGGTATATTTTCTTCAAAAACTGCATTTGCGGGTCTAGGAAAGTAAGCACGCTCAGCAGTTCCCTTGTGAACAACCGTTTTGCCGTCAACACGAAAGATATCGTATGCACCATCAACTTTCACAATGCGGTACATTAGATTGTCCGCATATGCCGTCCAGACTTGGCAGCGTCCTACAGTTTTGTAAGTGTTTTCATCAACGGAAAGCATCAAGATAGGTTTTTTCTTCCTGATGTTTGTTTTAAGCATCAACAGGTGTACCAAGTTTTGAATCACACAATTCTCATAATATAGGTGAAATCCAACCGACATTGCTTTCGATGTGCCATTTGTAGACAAGTGGCCTTTCGTATAGTTGTAACGAAGGTCGTCTACCCGCATGATATGTATTTGCATAACTACATATTAAAACGCTTAAAAATAATTTAAAAACCGCGCACTTACGAAGCATCCGTGAATGGCTTGTACATGATTTTGGTATATGCAGGATGGTCGATTTTATACAGAGAATGGTCTCCAATATTACTGTTGTCAACCCACAATCGTAGAATGCAAAAGCTCCGTTTGGGCGAAATAGACGCCCCGCAAATTCGGTCCCACCCTACTTTATCACCACCCATGCTCTCTCCTAAAACGGTATAACTTAGCTGCTTCCAGAAATGAGGAACTTCACTCTTCATGACTTTGAACGAGAAACAACCACCCTTTGCATTATGCTTATCCTCCCAAATTGGTAGAATGTGTTCCCGCATGAAGAAAAACATGCCATTGCACCAATATTCACTGAGGGCAACTTGAATATCAACGACCTCTTGCACTGTGCTCACGGTGGCCAACGGAACATAGCTTTCGATTTCCCAAGCATCGTCATCGGGATCATGAAAGTAAAGTGTCCATGTATCGTTTAAGAATTTTTGAGTTTGAGCCATGGGCACCTATTCCAAACCATGATTTAACCTCTCTAAATCCAAATATGTATTCTTTTGTATAATAGCACATGTCATACAAGTTGTCGACACTTGGGGGTGCATTTGCAATATCCAATGGCAATGTGGGTATTGGAGCAACTGTTCCCCTTGCAAAATTAGATGTGAATGGTGATATTAAATTGACAGGAACTGGGAACATAGTAAATAGCTCCGGTCGTGCGATTGTAAAACAAACCGGTTCAGTGCTTAACGTAGTAAATGCTAAGACGGACCTTTTGTATACTTCCGGCTCTCAAAATCTTATATCTGTGAGCATCACACCGACAAGTTCATCAAGCAAATTTTTAGTGCTTTGTTCGGTTTGTTGTGAGCGCAATGGAGGTTCCGTTAGTACTTACGTTTATACTCATGTTTATAGAGACAGTACACTTGTTGTTGGAAGCTTTGGAAATGCACTTGGCCATCAAGTGAGTCAAAATGCTCGTCAATCAGGGTCAACTTCATATCTTGATTCCCCTGCAACGACAAGTGCAATTACATATAGGGCGTACGTCGACCATGCAACAGCTGGTGGTGTCCAGTTTATTTGGTATGCAACGACAATAACAGTTATGGAAATAGCTGGTTAAGACAGAAAAACGATCACCTCTGCCCTTTTTCTAAGGACGGCCATTTTGCCCTTTTTTCCCCTCCCGAGTAAACTTTTGCATTTGACTTTGCCTCAATTTTGTCAATGAGAGGCAATAACTCAAGCAGGCGCTCTGGTTCAATTGGACTTGCGTCAAAGTTGTTAATCCATTTATTCAGTATTTCGTTCATTTTTTCAATTTGAGAAACGTATACAAAATCTATAAGCTCCGCTAGTCTTTTCACAAAAAGCTTAATATCAATGAGAAACTGTTGCTTTGTTTTGATAAAAGAAGAGAATTCAAAGTCCATGAGCTTAATCTGGTATGAGTGCACTTTAGATTTGGTTGTTTGTTGTATGAGAATGTTGTCCAAATGCAAATCACCGTGTGTAAAACCGCACTTCTTGTAAGCTTCTACCATCGTACAAACGACTTGCTTTGCGCATGAATGGAATACATCAATCGAAACAGAAGACCAATCAAATGTTTTGAAGCTTCTACTATTTATGTGTTCCATTACAAGCACTTGTAATGTTTCCCCATTCGTAGCCGGTCCTTCGCATAGGCTTGGATGAAGCACATCCGCAGCATAGTTTTTCAAGCTGTCCGCACAGGTAAAGTAACAAAAGTACTTTACGATGCCTCCAATCTTATGTTTTTGTAATGTCGAATATGTTGTCCACTCGTTCTCGAGGTTTTCTGTTGACGCAGCAATCTTGACAACGACTCGCGTTTTTTTATGGAAAAGCCCCTCGAGTATTTTCTTATCCGAAATCTTCAATGCTTTCGTTTTATCAATGATTTGTAGTGCGCCAAGCGTATCTAGCCATTCTTTCGTTGTCGGGCTTTCGCGATTGATGGAGTTGCAATTTATGACAAACTTAGAGCCCGATGAGCTAGAATCATTGCCAAATGGCAGAAACGTTGCCATTCGTCTTATTTATTGCTTACGTAAAAGGGAAACTGCATCGTACGCGCATTGTCATAAGAACTGTTTATTCAAACGCCCTGCCAATAACAGTTATGGAAAAACAAAATCAAATTTACGCTTCCAGTCAGATTCGAACTGACGACCTAACGGTTAACAGCCGTTCGCTCTACCGACTGAGCTATGAAAGCAAGGCATATGGGACATGCCCATCTTGCTATGAATGCTTATCTTTAAATGATTTTCAATATAGAATCCATATAAGACAATAAAATACATGGAATATAAATAACATAGAATGCTTCTTTCGAGTGCAGGAACTGCTCGCTTCGCATGCCGCACCAAAACATCAAAACGGCCTGCGCGGTATGTGATGCGCCTACGCATGTGCGACAGTGCCGATATTTACGAAACTTATGATGCTCGTATCGAAAAAGAGGCGCTGCTCTCTCGACATGCACACGCACGAGTTACAAATGACATGCTCAAAGGGGCCGTGAACGATGCACTCGCAATTTGCAAATCAAACGACACCATTCAAGAGTGTGCGGTCTTTTGGGATGTAGTCGATGAGCTATTTCATGCCCTCGCACGTCACTATGACCGTGACCAAGAGCTTGCAAAAGGTGAACCGTGGTCGTTGAAGCAACGCGAATACGACCTGTAGCCACTTAAACAATTTCATCGATTATTTTTAAGCACACAAATGCACGTCATTCGTACAATCACATGCAAGGTTCATCCTCCACAACTCGCCCGCGCGGCCATTATTCCCCCTCGTGTTGTCGGGTTGCGCAACAAAATTCGCGAATGTGACGAAGCTTACAAGCGTGACCTAATGCAAGCCAAAATAGAACATTTTAAGCAAGCTTTTCCAGAAATCATTCAGCTCGCAGACAACGAAAACATAAGAAATGCAATGCTCGACTGTGAAGAGCTTTCATGGCCGCGTGGCAACGCATTCAAGGACCGCGCGCGTGAGATGGTCCCCAATGCCAAAGTTTTTGTCCGTAGGTGCATTAGCGACATTTTAGATAAAGAAGACATCACGGATGAAGTGGCAGCATTTTTAGAGGCGTACTTGATAGAAAAGAAGGTCATCGAATGAGCTGTCAGCTCGCAACCTCTCTTTTGTTTTTGACAAACATTACGCATGCATATTACGTGCAAGCGGCTTGGCTGCATCATGCATGGGTGCTGGTGCTTACAACATCGCTCTTGTACCACGCGGCCCCAGATGAAGCACGGCGGCAAAAAGCCATTCTGCGTAGAGTTGACCAAGGAGCCGTCCTTGTTCTTGTGTGTGTTGGAGCGGTGTATTGGTGTTTCATTCCATTCGCTTTCAAGGTGGCCGCGCTTGTTTTATTTGGCACATGTATCGTGTTGTACGCGTACGGATTCAAAAATAAATGCCTTTGCTTTGCCAATCCACCGTACGACCGTATGTGGCATAGTGTCATGCATGTGGCAGCCGTTATCGGCCATCACCTGATTATGTTCGGCATGTGGCCCTAAACACATCGGCGCCACGCAGGACGGCTCTTTGTCGGCACACATGACTTGCGTAAAGCATCAAGTTGATCACCGTTGGTCAACACCGAATATAGAGCGCGCCCAGCTGTTCGATTCTCATGAACCTCATTTTTGTAAATCATGGCATACTTTTCTTTTAGAGTATCGGCGGGCAGTGCTCTCCTATTCCCGGGTACACGGTTAACCTCATTATAGCTATATATAGCCCGAGTGAAACCATGTTTTGTTGCGATAGGTACTAGCTCTTTTTTCCCAGTTAACAAAAGGAGGTATTCGTACTTGGGGCCGCCGCCCTTTTTACGGGCAATCAAATCAACTATAGCATGCTCCAATGCGAGTGTGCCCGCCCATTTCTTACTTGCTGTTGGATTGGTAATGACGACTTCGATTTCTGCTATTCTTCCGGCATTTGATTTTTCCTCGATTGTTGCATTAGAAAACACTATATCCCATTTGCGTTCGTTGCCACCTGTATCGGTTCCTTTGCGGCGGCGTTCAAACCCACCATATGCTGTAAATACCATTGGAACATACTGATATCCATTCCCGTTTGGGTGTAGGTCAAATCCAATATAGAAAAGGGGCAACTTGCTCCATACGAGCCCCGATAAAGAATCGTCCAAGTAATCTTTGTTAAACCGACCAACGACATTTTCAGTGACATTTCCGTTACGTGCTGTTCTAGTTTCGGTTTTTGTAATCCATTTCATAACGGCGTCATATAACGACATTTCGTTAAAAAGGTGAGCCGCCGCCTTCGTTTCGTCATCCAATGCAGCAATCGATTCTCCATGTCGCAACTCGTCCGCCGCCATGAGCACTTTCTTGCTAAAATTCTTGAAAACCCCTCCCATGGCATGCGCTTTCATGCGGATGGTGGTTTTCAACAAGCTTAGCAACTCTTTGGAGGTTGTCTCATTATTTATTTCAAACGACATAGTTGGTTCTATCATCGCCACGCAAAAAAGTATATAACCTCATCATAGGAAGTGCAATGATGAAAACACGCACATTGTTGATTGCTGTATGGAGCGCTCTTATAACTCTCATCATTTACTATTTGATTACAACCATGCGTCGTGAAACATTTGTTGATACGCCCACCCCATCTGGAGATACACCTGCAGACGTAATCGAGAAGCGTCTAGACGCAGCAACTTGTGCATTACGCTCATTGATTGTGAACTCTTCGGGTACAAATAACATTCTTCACGAGACGGAGGGACCAAAGGCTTTAGCAAAAGCACTTGCTGCCCAAGGGTTTATTGAATCAACAAAGGGTGGGCCCGGCATTGACCCTGGATACTACCCAGGTGACCTTTACATGAAACTTAAAACAGCTCTTGCGTTTATTGGCTACGACCCCAAGCAGAAGCTTAACACAGCTAGCCTACGTGCACTTTTAGTTCAATCTCACTTTACCGACCGAAGCAAAAATAATCACTTCACAGAAAAATTTAGCGCTGATGATAAATCTATTGCTGCAAAGTCATGCCCATCGGTGCCGACAGTTACGGCAACTCAAAAAGCTGCCATGATAAAGCGTCGTGCGCAACTTCTAGCATGTGCATTGAAAGATTCCAAAACTGAGGCAGAATACACTGCTGAAATGACTCGCATGGGCGTCACAGAGCCGAGATATGCGAGCAATAGCTTCATATTCATGACCATGAGGAAGAATCATGAAAAGGGACTCGATGAGGCAAAACTTACACCCCTTATGGAGCTTTTCGTGGAAAATGAACTCATTGTCAACGCCGGAAGACAGTTTGCAGATGTTGAATCCGCGGCGCTAGAATGCAAATCAAAATCCGCCGCCCCAGCCGCCCCTGCTGCCCCATCGAAGGTTGAATTGCCGCCCCCAACTCCTCGTGGGAAAAAGCATGCGCAAAAGAAAGAGAAAGAAACACAAAAAGATGAAATCAATAAGACTCTTATCTATTTCATAATTGCGATTGCGGTATTTTTGTTGATTGGTATCATAATTGCAGTTCTTAAGAGAAACAGTGCGCAACCCCAAATCATGCAACAACAACCCCAGATGCCACAACAACCCCAAATGCAACAACCCAATCCTTACCCTAATCCTTAGAATATGGAAAGCAATGAGATTCTATATTTGATAGAAAACTTCAAAAATAGATTAGAATAGAATAGTTCATTAGAATAGCAATGGCAGGCCAACAAAAAAGAGGGCGCAACTCTTCATCTCCAAATGCGCAGATGGAGGACATAAACGAACTTGCTGGAAAGATGTTCAAAATGAGCACAACCGGTCGTGCTCCGGCGCCCGAAGTAGTGGCTGCGCACCGGATGGATGTACAGATGCATGCACCTCGGGACGACATCGAGGATGCGAAAGTTGAGTTGATAAAGCAAGCAAAGTCCATAAAGCGCATGTACAATCTATTGGACAGATATGCTTCGAGTCTCGACGCATTCATGAAAAAAGTAGAGCAAAACGAAATACTGGAGATATATGCTTACGCCGTTATGCCAACGCAATTGAAGATTTTCAAAGAGCGTAACATAGCATCTGTGAAGTCTAATCTCCAAAATCTTGAGAACTATCCGGCTAAACTCATTGGGGACTTATATGATATGCCCAAAACAACACTAAAGCAAGTAGCAAGCGCTCAAGAAATGAGTGCGAGCTACGTCAAGCGGACTCATCGCGATACTTTGAACACTGAATTTTCGAGATTGAATCTGCTCCCTGCCCAATTACTGATTAGCGCGCTTGCTCCCACCGTTACCCGCGCTCTCTACAAACCCCAAATCATTGATGAGCGGCAATGGATGAAGGTTGTCAATGCCTTCAAACGGGTCTTTCCGAATTATAAGTTCACGCCGATTGAGATGCGGTACTTGAATGAGTGGCTACACACAGGAATTGCCAATTTCCATGGCAAAAGATTCAAGGGCATTAAACCGGACGAGAGCGCACAGATCAAGTCGGCTTTGATGCAGTCATTCGGCAAAGACGGAACGACATACTTTGGCACGAGTCCACTTGTAGCTTCGCCTACACCGCCTCCTTCGCAGGATAGTGACGACTATTGAACCAGCTTATTGAAATCCGGCCGCAAGAGCTACTAAGGCGACTGCGTTACGCCGAGCGAAAAATGAGGAGGAATGATGGCTATTCCGTTTGAAGCCCCGCATTGATTTTTTTGATGTTCGCATCCGTAAACGGATGTGCAAAGTACTGAATTTGCAGCAAAATTTCAGTATTATGTTATAATAAGAGCAAGCCCATGCCATCTGGTGGAGCTTACGTAAGCGAAGGCACATATGGATGTGTATTTGCGCCACCTCTTGCGTGCAAAAATCCAATCAAATCACATCCAAAACCTGTAGTGGGCAAGGTGTTTTCCAGATTGGACAGTGCAACTGATGAGGTGAAGGAAATTGCGCGCATTCGCCGATTTGACCCTGACTATAAATTTACTATTCCGTACGTTGGAAAGTGCTCTACTGCAAAGCGTGATTTTGTGCCAAGTGATGAAACAAGCAAATGCGTAAAGCACATAGGATCTAGTCCGTTATATACTCAACTTGTATTTGAACACGGTGGTTATGAGCTTACAAAACTATTTAAGCAACCGAATGCGACCATGCTGAATTTTGACGATGTTATCGCAGCTGCTTTGCCGGTTTTTGAGGGCCTCAAACGAATGCAAAAGAAGGGGTTAGGTCACTTTGATATTAAGCCCCAAAACATTCTCATCGACGAGTCTCAAACGCCACTTCGCATAAATTTGATTGACTTTGGAATGATGAATAAACTCACACAATTGAAATCGGAAACATACATGCTAGAGCACTCGTACATGTATTTTCCACCAGAGTATAAAATATTACACCATGTGAACACGGGCGACACTGATTTTACCAATGTGCTCGTCGCATGTTGGAAAAATCTCAATGTCCTCGGTTATTTGCAGTTTCAAACTTGGATGAACAAAAGATGGCCAAATCAAGAATATGCCGTTGAGATGACAGCAACCGTCTATGAGCAATTGAAAAAGCAACCAAGCGAATTAAATCGCGACTTTGATAAAATATTTGCGGCAAAGGCTGACGTTTATGGTATTGGTATTGCGCTCATTGAGGTTATATATAACTTAGAAACTAAGGGAGGTGTTCGAGTTCGATCTGTTGCGTTGTTTGAGAGCTTGGTGAGGGAACTTTTATTGCCAATGGTACATCCAAATGCATATAAGAGAATAAGCATGGACGATGCGATTATAAAACTAAAATCTTTGATTCGCAGTGGGTCTTCTTCTTCATCGGCCTCCTCCGCCGCCGCTACTCTCGCCACTTCCATTGCACTGCCACACACAAAAGCAGAGTGCGAAAAACTTAAAGTAGTAGAGATTCGAGCTTTACTTGAAAAACACGGCTTGCCAAAGTATGGAAATAAAGACAAAATGTGTGAGCGCTTAAGCAAAGTAATGCGAAAGACTCCAAGCGTAGCTGCGTCCTATAACGTTGTGCCGACTATAGTTGCATCCGCCACATCGCGTACGATGCCAAAAAGTAAAACCAAATCAAAATCATAATCCCGGAATTGCCCTGTTTTTGCTTTTTAGCGCGCAATAAGAGACATCTCGTCCATCAGCTTGAGCAACCGCTTGTTGATGACGTGGTGCCTGTGAAAGCGCTTCTCAACGTTCGGGAAATGCGAAAATTTCATAAGAGAAACCTTGCAAATCTTGAACTCCTTCAACTGCTCTATGCTCACACAACGAAGATCGCGAACTAGACGAACAATGCACATAGCCCGGTATAGCATGTCCTCAATGCGTGCCCGCTGGCGAGTCGTGACCGGCATTTTGGCTGACGGGCGGTTGGTACAAAAAGAAGGGAAGTTGACTTTCAATTTTTCGTTTTTTTCAGGTTAGCAAATTGCCAATCCCAAAATTCCCCTGTTTTTGTTTTTGTTTTTGTTGTTTTTTATTTTTCACTCGACAATGAGAAACATCTCGTCCATCAGCTTGAGCAGCTGCTCGTTGACGACGTGGTGCTTGAGAAAGTGCTTCTCCATGTTCGGGATGTGAGAGAACCTCGTGAGAGAAGCCTTGCAAATCTTGAACTCATTGAGCTGTTCGAAGCCCACCTTGCACTCCGCCTTCCTCGCTTGGCGAAAGACGTCAAGAGCCCGCTGCATCATTTTCTCCATGCCGGCCAGAGGGGGCTCGGCGAGAATCTGCTCCATGCGCTGCATCTGGCGCGTCACGACCGGCATTTTGACGAGGGAGGCTTGAGGGCTGGTCGAGAGCGAGGCTGACGGCGGCTGGCTGGTCGACTGGTTGGCTGATTGGTAGGTGCAAAAAGAGAGGAGTCAGCTTTCAATTTTTCGGATTTTTTGGGGCCCGGGTTGCTGGGGGCCTACGCCGGGCTGCGATTGACCCGAATGCGCTGGTTCGCCGTCGGCCTTGCTGCAATGTGACCGAAAAGTGCCGAGCACTCGCAACCGTCGCTGCCGCTTGCTGCGCGGTCTGCCTCGTCCCCGCTTTGGTACTCAATAAGCGCGAAGGGCGCCGTGTTTAGCTCCCTTTTCAAGTCGATGAAGCGGATCTTGCCGTACTTTGCAAACACCTCTTCAAGGTCATTTTCGCTCACCTTGTTGGGAAGGTTGGCGATGAGAACTTTGTGGTGCTCCATTTGGCGATTCGGTAGGTGCAAAAAGAAAGAAGTCCGCCTTCAATTTTCCGGCTTTTTTGGTGCCGGGTTTGCTGTGCGCCTAGCCGAGGGTGTAGCCAATTACCTCGCGCGCCCAGGCGAGGCGCGAAAACCGAGTGAGCTCTTGCAGCTCCTCGTTGGCGGCAATGTCGCCCTCCTCCTCGGCTTTCTTAATTTTGTCGTCCAGTTCATGCACACACTCGAGCGTCTTTTTCCAGAGACGAATGCAGGTCTTGTCAGCAATCGTCCATGCAATTCCGTGAGCGCGCGCCTGCTCCTCTTTCTCGCGTGAAATGTACTCGAGTGCCTTCTCTGCACCCATCACGGTTACAAGCGTTTTCGAGTAAGGTCGCTTACGAGGATACTCTTTTGTAAAATTTGTAGCCTCCCATGACTCCTCCCCAAGTTTCGTTGTCACACGCAGCACATACCCCTTGCCCTTCTCCATGTCTACCTTGACTTCGATGCGAATTGGTCCCTCTGCTGTTCCGTGTGGCATCGGCACAGCCTTTGGTGGTCCCATCACTCGCGTAAGCATTTTTGCGCGGATGCCTACCTTCTTTGTCCCCATGATCACATTGGCAAGTTGCGAGACGAACGGCTCAAAGAGAAGCTCCTCTGCAATGCGCATTTTGATGGCAGTGATGCGGTCCTTGATTTTCTTGGCATTGCCCTTGTAAGAGCCGTGGTTTTCAAGCTCGTCTTCGCGCTCCATCCAATAGGACGGAGGAAACGAGTATCCGGGAAGCTGCTCCACACAGAGAGCAAACAACTGGCACACCGGCTTCATAATTTGATTCGTGATGTAATGGCGGTAATCGGGTTTGAGGCGATGCTCTTTGATGTAGTCCGGATGCTCAATGCGGTCGCCCTGTAGCCGCACCTCCACCCCCGGCGCCGGCACGATGTACACATAGGGCACTCTGTCGTTTGCCGCCGGTTTGTTCCCCGCATCCCGCTCACCCATTCGGTCAGCCAATACTTTATGTGCAATCTGTTGCGGATTTTTGTAATAGCCGCGCAGTGTTTTGGTGACAATCAGTTCATCCATGGGTGTGCGGCCCTCAACCAAGTTTTGTAGCTGGTCTTTCAAGAAGTCGACGGATGCCTTGAGGGGCTGACCATTCATGAGCAAGTCAATGATGCCTCCGTAAATTATTTTTACAATCTGCGCATTGTCGCGTCGCTTGAGCACAATGCCCATGCTCTTTTGCTTTGGCTTCTTTTCAGCATCGTCCTCGTACAAATTTCCCACATACCGCTTTTTGCTGAAAAGAATAAAGGGAAAGAGAGTCTTCTCATATTCTAGAGACTGTGGCTTGGGCAGAATGCTCTTGATTTCGCGCGCCGCGCGCTGACCTGCGGCAATGGCAAGTGGAAGAGCGTCCTTTCCGGTGACCGGAATTCCTGAGACTGAAATGGTAGGGAATTTGATGAAAATAGAGTCCGTATCTCCGTATATAACCTCCGCACCATACTCGTTCTCCACGAACTCCTTTGCCATCATGATGCGCTCGCGGCCGGTCGCAGTCGTGCACGCCGCAATGTCCTTCCAATAAATTTGCGATGTGCGCGCCCCAATCTGCCCATAGAGCGAGTTGGCCGTCACTTTGAATGCCAGCTGCAGTGCATCCAATACAGCCTGTTCGAACTTTGAATAAGTCGGCTCCACCGAAACAATGTCGGCCGCATCTATGTGCTTCGTCGCACCGAGGTCCACATCGAACAGCTTGATATCGCCGTTCTCCATGCGCTTGGGAAGGCCTGCAAACCGCTCGCCGGTGCGCACTTCCACAGTCTCGTACTCAATTTTCTTGCGCGTGTTTTTGCGCTGATTGATAAGCTTGATGAGAATTTCCGGGATTGTGCCGCGGCGCTCGTTCCCCTTTGCATCGGGCGGCAACTGAGCAAATGTGCAATTTTGAACACCCGTCTTGTGTTTTTTGTCCCCCATGCCCTCGTAAATGTCATAGGTGACCGTAATAAATTTGGTTCCCTGAGCCTCGGCTTCCTCTTTGTAGGTCTCGTCCACCACGAAGCAATCGTGTGACAAGTTGCGCTCAATCATCGAGGTTGGATATAGCGATGCATAATCCAACACAGTGATGGGCGTGTCGAGGTACATCCCCTCTTGAGGGTCGAGAACGATGGCACCCTCATAACCTACTGTATCCATGGTATCTTCATCCATTTCGATGCCAAACGGACGCGGCTTGTGAATGACTGGAATCACCATCTGCTTCGCCCGACATTCCTTCGACACGAGCGAGAAAATCTTGATGCCCTGACCGCGCATGAACAAGTAGCTCAGCGGCACCGAACACACATTGCCCATGCCCACATTGTTTTCTAGAACCTTGAGCTTGTGAAGCAACCTGTTCACGAGCGCACAATCCTGCAAGCAGTAGCGCGCGATTTCTGCGCGGTCGGCAGAGGTCCCGCCAAACTTCCTGAAAATTTCATTCGGGCTCAGGTCATTCTTGTGGTCTCCTAGAAAATGAGCAGCCACACTATCGAGCTTGTACGAGTCCAGCTTTTGGTCGCGCTGCATCACTTTGAGCAGGTCCACATTCACCACGCCATCAAGGGGAAAGTACTTGAGGTAGTTGTCACCAAGAGCCGAAGAGGACAGCTTTTGCTCCTTGACATTGCGAATGCAGCGAGAGGTTAGGCGCCCCAAGCCCTCGCCAAACTTGCCCGCAATGCCAAGCTCCTTGGCGCGCTTCCACATATAATCCATATCAAAGCCGAAGATGTTGTAGCCGATCAAGATGTCGGGGTCTAGCTCAGCAAACATGTCCTTCCAACCCATGAGCATGGCCGCCTCGGTCTCATAGCTATCCACCACAACTCCCTCAATTTCATCACACGAATCAAGAGTTACAATGTGTTTGAAAATGATGTCGTCACTTCCATATCGGTGCACAGTCGTGCCAATTTGGATAATCGCATCGCCCTTGAGAGGGAAGGCATAGAATGCACCGTCTTTGCGAATGTCCCCGTAATCGGTGGCAATGCCGAGCAACGCAAGCACATCGTTTTCAAGGCGGGTTCGCTGTTGCGTGAGAGTTCCCACTCGCTTGGCATCGCCGGCGCCTTCGTCATCACCCTCCTCTGCTGCCTCCACCTCGCCCCATGCCTGCGCAAAGGCCGCCGCCCTGCCAAGCATTTGTGCAAGCTTCGGCGCAACTTCTGTAATCGCCTTCTCGAGTTTTGCAGCGTCGGGCTTGGTCTTCAAAAACACCCTGAATATCTCAGCCCCCTTGGATGTTTTTGTGGCAAGCAGGGTTTTACTGGTAAAGACAGCCTGCAACCAGGATTTGATGTCCGCCTCATTGGCGCATCCCTCTGCCACCACCGCGCCCACCAAGTCCTGAGCAAGCTTCCTGTAATCTTTGAGCGCCACCGGGAAATCGCCATGCGATGAGGTACACTCAATATCAAAGGATGCGATGAGCAGCGGCGCAATTTTGTTGATGTCGACAGGGTAGACATCCTCGCTGTTGACCTCAACATTGATTTGCGATCGCGAGAAACTGGTGTTGCCGCTCTCGGCCGCGCTATCACTGGCATACGACCCGGCGGGCAAACGCACCCACCCACATGGTGCAATGTCGCGCTCGTGAATGAAGCGGAGGAACGGGTCGATGTTGCTTTCATATGGTTGATAACCGGTCTCGAGAATCCACTGGTCGTTGAAATATTTTTTGAGACTGTTAAACAACGCCAGTGACTTCACCTTGACCTTGGCAAATGGAAACTTGCGGTCGTTGGTGAATCCCCAGAAGTCCTTGCGCTTGATGCACTTCACATAGCTTAAATGGCTCTCGAGGCGGCGCGGAATAATGGTCGCTGCATAATCCTTGGGAACCCATGCGCGCAACTTTTTGTCCCATATTAACGACTTTGTCCGGCCCGTCCGCAAGGTCTCCTCGAGCTTTCGCACAGCCGTAACAGGAGAGGACCAATGCTTTTCAGGCAACCGAACAAAGAAATATGGCTCAAATCCCTTTACTTTCACCGTTACACTGTTGCCCTCGTTTGTCACGCCAAACATGATGATTTCATATTCGGGCGCGGGCTCGCTCGGGTCCCGATTTGCCATCCAGTCGCGGTCCGCCTCGGGCACGAACCAATCCGTGAGTTGAAACACAATGTCCTCATCCCCATCATGTACGAGGGCGGGGCGTGGGTACTCCATGTTATAAGTAATATCTTGTCAACATCTCTAAACGGAAAAACACGCGTCATATTTTCTCCTTGGGGGTGATTAGTGGATGGAAGTTGGGGGCATTGCTGTGCTTTTTGCCGGAGCGTCCCTTGCCTATTTGGCATATGACACCTACTGGACAGGTGGCCTCGAGACTGTGAAATCGAGCGTAAATGGCGAGAGTTACATGGTTCGGTCGCTCCCGGACAAGGAGGAAGCAGCAAATCTGTTGGCACGCATTGCGCAACATTTGAAGACGCTTATGCGCCACTTGGAAAAGACGACGCCCGACGACCCGCGCGCAAAACGCTTCTTAGAGCGCTTTCACCCGGAACGTATTAGCGAGGGCCCGGAATCCTCCAAGTATACCAGTTTTAGCATCAACAAAGGCGAGAAGATTGTGTTTTGCCTACGACACAAACCGAAAAATGATTTGGTGGATTTGAACACCATGATGTTTGTGGCTTTGCACGAGATTGCCCATATCTGCACGATTGAAGTAGGCCACCCGCCTAGCTTCTGGACAAACTTCAAATGGTTGCTGAACGAGAGTGTCAATGTGGGTGTTTACCAAGACCAAAACTTCAAGGATCAGCCCCAAGCCTATTGCGGTATTAAGATTACCGACAGTCCCCTGCACACAAATAAATAACGTGTCTAAATTGATGTCATAAACTTGACGTAGTCTTCGGGTGCCATCTTTTTTTTGCGAAGGAGCGCCTTGCCTTTTGTATATACTTGCGGGATGTCTTTCGCGGCTTCAACTATGTCTTTCAGTACTGCTCTTGTAGACGATTCGCAGCGTTCATAGCGACATAGTAACAAAGCTTTTCGCTCTTTTGCTTTTGCAAGTTCTTTTTTCATTGCTTCATTTTGTTTCATAAACTTTTCAATAGGTGCTTTGCGGTCAACCTTGTCATTTGCCGCTTTCCATACGATTTTTTCGGCCTTTTCCTCCGCCTTGCACAAAGCCATGCTGCACTTTGCAAAGTCTTCTGCATGATGTTGTAAAATATCCATTTTCTTGCGGAAACTGGACATTCTTTAAATTAGAAGCCCACTATAATTTTAGAGCTTCGTTACCTAAAACTTGCATGTACATCACTTGTCGCAGGGATGGGCTTTCGATTTTGTTAAATCGCTCACATGCTGATATGAATGTCTCTTTGGTTACTTTGTTGAAATATACCAGATCTCTAACATGAGACGCTAAATTTGGATCTTCATCAGCCGACAGTTTTCCAAGATTAGGTCCCATGTTATCTTTTATGATATAAATCTGCAGTTCTTTATATGCCATCCTTATAAATAAAACCGAACAGCGATGGAAAATAGAATAAAAAGAATCACTGACCATTTGTGGACATGGTGCAACAAATCGAAGATTCGGCGTGATGCATACTGGACAGAATATTATGATTACTGTTTCAAAAATAACTTGTTGTCAATCCCACTCATCGTAATAAGTAGTTTGACTGGTGTGGCTACCATAGCCAATGTGGGAACAACTCTTGATCCTGTGGTAATTGGATGGCTCAGCACAGGTCTAGCCTTTACAACCAGCATGTTGGCAGCGCTTCAACGCTATTTTAAATATGGTGAGCGTGCTGAACAATGCAAGGCAATAGCCAAAAACTACACGCGTATTGCATACAACATTGAGTTTACCACAAACTTATTTAATGCAACTGAGTCGAAAGAGATTGAGCGCATAGTAGATTTTTCCAAAATAATAAGAAAGGATTTGGAGCTCCTCATCAACGAAACAAACGACATTCCGTCCATGTTCATCGAATGTGTTGAGCCGGATGTTGTATGTGTCGGTGTTGAACCTGTACAAGAAGATGAAATTTTCAAACCAACTGCTGCAATTGAAAAAAGTTTGAGCGACATAGTAAAAGAATCTCATTATCGCGTTCGTCGCTAACGCCAACTGGCTCTTAACTCAAATCGGGAAACGGAATGTAAACTTGAACTTGCAGCGCCGCCTTATCATATGTTGCCTGCCACGCTTTGGCACCAATTAAGTTCTCCATAGTCCGCAGCGTGCTTTGTTTTCTTTGGTCGATTGCTGTGGCAATAACCGTTTCCCAATTTATTTGAATATTTGTGTTTGGTCTTGCCCATGCGTACTCGCACAAAGCGGGCTGATGAGCTAGCCCCTCCTCTATCGTCTTGCCACCAACGCCGAGGCCCAAGTCCCATGTGTAGCGAAACGTATGTGATGCATCGAGCATGCAACAGCGGTAGTAAAAATTGTCAGGCACTCGCCAATCAAAGTTTGCAAACAACTGGTGAATGCGTCGAAAATCATCGTTCCCGAGGGCATCGTAAAACACGTAGTCCTTGTACTCGGCGTGCCGCGCTTCCGGAATGTGCCGGAGAATGGTGTTGAAAGTTATCAAGTCCCTGCACTTATTCAACACATGATATGTAACACTACACCCTAGTTCTATGAAACGCTCAACATGTTCGACGGGAATGCCCTTCGAAACAGCCGCCACAAGAGTATTAATGTACATGTCTTCAACTGGCACATTGTATGCAATGAGTGTGTTTATAATGTCGGGACGTTCCATTGCACGATCGTATGCGCGCGCTGAGCGGGGCACCTCGTTTTCAAGCAAATAAGACACATGTGCGGGTGTACCATACTCGCACGCCGACCAAAGCATCATTTCCGACAGTTCCCATTCGACATTGCCCACAATGAACTCGATAAGACCGTTATTATTTAATTGGAGGGCCCGTTCAATAACATCATCGAGTATGAAATGATGATCATGATTCTCCATCACCGACTCGATAATGAACCTGACATACCAAATTGCGTCCGCCGTTTGCATGTTGAAAGCTTCATTGATGAGGTCCCAAGTTTCAAAGTTTACGATGTTTATAATATCGGTAATTTTGGTGAACAAGTCACGCGCCGCATCTATCTTTTGTGACTCAATGCAACCCGACAACATGTTGTGCATGCCATCGATGCGCACTTGTTGAATGAAGTGGTCAGCGCCATTGTCATGTGCGAGAAGTTGCAATAGCGATTCCGCAACACTTCCCGCAGAATGTATGCCAATTGACCTGAAAGCCTCCTCTCCGCATTCATCGTAAGACGGAAATACGCGCCACTCTATGAATTTAGTTGCCATAGCCCCATTGTCTTTTATGGCCGCCGCTGTCCATAGAAGCGACCCAAATTGTGAATTCGGCAAGATTCTGGTGGTGATTCTCGAAATGAAATCTCTAAGGAGCGTTTCGTGCCCACCCATTACCAGCCAGTATGCAACATTTAACGGTGCAGCACCCATGAGGTAATCCTCGTGGCCCAGAAGCGCCGCGGCGCATATCATGGAATGTTCGCCGACAATTTCCTTGATTTTCGCTTCGATCAAGGAGTCGCGGGCAGACCAGATGCGTGCTATGTATTCAACGTCTCTAGTTCGAAATAGCCCTTGCCATTGCTCATTAAATATCATCCACATGAGGAGGCGCCTATCAGGCGGCATTCGCTTTAAGATTTCGCATCGCAAATCAACCGATAAACTCTTCCATAAATCCATATCCATTATGCGTAAATAAACGTTCCCTGCTCTTATATTCTAGTTTAGTCCATTTTTTAGGTTGGGCCAGGATTGCGGCAAAGTGACACCAAAAAGAATGCGGCTTTTGGATAGAGAGGTAAGATGGAACATGAAGCGGCATGGCATCTTATTGATACATACTTTCGGGAACATGCATATCCTTTTACTCGGCACCACATCGAGAGCTTTCGTCAGTTTTTAAAACACAATATACCGCTGACCATCATCTCGTACAACCCCATTGTGATGGTTAAATATGATAAAGATGGCGTGGAGGATTTCAAGGTAGAGCTATTTGTTGGGGGAATTGAAGGCACCGAAATTCGCATCGACCGCCCCGTGACACAATTGGCGGACGGGTCGCCTATTTTGCTGACTCCTAACGATGCGCGCATGCGAGATGCAACTTACCGTATGAACCTTATGGCGGACATTGTTGTGCGTTACACAATCGCCGGCAAAGAGGCGCCCCTAAAGACCTTCAAAAATATTGTGCTCGGTCAATTGCCCATCATGCTCCACAGCGACGCATGCGTGTTGCATGCCCAAAGTGCACAGGTTCTCAAAGCCCTCGGGGAGTGTCAACATGATCAGGGTGGCTATTTTGTGGTTGACGGCAAGGAGAAAGTTGTCATCAGTAGCGAACAAATGAGTGCCAATCGCCTATTTGTCGAGCCGACTCCAAACGACCCGGACATTTCGTACAAGGCACGCATCATTTGCACCGGAGAAACCGGAGAGACGGCCCTTTCTCCCCGCATTGTAAACTTCCGCGTGATTCGCACAAATTTGCAAGAAAGTTGGGATAAGCGAGCGGCGGCGGGCGCGGCCACAGGAGGCAACGATAGCGACAACGACGATGCCCCGGCAGAAGGTGCCGTCCCCAAACAAGTCACACCCAAAAATCAAAAGGGAGCGGTTCTCGTTTCGGCGCCCGGAATATCAGGGGAAATTCCCCTATTTACGGTCTTTCGCGCACTAGGTGTCGAGAGCGATGAGGAAATCATCGAGACCATTCTAGGCGGGCCCATCGATGCCCAAACACCCATCGCCTTTCTAAATTTCCTGCGACCAAGCGTCACGCACGCGGCATCGACCGAACTTTTCAGCAGAGAGGATGTGTGGAAAAACTTGCAACAACGCGTGTATTTCAAAGAAATAGACTATGTTCATCACGTCTTGGCGAATGACTTATTTCCAAACATGAACGGCGGCGGAGACAGTGACGCAGATTGGAAATCATTGTTTGCTCGCAAAGCTAAGTATTTGGGGCATCTCGTGAAGGACTTGATGCGTGTCGCACTCGGTGTTCAACTGCCGAGTGACCGCGATAGCTACGCCTATAAGCGCATCCATGTGTCGGGCATGCTTCTCTCGACGCTCTTTCAACAAGCGTACAGCCGCGTGCGCGACCTGTGCCGCCGCCTGCTGGATCGGGAGTACCATTACGGTTCTTACAAAAACACAGGCAATATGACGGACCTCATTCGCCACGACAACATTCATTATTACCTGCCCTCGAGCATTATTACAGAAACATTCCAACGTTCGCTGAAGGGCGCATGGGGAATGAAGGATGACAATGATCCCGAGCAAGGTATGGTACAGGACCTAACTCGCATTTCTTACATTGGCTACTTGTCGCACGTCCGCCGCGTAAATAACGACCTAGACCCTGCTCTAAAAATAACGTCGCCACACAGGCTTCATTCACAACAATGGGGTATTATGTGCCCTTTCGAGAGCCCGGACGGTGCAGCGATCGGATACTTGAAAAATTTTGCTTTCATGGCTCAAATCACTTTCGGCACGGGCGCAACTCCCATCCGCGACTGCCTTGAAAATTTGCTAGGTGTTTTGCCTTTGAGAAATGTCAACTTCTTGTCCATTCCAGCGGGTGCACCTGCGCATGTGCGCGTTTTTGTGAATGGCCAATGGTTCGGCACTCATAGTGACCCGCCGACATTGGTGCTTCGTATGCGCATTTTACGTGGTTGCGGCCTGATTAATACATTTACATCCATTTCGTGGTCCATTCCGCGCAACGAGATTCTCATTCTCACCGAGGCGGGCCGTGCATGCCGTCCTTTGTTGCGTGTTGCGAAAGGAAAAGTGTTATGGACGCCAACAACGCCCGGCAGCTGGTACGATTGGGTTTTCGGGACTCTCCTGCCCGCCAGCGATAAAACTGCGGAGCGATACTATAATGAGGGCTACTTTGAACCAAAAGCGGCGGCAGCGGAAAAGACGGATGCTCTATGGGCGCGCTTGGAGTCGCACATGGGTTGCATAGAATATTTGGACATTGAGGAGGTTAATACGAGCCTCGTTGCAGTGCGCGAGCAGGATGTTACTCCGTTGCACACTCATGCTGAAATTCATGCTGCCACAATTTTGTCCGTCGTAACTCAAAACATTCCATTTGCCAACCACAATGCCGCTGCGCGCAACATTTTCCATGCGGCGCAAACAAAGCAAGCTGTCGGCGTGTATGCCACCAACTTTAACAAACGCTTCGACACTGCAGGTTACATCATGCATTACCCGGAGCGTGCCATAATTAACACTCGCGGTGCGCATTATACACATAATGTGAACATGCCCAACGGGTTCAACGCCATAGTTGCTGTTGCGACATACACCGGTTACAATCAGGAAGATGGCGTGATATTGAATCGGTCGGCAATCGACCGTGGCATGTTTCAAATCACTGCTTACAAGACCATGACTGCTCGAGAGGAGGCGCTGAATGATACAACCGTGACACGCCTTGCTAACATCGAAGATCTCCAGCGCGATTTGGAAAACAAAAATAAGGTTCTTGATAACGTGGCGTTCGCGGACTACTCTATTCTCGATTCCACCGGCATTGCACGTGCTCAATCTTTTATTCCCAAGGGGCGTAAAGTGGCAGTCATAGGAATGGTGAAGGAGACGGCAACTATTGGTGAAGAGGCGCGCGGCGTGGCCAAGCAGATTGTGAAGCGGACGACCTATACCAACGTGAGTCGCTACACTGATGTGCATCATTACGGCAAGATTGATCGCGTTGCGGTAACTCACACGGATCCAACCGACCCTAACTCCTACCGTACTGCAAAGGTGCGCTTCCGCAAAATTCGCAGACCCGAACTTGGCGATAAATTTAGCTCGAGGCATGGGCAGAAGGGGGTAGGTGGCCTCATCATTCCCCAAGAGGACATGCCTTTCACAAAAGATGGGCTTGTCCCCGATATAATTATTAATCCGCATGCTTTTCCCTCGCGCATGACGGTGGGGCATTTGGTTGAGACCGTATTTGCAAAGCTTTGCACAATGGAGGGCTGCCTAGGCGACGGCACGGTCTTTATGCCTTTTGACTTGAAAGATGTCGGTGAGCGGTTAGAGAAACGTGGATTTCAATCGGCCGGGAGTGAGATTTTGTACAACGGTAAAACTGGCGAGCAGATAGCAACCGATATATTCTTTGGTCCCACCTACTACATGCGATTGAAGCACATGGTCGCTGACAAAGTGCATGCGCGCGGAACGGGGGCAAAGGACCAGCTTACGCGGCAACCAACGTCTGGTCGCAGTGCGGGTGGCGGCTTGCGCATCGGTGAGATGGAGCGCGACACGGTGTTGGCGCACGGTCTTGCCCAGTTTGCGAAAGAAAGCATGATGGAGCGAAGCGACAAGTATTCGTACGCGGTATGCCGGGATTGTGGAGTTATAGCAGTGCAGCCGCATCGGGGGCTCACCGAATGCCGCGCATGTGATAGTGAAAACATTGGCATCGTCGAAACGCCTTACGCATTCAAGCTACTCATTCAAGAATTTGAGGCGATGGGCATTCAAATGCGTCTCATGACAGAGGACAAGCCGGCCGACGAAGACGAAGAGCTTGACGAAGAGCTTGAAGTAGAAAGTGACAGTGAGAATGAATCTGTGAAGTCCAGCAAGTCCAGCAAGTCCAGCAAGTCCAGCAAGTCCAGCAAGTCCAGCAAAAAAGAAGAACTAGAACTGCTAAGTGATATTGATGACGTAGCATCGGTTGACACACAAAAAGAGGACGAAAAAGACAAGAATGATGTCGAAGGAAAGGAAGAAGTTCGTGTTATTGAAGTTGTTGGGTGGAAAGGCGGAGCCCCTGCATACGAGGAAGCAACAGAAGAGAATGATGATGATTGTTTGGTTGACAATGATTCTACCGATGATTGTGATGCACCACTAGATTAACCTAACCCAAGCGAGCCATTTTTATGCTACCGTTATGTAGAGTAAAAGCAGAATGGACGGCATGCCAACATCGGCGCGTTCGTCCGGCGGCGGCTTTGTAACCGTTCTTCTCCTTCTTCTTGTGCTTGCCTTGGCTGGGGTAATGGTGTATTTGTACATGACTTTGCGTGATCACAAAGGCTCCATGGAAGTTGAAATGAAGACAGTGAAAGGCAGCACCGAAGTTGCGAACAAGAAAATTGATGATGAGAGCGTAAACCGCCTCGGCAATATCAAATACGTCGTGAACCAAGTGAATGATATCAATGATTCAATATGGAAGGCTTATCAGTCGTCTAACACTTCCAACCAAGCCAAAATCGCGGAGTTGAAGGCATCAAACGACACTCTCATTCGCGGAGTAGACACATTCTTCAAATTCTCCACGGCCTCTGCTACCAATCAACGCATTGTTGACTCTTCCAAGCTTCTCACCGCAAACGACCGTCCCAAACTTGATGTCATGCGCGAAGTGTCGCTTGTTTCAGGAGTGACTGCAAAGGACTTGAAACCCCCTAGCACCACCGCAACAGGCGGCGTTGTGGAGGGTGTTATGGCCAAATTTTGCGCGACGGGCGGATCTCCCTGCATCTCTTTTCCCGATAATAATGGCGAGACCTATTTGACTGCGCTTACGGCTGGTAAGAATATTGTTCTTGATGCACCTGTAAAAATTAAGAAGGGGCTTATATTCGATACCACAGGCACAGATTCAGGTGAGGTAACGGCGGCCAACGGCATCTTCTTCAAGTCGAACGTTGGTATCGGTGAAAAGGCAAATGCAACAACATCATTGACTTTGGCTCCCAATGGCCCTGCTGTTGAAAACCTTCTCAAAGCAGGTAACGTTTTTATTACGAAAGATGGTAAGTTTATCCTGAAGAATATTTCAGGATCTGCTCAAGCAACCCTTGAAGTTGCGGAGAATGGCAAATTGGTAATTAAGCCACCTGCCGGTGGCGTCGAGGTGCAAGGCGACATCAATATTACAGGCCAAGCAAAGGTTGGCGGTCAACAGATTGCGACAAGCGTCACAGGCACACTTGTCGCAGGAACAGTAGCAAGCGTAGGCACGACAGGCACTACTGGAACTACAGGCACTACTGGAACAACAGGCACTACTGGAACTACAAGCACCACAGGCACATCAGCCTAAGCGTGTGCAAACAAGAGTGCAGCCTCTTCTACGACTTCATTCTTAAATTTATGATTTTTAAGGTATAGTGCAATTTCATTTGCACTTGTTTCGTAAATTCCCGGGTTTGTACTGGCAAAGTTGGTATACAAGTGTGCGACATCCTCGCTAATTTTTGTTTTCACATGCATGAGCGCCTCATCGCCAGTTAACATGCATGACATCACAAGAACACGCCAACCTGTTGGAGGACTATAAGTCCATTTGTCCTCAAACATAGAATAAACCACTTGTGCAATCGTATACTGACCAATTTTGCCATCTTTCACGGACTGCAATAACAGGTGTGAGTGTTGTTTCATGGAGGAGTAAACTTATTTAAATTATGCCCACACAGCTTTAAGCGCCTAGATTTTCACCTATAGTATAGTAGAGTATAAGAGAGAACAAATGACACAGGCGGCGAACGTGTCCCTTGGCTTGAAGTGGCTAGTAGCCATTCTCCTCTTGTTTGGGTTGCTATACCCGTCTACCATGAAATTGGAACACTTTGGCGGTATTGCCGTGACGGACCCGTCCTTAAGACAAACTGGTTCATCTTTGTATCTGGAAAACCCAGGTCTTTTCTGCACACTACAACAAACATTTGATGCCGCTCTTGCTGACCATAAAGACACACTTCTTTATAGAACATGTGTTGGCATTAAAGACCCTAATCGCAATTTTGAATTGATAATGCGGGACTATATCAAAACATTGGGATATTTGGTAAGCAAACAAACGATGCGAACAAATAAGTTTGACGACGTTACGGTTCGCATAAGAGAAATTCTTGAAAGTGTGCGACTCTCAAATGGAAACAACCACCTTCTAAAGGGCCCTATTTATGTGCTAATGTTTCAGGCGCCGTATTACCGCGACCTCCGCACAGGTTCAAGTGGAATGAACACTGTCATCTCAGTCCAACCATTCAATGCAAGCGACTATAGATATAATCCATCAATGATATTGCGTGATGTTGTCGAGAACGAGCCTCTCGGGTCCATGGAGCCCACGGAGGGTGTTTCATTCGTTTTCTACATTATGTTTCCTATGTACGACCCTGCCAATAAGCTGCGCATGATGTCTCCCGATGCATCGAATGACGCAGTTTCACAATGTGTCGGCTACTGGCTCAAGCAGGCAACAAACGAAAATATGTGCAGAATGAAGTGCCCCAACCACAGCGGTTACACATGTGGATGCCTTAATACAATGCGCCCATACCCATCGGTCTGCCTTGGACCAAAAAACAAAAAAGATTTGCAAAAGAAGGAATTTATCAACTACGGCATATTTTACAGAGTGCATGAACGTCATGCGCTGAATGTACAAATGTTTGACGAAACCGCCTTCTTTAAAGATGATTGCTCTACCAAGCGCTAAAGCTCATTTAGCGGCGGGTCTGGGTCTCATCATCAGAGTCCTCTTCAAAATCGGGAATGATTTCGGTCTTTTTGTTTTCCGCCCGTTTTCTGGACCTTTCCGCTTTGAGTGCCTGCGCTTCTTCGTATCCATCCCATGGCGGCGCCCCGCTATCGATGCGTGCGCGCGCATCATTTAGGTCGCCAATGAACTTTTGAATAATGGGGATGTACTCTTCATACCAAAGTTTAGGGTCAAATTTCACATAGTGAATGTCAATTCGCACGAGTTTCCATGGAATGATTCTCGAAAGTTGAAGGCGTGGGTCTTGTTGAACTCGCGCAATTGCCTCAATTTTCGCCCATTGAATTGCTTGGGACGGTGTCAAGTTGCCCTCACTATATGCATATACGATGGGCTTATCAGCAATTGTCGAAAGAAAGCGCAACACAACACCAGATTTTACAGTGGGCTCGTCGGGCTCTTCGAGGTATTCCTCTTCGTCAAGAACAATTATTTTTACTTCAACGTAATCCGTTTCAGTCAATCCCGTCACGGCCATTTGACCTTGCATTTGTAGATAATATTGCTCTGGTACTGTCCCCGTTAGCTCGCGCTTGGGCGGACACTTGATTTCAACCATACGTCCCCACTCCGTAATTCCGTCTGGCGAAGCCCCAAAGCCGGGTAGCTCTTTGTGTGGCAGTAGTCCAAACTCATGAATAGTTACATCCTGACTTGCGTGTTTGTAACAACGAACCGCCATGTCCTCAAACATTGTCCCATGTTCCATTGTAGCTTTGGCAAACTCACTTATCTCGTCGCTCACGAGACCCAGCTTTTTCATGAGCAACGCCTCGCGATTGCCGAATTTGCCTTTATTATTTGCTTGCGCGAGGTCGCTCGCGGTGAGACCAAGTTTGCGAATGGCATACCATTCAGGTGTTCGTTGTGCAATCCCGGTGTTGTTTTTAAAAGACTCAACGTAATCGCGCCTTTCCAAGAGACGCAATACTTCTGCCTCAACTTGAACCGCCAAGTTTGCGTCGCTTTGCGGAGTTGACATCATCTCAATTATGTACCTACTTAGGCGTTCCGCACTTGCTTGCCGCGCATTTTTTGGAAAATATTTTGTGAAAACCCGTACATACCTAGCAACATCGAGTTGCAGCTGCATGTGACAGTGCCGAATGCTTTCTTCTTCTAGATGATGGTTATTTACATCCTTAAGCCCGGTTGCGTGCGCTGCGCTTACGACGCTCGGCCTCGTGGTCTGCAATGGAACGGACAATTTTGGAGACGCCAAATTCAAGCTTGGAATCCATGTCAGGTCCCTTGGCCACGCCAACTGATACACTGTTGGTTTTGACCTTGGCAGATGCCCTAATCGCTGCGCTCTTTTCAGCAAACCAAGCATCGATACGTGCCGTGAAAATGTCCTCGCTTATCTGCATATTTAAGAATGTGTAAATGCACGCTCTTATATCAATTTTTGGAGTACATCACTCGCTTTGTTTTAATAGATTCCGGGCCCAAGCCATCATTCAAAATCTCCAGGGCTTCGACCGTTCCATCGTCGAATGAGCGCGACATGGCGGTGTCACAAAACCATAGGTTACGTTGCGCAGTTGTCGTTATACCATTGGGCATGACATTGTGGCCGACACACAGCGCTTTTGCATCTAGCTTTCTTAGAACATCTGGCAATACGTTATTGCGATAGTCTTCCGTCAATGCTGCACGTGTCCAAAGAATGCCCTCGCCATCCACAAATAATTCTTGAAATGCTCTTATTTCAGCTGGATGCATTGATGATGCCCCATCTAACAAGAATTTTTGCATGAGGCGATTCATGATCGAAATGTCGTTTTTTACCATCTGCAGATGCGCTGGCAAAATGCCTGCATGGCAGAAAACGTAACTGCCTATCTTCACGACAACGGGTCGGTCTGACAACACTTTTGCCATGTAGCCGCCGGATTGAAATGTTGCCGCGCGGTTGGTTGGTCCTCCAAGCAAATTCAATGAACGCGTTGAGACGTAAGACATGTCCCCCAACACATTGAGAATTTCATGGTTTCCAAGCAAGGATATCACTCGCCCACCATGGCGGCGGGCTTCTTTATCGAGGTTGCGCATTAAAAAGACTACTTGTACATCTGCCGTTGTTTCCCATGTTGATGATGGTGTGCCCTCGGGCGCTCGCATTTTGCTATCTATTTGGTCACCCAGCTGAATAACCCATGTGTCTTTGGGCTCGGCCACCCATTGGAATTGTTCATTTATGATGGTATTTGCTTTCAAGAGCTCCACTAACCTGCCTAAATCTCCGTGCACATCCCCCACAACTAGAAGACGGTCTTTCTTAGGGAAAATTGTTTCCATGCTTGCTCTATCATCACAAAAAATCGACCTGAACTTAACTTCGAGGTGGTGAAACAAAATGGCGGAACAGCCAACGGAGCCCGTATTTGCGATTGATGAGGCTGGCCGCGGACCTCTTTGGGGACCGGTCATCGCTGGTTGTGTGGTTCTCCCTCTCGAGTGCCCCGATGGAAATCCGTTGTGGAACGCCATTCGTGACAGCAAAAAAGTCAGTGAAAAAAAGCGCCCAATAGTGGCCGAATATATCAAAAGCGTTGCAATCACATGGGGCATTGGCAAAGCTGATGCAAACGAAATTGACGAAATAAACATTTTACAAGCAACCATGCGATCAATGCATAGGGCAATGGATGCTGCGTGGCGGCGTTGTCCTGTGGCCGCCCGCCCATCGGCAATTTGGGTGGATGGTCCTCAATTCATTCCCTATTGTCCACCGGACGAAGATGAAACACTTGATCACGCATGTGTTGTTGATGGCGATGCCACTGTGCGCGGGATTGCGGCGGCCTCCATACTTGCCAAGGTTTTTCATGACGACTGGATTCTTGATTATGTCAGGGAACATCCTGAAGTGGCGCCGTACCACCTGGAAAAAAACAAAGGTTATGGCACGGCGGCTCATATGGAGGCCTTAAAGACATTGGGTCCACACGAGCTTCACCGGTTTTCGTTCGGCCCTGTACGGGTAGCAGCTGCTCGCCATATTATCTAAATTCAGGCGCAAAAAATGCAAGTTCACCGATAGCAATGTGCTCATTGCCTGTAGCGCCGGAGCGATAAACAACAAGCCTCCAAATTGTATATTTATGTATGCCATTCACTTGATAGGCTTTTACTTGACCATATGCCCACGTGCTTTGTCCGCTTTGTAAATCAACATCATTCCAATTTATTGCATCATTTGACCCTTGAAGAGTCCATTTCGTAGGAGATTGGTTAGCACAACATGCTGTTCTTGCGGTAATCTGGTATGACCTTATTGTTATTGGAAATGGCAGCTCAATATACAATGTTGGTGGTGTTGCTGCATCAGATGTTGAAATGTATAATTTAGAGTTTGTTACCCATATGTCTTGTCCGCCGCCAGTTGTTTTAGTAAATGCGGCGGAAGGAGCGCTTTCTCCAGAATTATAAATAGTCCCTGTATTCATACTCCACCATGACATATTCGTGTATGTTTTGTAAAATCCCAAACCATATGTTCCACTTGATAAAGTTTTAGATTGCGTTCTTGTACTGCCAAAATATGTTGCATCTTTTGTCCAAGATGCAGTTGTTCCAATGGTACTTGGAGGATACTCATATGATGCGTTTGATTTTCCTTTAAAAAGCCCAATGGATATGAGGTCGCCACCCGACCAAGCACCTGACCATGCGCGAACTGAACTTAAACTAACGGGCCCACTCGCTGGTAAGTTAAACTCTGTTCTCAAATTCCCAAAAGACAACGGTTCAGTATCACTTAAAACCATCTATTTATATATCTTCACAAAAATTAGAATTTTATAAATGAAGCCATGGTATGCCCTTTTTTGGGAATTTTTGCACACAGTGCCATTATATTCACGCAATCTGCCAGGCGCTCAACCTTTAACAAAAGAGGATGCACATACATTGTTGAAAGCGCTGTCCGTAGGCATTCCATGCAATCAATGCAAAAACGATTATGCAAATCTCATCAGCGATATCAAATGGGATGAAATCGATTTATCTAACGATGATTGGTTTTTTAATGTAACAGTTGAAATTCACAACACTATAAATAAAAAATTACAAAAGCCGACACTCACCTTTAATGAGGCAAAAGTGGTGTGGTACTGATTTACTTTTTGGCAGCGTTTACAACGGCATTCACGGACTTTTGGTCAGTTGCCATTTTCATTTTTGTTGCCGCGTAGATTTCTGCCGCGTAGCCTTGCGTTCCTGGGAATGATTTGAAGTCAAGTATTCCATCGATTATGTAATACACACCCATGAATATGCAAAGATACGTTAGCAAGTATAGCAAGGCATTTACGATGCGTTTTGTAAATGTTTGCACGACCTTGCGGTCTTGTGCCGCTGGTGCAGACTCGGTGTATTGATCGGGATAGTCGCCTGGCACAGACGATAGCTGAGATGTGAGAGGGTCGCGGGAACTGAGGGCGGCACGCTGTATTTCACTCTTTGGCAAACAAATTGGTTCCTTGCCTATAAGCTTGGCACGCTCGCTTTGGGAAACAGTGTCGTCGCAAAACGTGTAGTGACATGCTTGTTTCAAAACTTGGAAGCGGTTGAGAATGTCTGTCCGCAGTTGTTGAGGATTAATGTTGTTGTTTACCATTTTGAGGGTGCGCGACATGTCTTCAATGTACTTGCTTTGAGCTTGGCTTGTGTTTTGCTGAATATTTTTACAAATAGCGTAAGCTTCTTGGAGACGCTCCGGTGTGTCGACGTTTTTTGCACACACACCTTCTGTGATTTCGGGATGAGGTGCAAGATTTTCTGGCGACCGCAACGTTTCTTTTAAAATATCATTGACGCCCTCGTTTGCTGCCTGCTCAAGAGCTTGCGAACCGCTCACTGCAAAGAGAGGATACTTGCTCACGTGTTCCTCGCCTAGACTTGGCATTTTTACGCTGAGTCGCTTAATCCATGAAAGGTTGCAAAAGTCTGGCTCACCTTGGTATTTTCCCCCGATATACTCAATTTTGTCAACGCATTGCTTGATGCTATCCGAACCACGCACTTCATTCGTAATTGGGTCCTTCCCGCGAATCGGGAGTGTGTTTTCGGGGCATGGTTCGAGACACTGGCCGTTTACCATTTCGTAACCATTCTTTAGCCCAAAATTGGGAATTGTAAACCAATCGTGCCATTGTTTTGAACAGTGTTGCTCTCGCTTTTGCTTGACGGCCCTTATAGGTTTCTTACAGGACTTTGTGCGGTTGTCATAGGTAAATCCGGGTGGGCATTCTCCATCAGGGCGGCCGCATGTGTTACCCCGTTTTGGAATGAGACCAGGTGCGATGAGACTGCACATTGGGCGCGCCGCTTCATCTTCACCGAGTGCACCCGGCGCTGACTCTTTGCAAAAGCTAAAAGGTCGCTGGGCATCACGTTGTGTTGCAGGTGAAAATGTGCGAACATTTTTCCGTGATTCGCCCTTGTAGTAATGCGTTTTATCAAAAATGCCGAGGCTCTTTGCAGTTTCAATAGAGCAAACCTCAGCCGGCCGTATGACAGAGTACATGTCTGCGTCCTCATTGAGGACCGTGTACCCTGTTGTTCCTAACGAACTCATGTATCACCCTTACCAATAGGTGGTAGTAAAAAAGAAAGCTAGGAAAGTAAAAGCATTAATTGCTTTTCTCCCATGTCAGTGTCGGCTCTGACCAAACGTATGTAGTGTCGGTGTCTGTAGGATAGGCAATCGGCGCTTGCCATTGCAGAGAATCATTTAGAATCCACGATGTGTAAGGTCTTTGGCCAGCAAAGTTTTCAACGTTTGGATAGTAAGTGCTACCAGCTCCTGCATAGTTTTTTCCAAGAGTCGAGTAGTGAGTTCGTACCCATATACCTCCTAGATTGCTTTCACACCATTCTTTAGTGTCACAAACAATAACACGCAGAACCACGTTATTTTCGTCGATTTCTGCAAAGTGCATTCTATCCTTACTATGGCCGCCAAATTTTTTTGTGAAAATATTACGCAATCTGCCCGGTCCCCCGTATAGCATGTCTTATTTATTTCGGTGTTTGTTTGACAATCTTACCGAGCATCACAGCCGTATTGCCATCAAGGAAGGCGATGCGCGATAGGCCCTCGCAACTGTTAAAAGTGTCAACAATAAGGGGATGCACTGGTTCGAAGACAACTTCTGCCATCTCATTCGCTTTTAGGCTATGCGGCGCCTCCAGCTTTTTGCCACCCGTTTCTTTGCCGACCTTCCAGTTAATGCCTTTTACGCGGCATGCCGACCGACCACAACGGACGAAGCCGATTGGGCAGTATCCAGCTTTTACCTCACCTGGAATGTCAAGCGATTGAATTTGAGCTGTAAAGTCTTTGCATGGTCCAAGCGTTGTGTCTGATTTTAGAATCATGACATCTCCGGTGCGAGGCATGTTGCCCTTGTCAAGGCCCTTAATGTTCATTCCCACGTTGTCGCCTGGACCAGCTTTGTCACAGCGCTTGTGGTGCATCTCCACTGTGAAGACCTTGCCAACGCACGGGTTGGCGGTGGTATGTGTGGGCAGGAAAATGACCTCATCACCTGGCTTGACGACGCCCTGCTCCACGCGGCCGGCTAGCACGTCACCCACGCCCTTAATTTTGTACGCACCCGAAATTGGAACACGTAGTGGCGCGTTGACCTTGCGGTCAGGAACGGTGACAAACTTGTTTAGAGCATCAAGAAGAGTCTGCACTTTAACAGTTTGACCAGTTTGGTTGACCACATCCACGCCCGTCCACCAAGGCATGTTTGTCGAGGGTGTGATGAGGTTATCACCCATCCATCCGGAAATAGGAATGACAGGAACAGCCGTGTTCACAAAGCTCTCCTTCCAGCCGACGCGCACAAGCATGTGTTTCATCTCGCTCGAAATCTCATCATAGCGTTCTTTCTTGTAGCCTGCTGTGTCAGTGTCCATCTTGTTCACACCAACAAGGAGTTGCTTCACGCCAAGAAGGTTGATGAGGCGTGCGTGTTGGCGCGTCTGGCCTTGAATTTCAGCTGCCTTGTGGTCGCCCTTTTGGATGGCTGTCGTAAAGTTGCCGTCGGCTGGAACCATCAGCAGGCACACATCGGCTTGTGCAGCTCCGCTAATCATGTTCTTGATGAAGTCACGATGACCAGGTGCATCAATAATAGTATAGTGCCAAGTGTCTGTGAAAAACTCCTTGGTAGTGCACGAAATTGTCACACCACGCTCGCGCTCCTCTTTTTGACGGTCCATGTAGAATGCGAATGCAAAGGATGACTTGCCAAGCGCAGTCGCCTCCTCGCGAAGCTTATCCATTTCACGTTCGGGAATGCCACCAAGCTCAAACAGCAGTCGGCCGGTAGTCGTGCTTTTTCCGGAATCCACATGTCCACAAATGACAATGGACAGATGTTCCTTGTTGTCGGTTGCAGACGACATGTTTATGTGTGTTATTTTTATTACTACTCATCTTTGTCTTTAAATGTCGCGATTATTCAAACGGTCATTAGGAACACGGCTTCAATTTCTATCGGTTGTTGTAGTCGTTCCATAAGCTGCGTACCATCAACAAATCTCCTTGGTATTTTACGTAAACTTCGTTTTTCGGCATCTGTAAGTCCAGGTAGAGTATTGATTACTCTGTTTATATCTTGAACTATACTGTTTCGTATAATGGGGCAGTTTAGAAATCGACGAACATGGTCCTTCAATCCCCTAAATACATTGATGCGTTTATCAAACTCGCGGGACGATGACAATACAGGTAGTGATACTTCAAAGTATCGAAGGTTTATGTTACAAACCATAACTGAGTTGTCTTCATTCGGTGGCCCGTGGGTATCCTTAAAAACTTTGACTGATTGAAACGGAACTATCTCTCGATCGTCTCTTGTCCAACCACTAGAGAACTCGTATTCGAAAGTATAAAAGTCGCCTCTGAACGGAATAGAGTAAACGAAAGCATGGATTAATGATATAGGATAGTCGTGAATTGGTTCGGTCGACACTTCGATATTGTCACATAAGGCATTTTGTAGTGCTTGCTCTCTTGTTATAATCTCGTGTCGCATGTTTCGATTAACGTGTTTCAACTTTGTATAATTTGATTTAGAGTTTCGTGCTTCGTTGAACATCGCTTTAGCGACTTCGCGTTCTACACCATCGGGAAGCTTCGGTGTCATTCTTGCTACAATACACTACTCTATTAATTTTACACAAAATACGCAAAACTTACATTACACGTATAGTAAGGGAAAGTACGTGTTTTGGACAACTTTCTACTTCGTGCTGTTTGGCAGCAAAAAGCACACGCGCTCTACTAAAACTAGGACGAATATTGCCCCTTGAGCACTTCGGCGTCAGATATGGATTGTATGACACCCCTCGCCTTTTTTCTTTACGTCAGTATAGTATAAAGAGTGGAAAGATGAAGAAAATATTTCAGAAGAAAGGTCAAGTGCAAAAACAAGTGCAAGAACAAGTGCAAGAACAAGTTCAAGTGCAAACATTCATGCAACCCGAAGAATTTCATGCGATTATTGAACACTTACAACGGGAGTTTGACAACAAATGCGATTTGATTCTTCACCAATGCGATAATATGATAGAGGAACGGCTTCATCATTTACAAAAAGCTTCAGATAAAACCAAGTTCATAAATAGTTTCAACGCTACAGTAGATTTAGTAAATGGTTATGAGGCGCGGCTCTTGCAATATAAGAACGCATATGTGGAGTATGCTGAAACATTAATGCGTCAACGTACACCATCTGGTGATAGAGCATACTTCTTCATCTACAAAGATGCCGCATACTTCTCGCGGATGCACCCTATGAATGACAAGTATCTTGACCGATTCGTTAGAGAGAGTAAGGTACACATACAGCAAATGTTGGTTCGTCAAAGTTCTCCTTATGAGAATAATGACGAAGCCGAAAACAAAGCACAAGCCGAAATCAAAGAAATATTCGAACAAATTCACTATTTGCCATTACGTTTGAAAAACGACACAAGACCTTGCAAAACTTCAAGAGATGAAATGGAAAAACGGGGACGCGCCTATGAAGCGATGATAACCAAATTAGATACTGATGATATAATATCAAAATGCAAAGATCTTGGTCTTGTAGACACCAAGTTCCTACCTGACCCTAACCCTATCCCTATCCCTTACCTTGACGAAAATGAAAGCATTTTAGGCGGAAAAGGTCCCAAAAAACAAAAGAAATCACAACCTACGCATGTAAAAACACAAAGACGGGTTAAAAAACCCTAAGTGACATGCATGTGAATTTCTATGCTCCCAGTTAAAGAAAGGGGGCGCGTTTATGACATTTTCTTTTGTGCGTGTTTTGGAAATTAGTTCATATGTGTATTGTACTCTTTAAGCCGTGGTTTGAGTGAATAATGGTTGGAGCGAGATTTGAACTCGCGCGCATTAGATGCAGTTCATCTTAAGTGAACCCCGTTAACCTGGCTCCGGCATCCAACCATTTTTCACATAAAAAATAAAGTTTTTGCGTGGTGCCGGATTCGAACCGACGAACCAGATGGATGGCATCTTGAGAGCCACGGGTTTGACCACTCCCCTAACCACGCACATACATACTTCAATGCTTGTCTTTAAGTGCTTTTCATCATGTAATCCATAAAATTAGGAAATATCTTACTGCAACCTATTTGTGAGGGGGACTTTTTGACTTACTCTTGCTATTGCTCTTGCTGCTTGTTTTCCCTTTTTTCTTTGAGGCGGCAGCTTTGGCCTTAGCGGCGGCGTCATAGTGTTTTCGCATGTTCTCAATACCTACTTTATATGATATTACGGGAGGTTGCTTCGATTTCGCATAAGCTATATGCTTGGCCATGAGAGCGTTAATGAACTCAATCTCTTGAGGTGTCATCATATATTTCTCAGCTTCAGCTTTCCCCTTCTTGCGTAGTTTTGCATAACGCAAAATATCATTGTTAGGAACACTAGGACTGATTGAATCGCTGGACGTGGAATAGCTATATTTCGTCATCGGCTTCTTGCAGTTCTTTCCGCAATTCATTGTTCTAACTGAGACACGCGTATTATTTGTCTTTGCATGAAGTTGTTCCAATAATGAATTTGCCGAATGAAAATGCATTTCCATATTCGAATCGTTGACGGACGAAGTAGTGCAAAAACCCAACGACAACAACTCCAAATATCACCCATTGCATGTATGAGCGTGCGCGAACGTAGATAGACGGGTCTCGTTCTGCATTTTTCAAGTACTCAATGTGATTGCGCATGACTTGGTCACTGAAAAGCAGCAAAAGAGCGGCGGCAATATAAGGCCACTTCGACTTCGTTGCCATTATAAACAATGCATACACCACGAATGTTTTCACGATTGTTGTTGCAACGTGACTTTTGTTGTTAGGGTCGACGATGTTGAACAGGAAGAAAAACGCCAACAGTCCTGTAATATGTTTAACTACCATGTTGTTATTTAGTGCACGTTGCAAATCACAATTTAGGAGCGAGAACAGCGCATTGAACATAATCCACAAATAAAGGGCCGCGAGCGAGCTCGTTGCGTCGAACGATGCATTCCAATCAAGAATGGGTGTTGCCGTGCTCATTTACTTGCCTCTGCCTCTCTAGTATTTTGCAAGTTATTTTTGCGCGTGCAATAGATTAGACACATGACAAGAGGTGGCGCCAAAATTGGCGAGGGCTCCTCGGCGTGCGCCTTTTACCCGTCGTTGCCTTGCCAAGGAGAGCCCGCTGATAAAGCAAAGATCGGCAAGCTCATGGCAGACAAAGATCAAGTGCAAAAGGAAGTACGATACGCTCGCCTACTGCAAAAACTGGACCCCGACCGCAATATGTTTTACTACGTAGACCCAGAGGAATGCACGATGGAGCGCTTTGAGCTTTTGGCTGAGTTGAAAAAACAAAATGAGTCTTGTGCTCTTACGAAGGAAGCAGCCTTTCACATGTTTCAACTCACGATGCCGTACGGTGGCATCACTATTGATAAGTACTTGAAAAAGGTGTACGGATATGGAAAAGCGAGTCGCATAGAAGTCATTCGTGAACTCGAGCCTATTTTCTTCGGCATCCAAAAACTTGTGCACGCGAAGCTTGTTCATCAAGACATCAAGATGCCCAATATTGTTGGGCTACCACGCGCAAAACAGGTGCGCCTCATAGATTTCGGCCTCACGCTAACATTCGATGAATTTTACAAGTATAATATTTCGTTCGGTCACAAATACCCATACAACGGTCCAGAATATAGGCTCCTGTATATTGAGGACCTGAGTCCAATACATGAGGTGGTCGAGCTCGAACGTTCTATGTTGGAACAGGCTATAAAATTAATCAAACACAATGCAAAGACCAACTACTATTCCGAGTACGGCATCGGTTATGACACAAAAACATCGTATGGCAAGGAACACGTGGCCTCCATCTTTAGCTTGCTTGCATTCCTAAAAAGCGGCACGAATCACAAGCAACGTCTCGCAAAAATGAGGGCCGCCGACTACGCAAGCAAGGCCGATATGTGGGGCCTCGGTATGTTATTGTTGCAAGCATCTCCATACCTCGTACCATCTGCCGATGACAACCCAAAAAGTGTTTCCATCTACGCCGAGCTGGTACGAGGCATGCTGATGCCGAACCCTGACGACCGAATGTCCATCGACAATGCTGTCGAGCGTGTCAAGCAAACGGGGAAGCTCACATACAGATTGCGTGACACTCATAAGTCACAATCAGTTTCAATGCTCTCTTCATCATGGTCTCCATCCGCATCGGCGAGCAAAAGTAAAAGCAAGAACACAATAAAGCTCACGAAAGCATCAACAAAGCCAAAACACAGGTCTGTTTAGTTGTTGGGAAAAATAGATGACACTTGAGGCAAGCTGCTTTCACCGCTTACATAACCACGCTAAGGCTTTCTCGCCCAAACTATAATTTAGTCCTTATCCTTGAATACTTTTCAACCCACTTTCCGGCCACATTGCCCCGTTTCTTTGCAGTCCACGAACGCAATGTCGCTCCAATCGTCCAATTCGCCATCGTTGTGGCGCATCCGTTCAAAAAACTCATTTGGCGCTACATTTTTGACTTTGCACGTAGCGCCATTGTCTTCGAGGAAAACAACAGGTCGTCTCTTAGGGTCGGCTTTGTAGTAGGCGCGCGAGCAGTCCGGATGCATAACGTTGTCGTCGATTTTGAATGGAATTACAATAATATTGAATTTGCTTATGAGTTGACGCAAGGCAGGTGGTATTTTATTCCACTCTGGGTTGTTGCGTGCCGGGTCAATGTTCCACTCAATGTTGGGCGTCAGCTGCATGTCCACGCAGATGTTGCGAGGGTCATCTTTATTTTTTAGAGAGCGCGGCCCAGACATTTCCACATAGCGTTCATTGTCGCAGCGCCCTAAAGTTTGCGACTTGCGTGGTTTTACCATTTTGTAGTTATGGGCATCGAATGTTTTGAACTTGTCAAAAGGTGAGCCACCCGAACCTCCGGTGCCACCATAAAATAGCCATGAACCAATTTTGCCGGTGCATTCTCCTTGTGAATATTTGCAAGAGTCCCTGCGACGCCGTCGTCCCCCACCGCCGCCGCCTCCTTTACCCTCGGAAATAAGCATGTAGAACACAAACACCAAGAATGCCGTAAAGACCACATATTTCATGATAACAATTAGCATGGGAGCATTGATAAACTTAATGAAGTTGTCATAGCGCTTTTGGCTGACGTTGTTCTTCTCTGCCTGGTGCGAGAGTGCATTTGTAGTAATCTCCGCTACATTTGTTACAGCAGAAGATGACGGCTCCCATGCGTTTGGCGGTGGCGCTGCGCTAGCGCTAGCGGCTGGGCCGGCGGCACCTGCAGCAATAGCAGGCGCAACACGAGCAGCAGCGCCAGCGAGGGCGGCGGCTATCGGTGCAACACCTCCTCGTTGTCTCATCTTCACTTTCATCTGCGGTGATTCCGCCCCTTACATATTGCTGCGCTATTTTTAGAGAGATGGGCATGTCAAAAACAAATATTGCGTTCATTTTTATATTTTTCATCATTTTGTTATACATTCGACACTACTATGCGTACCCAAAGGAGCGACAAGTTATGCAAACTACGTTGAGTGCCTTCAAATTTGACCAACTCTTGGAGAGGCAACCGCTCGTTATCGATGATCAAGTTTCGAGTCTTGAAGAACTTGCTAAGATGTGGTTCCCTCAAAATTTGAAAACCTACTTCACAACACCGGCAGAAAGTTGGCTGCGCACATCTCATAAATATACTTTGTTGATGCACCCGACCGAACCCATGGAGGTGCTTGTTCTCCATGCATGCGGCCGCCTAATCGGTACAGCCCCTGCCCCGGACGAAACGCTCACCGCAATTTCACTCAAGCCTAACCAAGTTCTAGTTTTGCCATTCCATACAACATTTCTGGTGGATAAGGAAAAAGGATTAATTCTAGGAGTTCACGATTGGGTCACCCGCTTTTTGCCGGCTTAATCTACTTCGTCCACAACAGGGTCTGTGGCACCCGCTCCCGCATACATCGCCGCAATAAGCGGGCCTAGGGCGCCCTCAACCTCTTTTTGTTTCTTCTCGAACTCCTCCACGGGCGTACGGGAAACATCTTGACCATCAAGCCATTCCACCGTCTCTTTGACAATCGGCTCAGCCTTGGTCCACGCCTCCTTGACTTGGGTCGTTGCGTCCTCCTTGGCTGACGCATCGCGCAGCGAGTTGCGAATGTTGTACACGTAGCTCTCAAGGCCTTGTTTGGCCTCGACACACTTGCGCTGCGCCTCGTCGACAGCCTTGAACTCCTCGGCGGCCTTGACCATCTTCTCAATGTCATCCTTAGAAAGGCGACCCTTGTCATTTGTAATAGTAATCTTGCTTGTCTTACCAGTGCCCTTCTCGAGCGCCGATACATTTAGGATGCCGTTTGCATCAATGTCAAGTGTGACCTCAATTTGAGGCACGCCACGGGGCGCTGGGGGAATGCCGGTCAAGTCGAACTTGCCAAGCAGGTTGTTGTCCCGCGTGAAGGGTCGCTCACCCTCAAACACTTGAATAGTAACAGCGGGTTGTTGGTCTTCGTACGTGCTGAATACTTGAGTCTTTTTGGTCGGCACAGTGGTGTTGCGCGGGATGAGAACGGTCATCACGCCGCCCGCGGTCTCAATGCCCATGCTCAGTGGGCAGACATCAAGAAGGAGCAAGTCTTTGGTGCGCTCATCATTGCCTTGACCGGTGAGAATGGCAGCTTGCACCGCCGCGCCGTATGCAACGGCCTCATCAGGGTTGATGCTCTTGCAAAGCTCCTTGCCATTAAAATAATCGCTTAGTTGTTGTTGAATTTTGGGAATGCGAGTCGAACCACCAACGAGTACAACCTCGTTAATTTGGCTCTTGTCCATCTTGGCATCGCGCATTACCTTTTCAACGGGCTCTAGCGTGCGGCGGAAAATATCGGAGCACAGCTCCTCAAAACGAGCGCGCGAAATGCTCGAGTTGAAATCAACACCCTCAAACAGTGTTTCAAGCTCAATGCCGGCTGTGGCGCTCGACGACAGGGTGCGCTTTACGCGCTCGCACGCAGCACCAAGGCGTTTCATGGCGCGCACATTGCCCGAGAGGTCCTTGCTATGCTTGCGCTTGAACTCCTTAACAAAGTGCTCAACCAGACGGTTGTCAATATCGCTACCACCCAGATGGCAATCACCACCCGTGGCTAGCACCTCAAAAATCCCTCCATCAATGGAGAGAATGGAAGTGTCAAAAGTGCCTCCGCCAAAATCGTAGATAAGAACGTTGCGTTCCTTACCATCTCCAGTCTTGTCAAGGCCGTACGCAATGGCCGCCGCAGTGGGCTCGTTGATAATGCGTAGAACTTCGAGCCCTGCAATCGTGCCTGCGTCTTTGGTTGCTTGACGTTGGCTGTCATTGAAGTATGCGGGCACGGTAATGACGGCTTTTGTGACGGGATGACCAAGGTAGGCTTCCGCGGTTTCCTTCATTTTGCCAAGCACCATGGCGCTCACCTCCTCAGGGGCAAGGCGCAGCTTCTCCTCGCCACGCATCACTTCAATCACCGGCTTTCCAGCTTGTCCGGGCTTGACCGTGAACGGCCATAGCTTCATGTCCGCTTGCACCGTAGGGTCGTCAAACTTGCGGCCAATCAGGCGCTTGGCATCATAAATCGTGTTAGTGGGATTCGCAATCGCAACATTGCGCGCACTGTCACCCACAAGGCGCTCTCCCTCCGTGAAGCTCACCATCGACGGAGTGATCCGATTGCCCTGGTCATTTGCGATGATTTCAACCTTTCCATTTTGAAAAATACCCACAGCCGACATACATGTGCCGAGGTCAATACCGATTGCGATTTCACTTGCCATCTCAATTTGTTTTGGATACAAAATATATTCTACTTTCTTCTTAAATCCTTATCAGGTGTTAGGGATGCTTAGATTTATATTTGTTGTAATTTATTTGACAGTTGATATCTTGTATGTTTTGGCAAGTAAGTCTGTTTACGAAGGGCGTGTTAAACAAATCCAAGGATCGGGCTACGCAAATAAGCCAAATGTCATGGTGTATGCGGGATTTGCATATGCTTGCATGGCACTCGCTTGGTGGGTTTTAGTTGCCGAAAGAATTCATGTTGGCACTACCTACCTTGAAGCACTCAAGTATTCGGCAGTGCTAGCTTTGGCAATGTATGGCGTTTTTAACGGCACATTGTACGTAATGTTTGAAAAATGGGACGCAGCTATTGCATTACGAGACACCCTTTGGGGCGTTACTTGGTTGACCGTGTTAACAACAGCTTATGTATGGGCTGTGCGTCATTTCAAAAATTAGGGTGTACCTATGGGGGGATTCGAACCCCCGGTCTCTGGATTAGAAGTCCAGCGCTTTATCCACTAAGCTACACAGGCATCAATAAACAAAAACTTTATAATTTTTAGTTCGTCTCAAAGTCCTGTGCTACCGAAGCCTCCATCGCCACGTTCGGTCTCCTCAAAATCTGCAAGGGATGAGACCTCTTCCCAAACAGGCGTATAAATGCGCTCGCAAATGAGTTGAGCGATGCGATCACCTGCATTTACTTGAAAGTCGTTATCACCCGTGTTAAACATAACCACGCCAACAATGCCGAGGTAATCACTGTCAACGACGCCCGCACCGATGTCAATGCCATGCTTTACGGCGAGCCCCGAACGCGGAGCAATGCGCGCATAGCAATCCGCGGGCACTTGCACACGCAGACCCGTGGAAACCACGCAGCGTCCACGCGCAGGCACAACTTTTGTTTCGACCGACGATAAATCGTATCCTGCAGCCCCCGCACTCCCTAGCTTTGGAAGCACCGCCTCAGGTACGTCCTTAAAGACGCGAAATGACGCCATCCCCACTCACCTTTTATACACTTCTTGGCAAATGCTTAAATAGATTTTAGGTTTTACCACCTAGGCATTCCAGGCAAGCTTCGCGAACCTTTCATCGTCGCCATTGGGGCGTGCTGCATTGGCACTGGCAGATGACTGATGTCTTTGATATATTGTTGATGAGAGAGAAGATTGGTCATTATTTGAGGCACCGCCCAGTTGATGACTATAGCATTCAATGCCCGAACTTGACCAACTATATCATGCGGAGAATGTCTCGCATGTTGATGGTATGTGGACCGCATAATAATCAAGAGTTCACGTTCATTTTGACGGCCAATCGAAAATCGCCCATTACTTGTGACCCACACTCTATAACGAATTCCCTCGTGCACAGCATTGACATTCCCTGCCGAGAAAAAGAGATTGCTCAAAGGAGTTGCAGAATGCACACCTTCGCGGCGCATACAATGTGTATTTCCAGCAGGTGAGCTCATCTGCTGTATTTGAACTCGCCCTTGACCCGGAACAGCGCGCGCATCGACCCTGCCATTGCCAGGTCGCGCACTACCAAAAAACTGCGCAGGTGCAAAGTTTTGCGAGTATGACATTGGTGTTTATTTACATTTACAAACATATTAACGCTCCATAAATGCTTCCTCTAATACCAATTGTGCGAAACGTGGGTCGCTTACAATATTTATATGGTCGCACCCATCAATTGTCGTCTTCAACATTTTTGAAGAGTTAAATAAACTATATGCTACGTTGAGGCTCCGTGCGGGAACCTGTCCGTCTCCTACCTCGTAGGAAAGGTCTTCTACGCCGCCGCCCCCCACTTCACGCAACTTGAACGACTGTAATGTATCTATTATTGGTGTGCATGTTACAATGTGCGATGCAACCGATATTGGGTCAGTGATACTATTCAGGTGCGGTTCATATAATTCGCGCCATGCGTCGAATGCATCGGGTGTGTTAAAGTTTTTCCCAGTATTCGGCGCCATCAAAAGTTCGGGTGTTATAATTCCAGCGGATCCAACATGTGCCAACTGCTCGCATGGCAGGTATCCAAAGACATTTGGAAAGCACATTATAATCCCACTGTTCAGCTGCAAACTTGCATGAAACTGCTTCGAAAATATAGGAACAAAGTATTCGCCACTCAAGACGGCCTTTAGGGCAATGCTCGAACCTCCAAATGGTGCATTTACAACAATAAAGCGCTTAACATACATAGCGCTCCATTTCTCACCAACATAAACCGTGAGAAACCACTTGAAAATGACGGCACCTAGGCTATGTCCCACAATTACTACAGGCCCTCCAGTTTCATGCAAATTCTCGATTGCCTTCTTCATTGCGCCAAACATATCATTTCTAAAATGAGGGTCAAGCACGCGACGAAAGTCGTAAGAAAAGGCTTGAAGATTGCGGTCCCTTTCATACAAGCCAGTTGCTAGCAATACATCTATAAAATTTCCAAAATATTTGTAATTGAATTTTGATTCGAGAATATCCTGATAAGGCCGCGCAAGCAATTCAAACTCTGGCACTAAGTCGCGAATGCCATCGAGTCCCGGCAACACCTTGATACGAGGTTCTTCTTGCAAAATGCCCCGAGGTCTGCCAAATGTGTCTCTTACTAGGGTTGCTTTGTTATCATGATGCCACAATGCCATGCGTTGCGATGAAAGGGGTGAAATATTCATCCACCTATTATCAATCACAAAATCCTTGAAAACGCGCTTCTTCTCTTGACCCGCTTTGACAAGTATACTACCCCCAATTCCGGGGACTACTAGGATAGGTGATGGCATCGTATTTAGGCCTACTACGCTCGCGTGCTTTTAAGCCCACGCTTTTAGAGTGCGCATCGTCATTTTCACGGGCATCACGTGTGTCGTCCTCCCGCAATCCGGCCCCTTTACGCGGGACAAAATTCCAGATGTTTTCTGCCGACGCTGCTGATGCCCGGGGTTTTTCAGCCCGAGTTTTTTCAAACTTTTTATTTCCGGCGGTCGCTTCTTTCCACATTGCTCCTGCATTTTCCTCGATGTATTGAAATACCGTGAGTTCTACCTCTCCCCATATGGATCCAGAGTTTGTCGATGGGACGCTCAACATTCCGCGACACCCTATTAATAATCCAAGCCGTTCTTGGCGTACTCCCCGTTTGAAATTTAGGCAAAACAAGCGCCAAAGAACCTCAGCCCACGCATACTTTGACATCCATGCCCCCCAAAGAAACCATGCCAAGTCGCCGCGCTCGCTTTCTTCGAGCGATGGGTATGGCCACATGTCCTGCTTCCCTATTGAGGCGCAGTGCAGGACCAACGTTTTTTTTCGCAACAGATATTCCATAGCGATGCGCAAATCCGCACGTTGGTCATCCCACAACTGAGACAACCCTATGAGCAACCGCTCCGCAAATGCCCGCTCGTCTTCTTGTATTGGCAAAATGCGATTGAATGTCTCCACTCCGCGCTGCGTCAAGCGCATCCCATTCTCTGGAAAAAATGCAATTATTCGCGAGCGGAGGCTGGCAATACTAGAAAAGCCCATGCCACCCAAGCCGACACTGCCCGCAAGTTGGCGCGATAACATGCAGAGTTTACCAGTTGTGAGAAGGGCGTCTTTCACACGGATGCCGTCCACATTGCATGCATCCCATACATCTTTGCAGACACCGTACCATGCCACCGCATTAATGCCCTCAACGTCCCCAATACGAGCCACCGCTGCAATCCAACCATTTTCTAGAGCAATCACATTGTCCTCCATTAGAAGTTCACATGTTTGAAACAGCGCATCCTCAAGCCGCCCTGAAACTATGCTTTCAATGAGGCTACCCATTCGCTTCTCTTTTCCGTTACTCATAGCATCCTATTTGTGCTTTCAACGAAAACACGCACACAAAAAAGAAACCCAAAATCACTCCCGAACCTGCTCTAGGCAAGGCCAATGCCTTGTGTGAACGAGACAACAAAGAACACCAGAAGTAGCGCACGACCAACAAAGTTCATGATTTCAGGACCGGACTTGCCAAACTTTTGCGCCGTGGCGAACAGGAAGTAAATGGCAAGCATGCCCACACCAAATATTTGGCTGAGGTTCAGTGATACCGATGCAAACAATGTGCTGTGGCCAAGAAGGGCAAACCAATCGTAGAATTGGAAGTTCGCCAAAGATAGTGGCGACAAGGTGATAAGTAGGAACGATACCAATGAACTATGTGCAATTAGGCGCAAGCTCTTTTGGGTTGGGTCCAGGTCCTCTGCCTTGCCGGTCGTGAGAAGACGAGCATGATATGCAATCAGGGAAGATAGACCAACAACCAGCAGCAAGTTTGCAGTCAAATCGGCGGGGCGCTTCATTGTATCGCCCAGTTTGTAAAGGGAAAATGCGAGAAGCAACGAGTAACCGGAAATAGCAATGATATTGTTAGACATTTTGATATACCTAGAGAAAAAGAATAATTATAAACTTGGTTCAGCTCACACAGTCACAACCGCACTCATTGTCGGACCCCTCTCCGGCCGCGCCACCGTTTGCACCTGCTATCTTTATCTCAACCGTTGCAGCATCTGTGCTCATGAAATGTTTGAATGTTGTTGCGGGATTCAGCATTATGCGAACCTCCGCCGAAGGTTTCGTTTTTGGATGCAATGACACCCACGCTGCTGTGTCAAACACGCATGACGACGATGGAACAGTTTTCTCTAATTTAGAAAAGTGTTCAAGGTGTTTCTTTGCATCGGTTTTGTCAAAAGACCATTCACCAAGAAAAACATAAGTGTGCGAATTGTGGCGATGTTTTTTAATTTCGCGCCACATGAGATCAATTCCAAGTGTATCAAGTGTGTCCGATATATCGACATATGGAACCGTTGACGGTGTAATATTTTCGATAGCAGCCTCACATGATATGATAGCGGTAACCTTTTCATTTTCACATAATTTCGATATAGATGGAATCATGTCCGTCGCGTTGAGCCCAACAACTATAACCACTTCGGGGTCATGCAGTTTGACACGTCGTCCAAGCGGCATTATTGTTCGCTCAAGTTTTTTAGAAAGAATGAGAATGCCAGTCATGACATCTTCCATCAAAAGCAGCCCACTTTGTAGGCCGATAAGTTCTTCATATGCCGAACAATCAACATCATTGAGACACACCCATTTTTCATCTTCAAGGACAGCGGAACACGAAATTTGCATTGAGACATAAGCTGTTCTTTTTGGGGCATGCCGCTTGAACGAGGCATCATCAAGCAATTCAAGACTGTCAAGTATTTGGATATTGACGTCGAGCAACTCTTCAATTAATACGAGTGGCTCGAAATCAGCTGCAGCCATGTCTGGAATAAATATAACAGTGCATTCCGGTTTATGAGCATTTATCATGTGCCACGTTGAATTCCATTTTGACTTTAGGTCCCCAAGTGCCCCGTGCTCTTTCAAATGCTTAGCAACTAATGCAAGGTCGGGAGCTATCCATAGGAATCGCTTGCCTATTTGGTCTTTACTAGCCTCCAATGAAAATCCAATCGGCATTCTCTCTCCGTTACAAGTACAATGCGATTTTTGCCTTAAGCAGCCATCAAAGCAATCTAAAAGTCGGCCTCCGCATCAACAGATAGACCACCTTCCGCATTGTATTCGGTTACCATAGATGCCTTCGAGTACTCTGCAGAGCGCACCTCGAAAAAACTCGGCTTTCCTTGGAGGCACGCTGTCTCAACGAATGGAAACGGGTTGGCCATGCGGTAAATTTTATCATATCCGAGCATCGTCAACAGACGGTCCGCAATGTATTTGATGTACTGCGACATGAGCTCGTTGTTCATGCCAATCATGTTGCATGGAATGCTTTCTGTGATGAAACGTGTCTCAATATCGACCGCCTCGTGAAACATTGCATGAACGACCTCTTGCGACACGCGCCCATTCAACTTTGAGTAGAGAAGGCATGCAAACTCGGCGTGCAGGCTTTCGTCCCGCGAGATGAGTTGGTTGGCAAAGGACAAGCCCGGTAGTAGCCCGCGCTCACGCAACCAGAAAATAGCACAGAAAGAGGCACTAAAAAACAGCCCCTCAACAATAGCAAATGCAATTAGGCGTTGCGCAAAGCTGGCCGCCTTGTTTTCAATCCACTGCATGGCCCACTGAGCCTTTTCGCGAATCGCAGGGAAGTTGTCGACAGCATTGAACAACCGGTCTTTCTCGCGGGGGTCTTTGATGTATGAATCAATGAGCAACGAGTAGGTCTCGCTGTGTACCTGCTCCATCGCGTTTTGAAATGCGTAAAATGCGCGCACCTCCGGTTTTGGTACGTCCTTGCTAAATCTTTCACTCAGGTTTTCACTCACAATTCCATCGCTTGCCGCAAAAAAGGCAAGAATGTGGGTAATAAAGAATCGCTCGTTATCAGTCAGCTTCTCAATGTCAATCGTATCTTGTTGAAAGTTTATTTCGTCGCACACCCAGTAGGCAGAAGATGCGAGCTTATAGTATTGGAAAATGTCGGGGTACTCAACCGGGAACATAACATGGCGCGATTTAGTTTCGGTAAGTAGTGGCTCACTAACGGACATTTTCTCAGGTACACTCATTATCACACGTGCCTATTCCCTTTCCAGATAAATATCTTAACGCTCCACTTCCTTAGATGGGCTTAGATGGGCGTGCATTTAAAGCAGATGGCTTATACAAAGTGGTAATACAATGCGCCATCCGTGCAGCAACTTGTCGAGCATCGAAAGCCTTGTGTACGATGCATCGAGATTTTGTAGGGAGTCACTTGAGCGGTACCAAGACTATCTCAAAGAACATATCGAGTTTACCACATATCGCATGAATAGAATAGTTAAGTGCAGTGAGGAAATCGAAAAACTTCTGCAGAGGCTTTCCAACCCACCTCAAAATCTGATCGACTTGATAAACCAGATGAGACCTATTCATGAAAATCAATATCATACATTGAGCACATTAAGTCAAGAAGAAAGTGAGATGTCGTTAGCAAATTACAAGAAAAACACAAGCACCATTCGCCGTCTTGCAAATGTCGAGGGGACGTTTTACATACATGGCACGGAACGCATCTACGAAGTCAAACTGTATAAACAAGGCATGAATGAAAAAGGAAGCTTTTCATGTAATTGTCCGGACCACAAGTTCAATTCAAAAAAGAAGGACATCGTGTGCAAGCACATCTGCTTCATTGTCTGTAAAGTTGCCAATATACAGGATGTTGCATACTTTCAAAGTAAGCAGCTGACACAAGAACAGTTTGACGCGGTGGTGAACTTGGCCATAGTACCACTAGGGTGAGTGTGTGTGTGAGTTTGATATGTAAAACATGTACTGTCTCGTATTAAATTTGCTCTCGATTTCGTCAGGATAGAGGCGCGTTGTTTCCACCAAGGACAACCCCGCTTTTTCGATTAACTTACTTGTGTTATCGACTGTGCGATACAAGCTTGAGTAGGGTTTGTTTAGATCTTTACTGTCACCAAGTATAAGTTCATTTTTAACATCAAGAGTGCAAACTGCTCGAATGAACACATGCTTGGCATTTTTGAATTGCATCAACAAATGCACCAACACATCATCATCAAAGCAATAATTCAAAACACCACCAAATACAACAATGTCGACATCTACAAGCTTTGCGTGTTCTTCAACATTATTCATGTCGAAAAGCCCCTTTTGAATGTTCGTGGAGTTGGGGATGCTTTTCATTAGTGCGGCAGAAAGGTCTAGTGCATAAATGATGTCAAACTCAATCAAATTATTCAAGCATTTGAGCAATGCACCGTCACCACAGCCCACATCCATCATGCTGCCATACTGCTGCTTTTCCAATTTGCCGAGTACATACTTGAGTTCAAATTGGCGGCGGTGCTTGACATGCGGAAATCGCGGATAGGCATCGCAACCTTTCCAGAAGTTGGAAGCCACCCAACGCGAATTGTCCTCGCGAATAAAGTCATGTACGTGATGTTGAAAATTAACATTTGTGTGCTTAACGATGCTTTCAAAATCACGAATATAGTCATCGCTCAAACTTACTGTAAAAACACACGTAAAATTCCGGAGATACTCACAGTAGATTGGGTTATCATCAAAGTAAAATTCAATTTGCTTATCAACTATGTGTTGCTTTTTCAACATCTTTACGGCTTCGTAGTGTTGTGGATCCGTCGGGTCGTATGCCTTTTCGCTGCAAACGAGCAGCTCGTCATAATCGATGCCTTCAACCATGTCATATTCCGTGTAAAGTGAGGCCTTCACACTGTCCATGTCATTGTCTCCTGTTAGCAAGTACTTCATGCCATTCCATGATTTGAACAGTGCCTTGAAAAAGTTTGGGTGATATGTGAAAGTATCATGAAAATCGCATGCGATTGCGCCAGCACCTGCGGCGCTGCCTGCGGCTTCGTGGCGCTGAATCACACGTTCCGTTATGTCGCTCGTGCTAATACCGTCTGTGCGCACGTATGTTTGAACAATAATGCCTAATTCAGCAGCAGTTTTAAGCCCCCTAGAGCGCGCCACGTGTATCTCTTCGCCCTTTCCATAATTTGGAGGAACTATCCATGTAGTGGGCTTTATAAGCTCTAACCATGGGCTCAAGTCCAAGTCATCATAAATGATAACATCGTGCACATACGACAGTGTTCGCAAAAGAGCAGCCCGTTCGGTTTGCCCGTACAATGGGCATTTTCCCTTTGTTTTTTCAACTAATGCATCGCTGCAAATACCAACAGTCAGCCGACCGGATTCTTCAACACATGAAGTGAGGAGATTGACGTGCCCAACGTGGCATGCGTCAAAAACGCCAATGATAAATGTATGAGGCATCGGCATCATTACCTGTTAAAAATAAATAACAATATCGTATCTAGCCGCAACGATGTTGGTGAGTGCAAACAGGCTTCATCCATTCTTTACCAAATATTTTCAGCAGCAAATCATCCGCTTTTTCAACCGAGTAAAGTGACACGGGACCAAACGGATATGACGTAATATTTTCAAGTTGAGTTGATGTGACGAGGTGTAACTTTCGTTGATTGCACACAAGATTATATTGTGCTTTTACGTTTGTCGTCGGTTGATACATAAATATGTCAGCGGCAAGGTCGTTTTGCGCCTTAATCGTTGCGTGCTTTCCCTTCAGTACCTTTCCCCACTCCGGGCTTGGTATTTTTATTAGGCCCTTGACAAATGTTGTTGTGGATGCAGGCTTTATGAAGTGGTAAACAGTTGTATACTTCCTTACGTCTTCCTTCAACATCATAAATCCCTTGTCGTTTACAAATTGCGCAACAGCATCCGCCTCAAGCCGAGGCACTTCACTTTTAAGAATCATAAAATCTACGTCATCATCCCATGGAATAATGTCTTTTTCACGAAGTGCACCAAGCAACGTTCCACCGATTGCGTATAAATTAATTTTAAGCGTATCCGTGATGGCCGTCATCAATGAAACATAGGAGTACAACAACATTTTGTCCTCATCTGTTAGCATTTTAGCATTTGTAGGCATAATGCCAGTCCTACATCTAACGGCGGTTTTCAGCTCCGCGAGGCACGACTTTGTAATCGCCGGCGTGGCCTTTGGTACTCTTGAATAGCTGATTCGGATTGTTTGTATTGAGTTTGGATATACTGAAGCGACAATTTTGCTCGCTCGATTTCCAGCTTTGTACCTTCGTTTGTAAGAGATTTATTTTGCAGAAAAAAGGTACCAAGCATATAGATGGCACCAAGGATAATAAAGTACATCGTGTTTTGATGTAGATAATCGCTCACCTTCGAAACAGTTAAAACGCATAGTTGCAAAATATCTTTGGAAACGTTTGCGTACTGGTAGGCAACAAAAGGATTACTAAATGATGCGAACAAGGTTTTACCTACCTCTACAACTTCTAACAAATCAAATCCTCCGTTTTGTGTGATAGTTAAAGTTGGTGTTGAAGGTTGCGTTTGTTTGCTCATTATAGTGTTGAGGTTGTTGCGCATTTGCACCGTTAATTGGTTCATGTACCATTTGTATTGTTTCATCCCATCTTCATTCTTTGAAAATTTGATGAACTCAATGGCCTGTGGTGGCAATGCTTTACCATTCAACGCCACATCCCCCCCTTTGTGATGGATTTGAAAGAGGAAAAACGGATATAGATCCGCCCTTTCTTTTTCAAACCCAGGTACTTTATCATGATGCAGAGCTGCATCCATAATACGAAATTCATTTTTGGAAAGCTTAGTGCGGTTCTTTGCGAGCAAATCCCGCATGTCTGTGAGCGTGTATACTTGCAATGACATGATCCTATCCTACTATTTGATGTGACAAAAAGTATATAATATTACACGTGTGGCCCGGTCTATTTTTCTTCAAGTATTAAATCCTTGAACTTCATCAACCTCTTAAAACACTTTGTGATTGTCACTTCGCTCACTTCACAAACTTCTGCAATTTGTTTTTTTGTAAATTCCAACCCGTTAACATGTATGTAAAAGTACAGCGCACATGCAGCCACACTAGTTGGCGCATTCTCACTAACAATTTCTAGGTCGTCAATTCTTTTTGTGATTGCCTTGCACTTCACGCTATCGCTCCAATCCATGTTTAGCCGCGATCCAAAGCGGCCGATAAAATCTTCAGGTCCGCTCGATTCGACATTGATTTGCATGAGAGTGTGAAAGCGTGAATTTCCCCTGGTCAGCACTTCCGGCCCAATGTTAAACATGCGCGCAACTTCTTTCACAGAGCGTGGGCACTTGTTAATGGCGCATGCGTGAAACAGACACGATGCTACTAGTCCATCTTTATTGTCACCACGTGAAATTTTCTTTTCACTCACGGTTTTGTACAGAATCTTGGCGTCGTCCAGTATTTTCCCCATTATTCCGTGCATTGATGCGTTGCTGCTGAGTTTTTCAAATACAGAGTACAGAGTGCGCTCCCAATACGGCATCGAATTCCACATCTGGTACTGACGAAGTCGACGATGGTCGCGATTGTCGTTCCAGCGGCCGCCCACCATAGAGCCGAGCGACGACTTTGGCAACAAGTTGTTGGTGGGCATCCCGCACCGCGTAGGGTCGTCGTCCCGACTGTCTTCTGCACCGTAAAATCTCCATTCAGCCCCGTTGTCGATGACACGAGCTTGAATGTAATTACAGTCACAGCAAACAAACTGTCCCTCTTCCACCTGTAGATGAGTTCCCTTGCAATTTTCACAGTGCGACTCGTCTACATCTAATTTACTTCGAGCGCCATATCCAATGCCGCCACGTTTTTTGCGCCCGTAGGCATTTCTGTCTGCTGTTCCAGCGCATGCTCCCACGTCGACATAATCGGCTTCGGGAATAGCGTCGGGTGGACCTGCTCGCAGGTCGTCTAGCATACCCCATAGCTCGCCATTGTTTATGTCGTCATAATCTAATGCCATCTGCCCATCGGGTCTTAATATTTATTATCACAAAATGCCTTTAAATGCTTATCATTTTTTGGGGCTGGGCGAAACCCTCCATGTCTCATTGAAGCTGTTGACCAGGTCCTCTGGAATTTTTGACCAACACATGAGCGTTTGGTTTCGCTCGAATGCTGCGGTTTTGCCTAGTCCTTCAATAAATGTTGTTCTCTCATCGGCTTCCAGATCCATGTAAACTCCAATCTGTTTTTTGGTCAAGATAGCTGGAATGTTGTCGCTGGCGTCCCCCATGACAATCTTACGATGAATGTTATCAGTTCCTTTCTTGACGCCAGCCTCCCATAGATTCTTGAGGGGAAGACTGTAAATTTCACTATGTTCGTCTTTCAACTGAAGGTAGTCGTGGTCGCCAGTTATGAAAATTACTTTTTGTTCTGGACCCATCGTTTCCCGAATCTGTCGAAATAGTAAGCAAGCCACGTCATCAGCTTCAAGCCGCGGGTGCGAAACAATGGGCGGAAAGGACGGAAGGACGGGAGAGGATGGAAGGACGCTGGCTCGATCTAAATACACCCGAAATGCATTGGGGTCGAACTTCTCATTCACGGGCCGCGTTCCTTTGTATGCATCGTACATGTCCATTCGCCAAATAGAGGCGCGCGGGCAGTCCTGGCAGAAGATCAAGTTATCGGGCGCTGCATCTTGAGATTGCCTGACCTTTCCCTTGCCTATCAGCCCCCATGTCTTGCGCAATTTATGGATTTCAGCGTCAGCGTGTTTAAGAAAGGCATCTTGAAACTCGGGGTTGCTCATTTGCGCGTTGCCGCGATTTTGGAATGACCACCATCGTGACGTTGCAAAGTAGCGGTAGAAAATATAGTAACTCGCATCGACAAGGATGACAGGTGCCTTCTTGCTCAAATTAAGAAGCGCCATGTATGTTGTTATGTATTTGATGAATGTTGTTTGTTTAAGTGTCTCTCATTTTTTGGGCTTGGGTTGGCGCTATGTGCAGTAGCTGGCAACAAATGAATAAACCTCATTTTCTACACCCAGAGGGTCTCCAGTCCCAGTTTCAGCACCCGACACGATTGCCTTATCTCTATCATTTTCTAACATTGTGAGACGACTTTTAAAAGCAGCATCCGCTCCATCTTCAAATCTTTCACGACGCTCGTGCGCATACCATCCTAAAAATATCAAGATAGCTGCAACAAAGAGAGCAATTATAGCGTGGTTGACGGCCATCAATGTCCGTCCCTTTATATACTTAGAGCTATATTTCATAACTCAACTACTGAGAAGTATGCAAGAACCGGACCAAGAGGCTGCGTACACAGATTTTGTAAATTCATACATACAAACGTCATCCATCGAGAATTTAACTGAACTTCAAAATTCTCCATTGGAATGTGTCATTGTAGAGCCGCGCCAACATCCCGCCCTCAAGGGAGTTCTTCATAATTTTGCGCACTTTCTTCCCAACGCGCGCTTCACATTATATCATAGCACCGAGAACGCGAAATTCGTTCAAAATATTGTGAACGATGCCCCTATCAAGCTCGTAAATTTTCGAGAAGGCAATATGGGACGCGAAGATTATAATGAGCTGTTGAAATCGCCTGAATTTTGGGGGGAGCGGGCCGCTGAGCGCACTCTCATATTTCAAACAGATACGGGGATTCTCAAGAATAGCGTCGCAAGATTCTGGGAGTATGCTTATGTTGGAGCACCGTGGACATGGAGCGAACTAGGCGACCCTTTTTTCCGCGTAGGAAACGGCGGCTTGTCTTTGCGCGACACTGCATTTTGCTTGGAAGCCGGCAAAGATACGGGGGAAAGCAAGCTTCCAGAGGATGTATATTTTGCTTACCGTGCGTTGTACGCTCAGCGTTCGCCCAGTGTCGATTTGGCATCCTCATTCTCGATGGAATATCTGGACCACCCGGACCCTATGGGATTCCACCAGGCATATAGATTAGCTGTTCATAACCCCGAGAGGCAAAAATCACTATTGCGCCACTATGATGGTGATGGCAAAGCGCTCACGCGCCCCCGTGTCGTCGATGCTTGGATTGAAAACTCGCGGGATGGCAGAGTATATGATATTCCAAACATGGTAAATTGTTTGAACATTGCAGTTGGCCCAAGTGAGTTGCATATTCCTAAAGGTTCTAGAATGTGGGATAAACACCTAGATAATGGGTCAATTGTTACTCAATCAAAAAACCTAGTTATGAAATGGATATCTTGTCAAGGAAACTTTATGCAGACAAGTTGCATACTTGACCCTAAATTGTGCCTAGTAGGAAATTGTTTTCTACGATGAATGTATACAGCAGATTAATATGAGTGAAATTCAATTTGCTCACTTATCGTCATCAAATCTCGTTGTTCCGGATATTTTAACAAACACTTTCTCAGCGGCGGGAATTTCTACGTTTTCTTCGAACGTATATATTATTGATGGTGGAAATGTTGGTGTTGGAACCACCATTCCCTTGCAAAAGCTACACGTGTTCGGCACCGCCCAAGCAACAACATTCAGCGGCAGCGGTGCCTCGCTTACGGCGCTTCCCGCAGCATCACTTACGGGCACAGTTGCGGCAGCAAACGGTGGTACCGGTCTAGCCACTCTGTCAGCCAATAAAATTCTTGTGGGCAACGGCACAGCGGCTGTACTGCAGTCCACAAATCTTCATTGGGACAACACCAATAACCGCCTCGGCATCAATGCATCCTCCCCGGGGCAAGCCTTGCACGTCGTGGGCGACACACGCATAGAAGGCAACCTAACGGTGAATGGCACTCAAACAATCATCAACACAAATGTTGGAACAACAGAGCAACTCATCATCACGAACGACGGCACAGGACCCGCGCTCATTATTAACCAAACCGGAGCGCAGCCGGTGCTTGAAGTGCAAGATGATGGCGTGGCCGTGTTCAAGATTGTGGATGGTGGAAACGTTGGTGTTGGAACCACTATTCCCTTACAAAAGCTACACGTGTTCGGCACCGCCCAAGCAACAACGTTCAGTGGCAGTGGTGCTTCCCTTACGGCGCTACCTGCAGCTGCACTATCGGGCATAGTTGCGGTAGCAAACGGTGGTACAGGAGTTGCTTCGTACACGACTGGTGACATCATCTATGCATCCGATGCAACTACGTTGTCAAAGCTTGCGGATGTGGCAACAGGTAACGCTCTTATTTCAGGTGGTGTTGGTGCTGCGCCTGCATGGGGCAAGGTTAACCTAGGCACGCACGTTACAAGTACGCTACAAGTTGCAAACGGTGGTACAGGTATGGCAACATTAGCAGCCAACAAGATTTTGGTTGGCAACGGTACATCGGGCTTTATACAATCCACCAATCTTCACTGGGATAACGCAAACAGTCGTCTTGGCATTCAAACCGTGGCTCCCACAGAAGCACTGCATGTGACGGGTAACATCCTTGCCTCGGGCGATGTGACCGCATTCTCGGATGCCCGTCTAAAGACAGATCTGGTGCAAATCTCGTCCGCATTGGACAAGGTCAAGCAACTCACCGGCTACACTTTCCTAAAGGTTGACGACATGAGCGGCTCGCGCAAGCTTGGTCTCATAGCCCAAGATGTGGAGAAGGCCGTTCCGGAGGCCGTTCACCACACCGACGATGGCATGCTATCGGTTGCCTACGGCAATCTTGCGGCCGTCTTCGTTGAAGCCATTAAGGAGCTCAGCGACAAAATTGACACGCTCTCTGCCAAACTTGCTTAGGCGACATTCAAATTAACAACCTTGTCGAACTGCTCTTGTGTGAGTTGTTTGCTTTCGAAATATGCTACATCAAATATATTTGCCATTTTACAAACCACATAACAAATGTGCTTGCAAACAATGTTTTTCTTTTTAGAATTGAACGTGTGGTCTGGGCAGTTGCACGTCAAGCTTCCTTTTTCATTCGTTCCCTGTTTGAACAGTTTCACCTTGTATTCTTTTTCTTCTGCACCTTGAACTGTGAACGTGCCTTCCACGTTTGCAACGCGGCGGGAGGTGTCTGTGTTTTTCTCGTACTTCGTACATGCCCCATCGTATTTACTCAACTTTTTCAAGGTATCATACTGGTTCTTATGATTTGGAAGTGGGTATATCTGATTTATTAGGTCATCGAGTGTCTCCGGCGAATTTGAAAGCCGTGACAAAAGGATATCAATTTGTTGCTCACACTTGAGCGCCCTATTTATGCAATATGTGGAAAATTCGATGTGTTCTCTCACGTATCGCTTGTAATGCCCCAACTGCTCCTTGCCATATTCTTTATGAGTGTTCACAATACTTTCAATACTCGTTAAAGAGCTGCCAGGCGGATGCATGATGACTAGTTTACAAAGTTCGTCATTTTTCTAAATAAAACATCTAAAGGTTTGTAAATTATTCTTAATACTATGAATATTCGCGTCGTTTGGCTCATTCAAGCTCGCTTCGAGCGCGAGTGGTTGTGGTCTCTTTTGTCGGGTCCTGATGTGCAAATAGAGGAGCATGCTGATACTAACAAAATATACCCACCTGGTTCAATATTTATCATCAACTCCAGTGTGGATTACGAGGCGTACTTTGAAAAGTATGAGCAAGCTGGAATTGAATATGCGGCCATTCACTTGAGCGACGAGTACTATAAAGACTCATGCCGATTTTATGATCATGATGCTTGCCTATGGGTGGCGCGCAATTATTGGCATCCCGCTCTGTCGAAGCGCTCAAAAGTACTGACGTTTGGATTGGGCTGGAAAAATGGCTATATGGAGGCTGCGGCTCAGGTGGCGCCGCCGCCGGCCAATTGGAAGGACCGACCTATCACAGTTTCATTCGCAGGCAACATTCACCACACTTTTCGAAGGGATTTTGTGCAAATGTTTGCAACGGTGGAGCCTAATAAATTTCATTTGACTTATGATGGGTTCGATAGTAAAAACGGGCTCGACATAGTTTCATACAGGTCCCTCATGAATCAAAGCAAGTACGTGCTTTGCCCTATAGGCCATTGTAATATTGACTGCTTTCGCATTTACGAGGCACTTGAGGCGGGTGCAGTTCCAATCACACTATCTGCTACCAACATTCAGCGTTGGTTATACTGGGATGCGCTGCTCGGTTGCGCCGTTCCTTGGATAGCACAGACAAGTATAGAAAACTGTTACAATGAATTACAAAAACAATTAGAAAATGGGGAGGCACCTGGTGATGAGACAGCCCAGGTGTGGTTGGCTGCAAAGCAAAAGTGGGCACGCGAGTTTCGTTCTAAAATCGAAGAAATGCAAAATGCAAAATGATGCATGTTTTTATTTTTGTAATTTTTTAAACCGCCTTCGAGTCGCGGTACATCGCAGCCGCCTTCGACATGTACTCCTTGGCGGGCAGTCCGGGCTCAGCGGCCCGCAGCTCCGCCATCTTCTCCTTGATGAAGATGTTGTAGGCAGTTGGCGCGCGCTTCTTCTTCTCGCTGGTGGTGCTCGAGGCATCGTCAGCAACCGCCGCAGCCTTCTTCGTCTTCTTAGGCGCCTTGGCCTCCTTCTCCGCCTTGGGCTCCTTGGGTGCCTTGGGCTTCGTCGGCTTGGTAGCGGGCATGCCATTCTCAGCCTTGAAGTCGTTCCATGCCGCCGCCGCCTTGGACATGTACTCCTTCTGGGCAAGCCCGGGCTCGGCAGCGCGCAGCTCAGCAATCTTCTCCTTCACGAAGAGGTTGAATGCAGTCGGCGCACGCTTCTTCTTCTCGATAGTCGAGGAGGTCTCGCTTGCGGTGTCGTCGGCAGCGGCAACCGGCGCCGGCTTCTTCTTGGTTGCCGCCTTCTTCGCAACTGGTGCAGGCGCATCGGGCTCAGGCGCAGGCTCAACCGCCTTCTTAGCAGCGGGCTTCTTCTTGGCAACCGGCTTCTTCTCAACCACCGGTGCGGGCTCGTCCTCAACCGCCGCCGTGTCCTCGAGCTCCGGCAGATCCTCCTCGGTCTCCTCCGGCGCCGGCGCGTCGTCGAGCACCAGAGCCGGCGGCGCCTCCGGCTCGGCCTGAGGCTTCAGCATGGGCGCGATTTCCTTCTTGGCAACCATCTGGTCGGGAATGCGCACCCAGACCTTCATGGCATTCTTGATGCCAACAGTCCACATGTGCTTGTCGCGACCAGTCATCACCTTGCCAATCTCCTCGGCCTCCGCGCAGTAGCCGAGGCCCTGCGGCGTGCTCTCCTTGCCAGTGTAGGTGTAGGACACATGGTTCATGCAGACCTTGTGGCCGGCAGGCAGAGCGGAAGTCGCCATTTTCGGGGGGTGAAAAGCTGAAAGCTGGAAGGCTGAGATCAACTGGCGGTTGTGAAGAGCAGGCACTTGTTGTAGTAGTAGTGACAGCAGAAGAGTGTGCACTCACAATTAAGATCGCTCGTCAATTTTTGACCCCTGACCCCAATTAGGGTTGCTGGCAGCACAAGCAGTTCAAATGCAAAAATGATGCGTTTTTTGTTTACTTTTTGATTTTTTAAACCGCCTTCGACTCGCGGTACATCGCCGCCGCCTTGGACATGTACTCCTTGGCAGGCAGTCCAGGCTCAGCAATCCGCAGACCCGCCATCTTCTCCTTGATGAAAATGTTATAGGCAGTTGGCGCGCGCTTCTTCACCACACCATTCTCGTCGACAGCAACCTTCTTCACCTTCCTCTTTAGCGTAATATCCTCGTCGACATCCACCTTTGCCTTCTTGGTCTTCCGGGCGCGCTTGGGCGCGTTCGGGTCCTTGGGGGCCTTTGGCTTCGTCGCAGGCAGGCCGTTCGCAGCCTTGTGGTCGTTCCACGCCGCGGCCGCCTTGGACATGTACTCCTTCTGGGCAAGCCCAGGCTCGGCTGCGCGCAGCTCACCAATCTTCTCCTTCACGAAGAGGTTGAAGGCAGTTGGCGCACGCTTCGGCTTGGTAATAGTGGCCGCCATTTTTGTGGAAAAAACTTTTCGAGTTGGTATGCTATCAACTTGCAATGCGCTCGTCAATTTTTGGGTCCTAGCCCCAATTAAATTGCGCGGCAGCAGCAAGCATCTAAAAGCAAAACAAATAAAAAATGATGATTCCGTTCACAATCTTTCGTTAACAACCAGGCACCATGGACGTCGCCGAAACCCTCGATGCCGTCTTTGAAAATTTACAAAACCGCATCCGCAATGCGTCCTCTTCGGATGACCGTGCAGCAGTTCTCGAATCGCTAAAAAGTACGGTAATGAATATTGTGCTCATCGGTCTTGACCAAAATGCGCGCGAGTTGAGCGAGTCTCGCAGCATCAAAGCGTCATGGATGCAAGACTTGGAGCATGCATTCGAATTATAAAAAGGCAAACGGCGGCGCCGGGCACGAATCGTTGTCGCGTCCGCTTTCGCGGAGGTCTACCAAATTTTTGAGCATGGCATTCTCTGCATCGCCTTGGCGTTTACGCCACGCATCATGGTTCAATGCCTCCATCATTCTTTTGTAGTCCGGGTCGTCTTCGTCGTCGCCTTGTCCGTCATCATCTTTGTTCACGTCGTAATGAGCCGCGCCTTTTGTCACTGAAGCGATACGCTGATTTCGCCCATTGTACAGTACCAACTCGCCTTTATCAGTTAAAACTAGCGCCAATGGCCCAACACGAATATCAACAGGGATATGTTTAAAAGACCACTCCCAAATGACTTCCTTGTTGCCACCATGGCTTAATGCTTTCAAATGGTCTTCTTCCAACACCCAATTGACCATGTCATTTCCATTGCGATGGTGATGGATTGCGTAATATGTATGCCAGCCATTTTTGGGGAAATGTTCTCCTTGCATGCTTCCATCAATACCATTTGTTTCACCGGCGCACATCCCATTGCTATCATTGCAATCGCGTAAACTGTATTTTTTGCTTTCTCCGAAGCGACATGCCGTCCGGAAGTCCCATCCTGGATACCATTCATCCCAGCACACGATGCGCGAAAAAATCCACCATCCCCGCTTTTCGCACACTCGCTTCTTACCGGGCGGACCTTTTCTATAAACAGTTCCAGCGGACAAATTTACATCGAATGAATAGAGGCTATTTTGGCTTACGAGCGCATAACGGCAGTTGCTAAACATATCCATGTCCATGGGTAGCACATTCAAATAATAATTACGATATTGAGCCGCTCTAAACAAGTCCGACACTTGGGGATGGTGTAGATCCACCGTGTAAGCCCCATAAAATATGGTACGCTTTGCAGTCGTGTCCAAAATACCTTTCTCGCCAGCCGGCTTTGCCTCACACTCACCCTTCCATGAGCAGCCGCAAGGAAAAAAACGCCCGTATTCATCTGCGCAATAGGTGTAGCACTGCATCATCCAATTCGTGTACACAGAAGTGTGAGGCACAAATATGAAATCTGTCGCCCACCTATGCGTGCGGCCAAGGAAGGCATAGTTAGGTGCTCGTTCCCCATCCTTTGTGATGCTCGGTAATATAACTTGAACCTGCAGTGGAATGCCGCGAAACTCGTTAATAAATCTTCCATAGTCCTTACCATTTCTAGAAAACCAGCTCTTGCCGTTGCCGAGATGATTGTAGTCGCGATAAATAAAGACCGACACGGGCCCTTCTATAAATCCCAATTTTCTTTTGAGTGCCGCCAATTGCCTTGCTATGGCGTTTCGTAAGTCTGCATCGCCTGCTTCAAACCATAAAGAGTAGCACGGTGGGTCATTAAGAGGTCCGTGCCCATCAAATGAAACACAACCTTGGTATTTTAGCATGTCACTACCAGGACTGAAATATGGGTAATTTTTAAGGAACACGCGGAATTCTTTTTTGGCTTTAGCCCAGTTCCAGTAGGAGTCAACACCACCATGTGTATATCCTAGCCGATTGTCTCCACTGAATGTCGCACCCATCACACTCCCGCACTACCTCTGCACCCCAAAAATATTCGCGCATTTTACTCTTAGAGGACAAGTGTCAGCATGAATTTCTATGAGCTCGTCATTGCGTGTATCTTATTCATTTGCGGGTTGCTGATGTTTTACGTCATTCGGGTGTTTGCCTATCCGTTTGACATTGGATACCCCAGTCTCGACCCACGCCCGCTAACAGGATTTATTTGGAATTATTTCTCGAGTTTTCTTCTCATTCTTCTGTGCATCATTACGGTGGTAATTGTCATTCTATTCTTCATTTATCTTATCGTTCGCAATATTCCAATTTTTGGGCCACTCATTGTGAACAACACCCCCTTTCGTGAACTGCGCGACCTGAGACTCTTCGCATTAATAGAAAACTTGATCGACATTGTATTCTCTGGATTTTCAAAGGAGTCATTTGTAAGATTCTTTCGCACGATAGGCGAGTTTTTCTGGAATTCCTTCCATTTCATACGGGCAAATGCGCATTTACTGCGGCGGCAACCGAAAAATACTGCTGCAAAAGATGGAAGCGGTCAGCCGAATGTGGAAGGTGAAGCCGCCGTTCTAACCCAGTCGGAGCGTTTCCAGATTAGAGATGAGTTTGTGCGGTGCCTTCGCGAAAAAATGGCAACGGCGAGCCCCGACGACCCGCAATTCAAGCATAAGCTCGTGGACATGCAAAATCAGGCAGTCCGCACACAATGTCAAGTTCTAAATATTGGAACGTACCTCAAAATCCTCATGGCGCAACGTAAATTCTTCGCCGATTAGAGTAGTAAGCAGTCATGGGCTTTATGATTCACACAATGTTGTTCATTGTTTCCCTAACAATCATCATTTTCTTTGTGTACATGGCACACTATTCTTCGATTCAAGCAGAAGTTCGCAAAAAATCTAGATGTTTGCGCATCCGCCAGCAATACTCTGCAGGCGGTGAGTACGATGTTAAGGCCGTCAACGACCAGGGAGCCGAGTTGTACAAGTTGACCTACAACACTCCCAAAAAGCAAGTGAAGCACGAGTGTGCGTGCCCGAAGGGTGACACAATCAATCATTTCTCTGATATTAAATACTATGACTTGAAAACCTCAACTGACAGAAAGATAGATGACTTGATGTGCAGCTGCGATAAAGCATATGACACGGTAGGTGCTGATATTTTCTACGAGGGCTTCCCCGGCTTGGTGCGCTACATGCAGAATGCCGATTCCAGCTTTTTCACAACGGACCTATCTGGAAATGTTGCATCCAAATAAAACAAAAAAACAAGCCACCTACATCCATCCACATTGTTTGAAAGCCTCCGTCATAATCTCACGGTGCTGCGCAGATAGTTTCCCTGGGTGTGTGATTTGAAACTTAAGCAATAGGTCACCTCGGTTTCCGCCGCCACTTGCCTTTGGCATTCCTAGGCCCGCGATGCGGTACGTCTCGCCTTCATACACCACCCCAAATTCTGCGGTGTTGCGAATTATTGGCTCGGGTACATTCACGATTGATGGAATCATGAGCTCCTTGCCAATCACGCTCTCGGCAAAGGTCATTTTTACATGCATTCCAAGGTCATCACCTAGGCGTTCGTACACACGGTCGGGAATAACCAGCACCTCGATAATTAAGTCACCCGAGGTTTCGTCCGCCTTTGATGCTTGTTCTCCCAGGCCCGGAAACATTTTCCTCCAACCAGTCGAAACTCCAGGCGGAAGCTCGATATCCAGAGTGTGCGTCTTATTCACATTTCCTTGTCCACTGCAATCATTGCAACCCTTGCATTTTACTCCATTTCCTTTGCATGCTTCACATTGCCTGCTTATCATTTGAGTAATGAATCCGTTTCTCAGCACCTGCGTAACCGTGCCAACACCTTGGCATGTATAACACATTTCGCGGCACTTGGTGCAAACGGTTTTCACCGCGGCTTTGAGAGTTCTTTTCAACCCAGTAAAGGCCTCTGCAAGAGAGATTTGAAGAACATGTTGATGATTCGAGCACTTGCGATGTTGTGGTTGCCGCCTGACGCCACCGCCGCCACCCCCGAAAAATTGCTCAAAAATGTTGTTAGGATCCATGCCATGGAAAGGATGGCCACCGCCTCCAAAGCCGCCCGCGAAGCCGCCTGGACCACCTGGGCCGCCACCATTGCCGGCACCTGCCTCCCAACCTGCGTCGCCCACCGCATCATAACGTTGTCGATCGGCATCATCACTTAGTACTTGATAGGCAGCAGATAGCTCTTTGAATTTTTCTTGATCGCCACCAGGCTTGTCTGGGTGAAGTTGCACTGCCAACTTTTTGTACGCCCTCTTAATTTCTTCTTTTGACGCATTTTGGTTTACGCCAAGAGCATTATAAAACTTACCCATTTTAACTTCTGTGTTTTTCGAGCTTTAAATACGGTCCGACACCGGCCGCTCAATCATTCCACGGCTCACGCGCTCATAATGAACCGCAAATCGCGAATCTTTGTCTCGCATGCGCGCTAAACGCCGCTCTTCCTTTTCAATGTCATCCCGCTCTTTCTGCGCCCGCCATGCAAGTTCGTCCTCTGTGGGCGGTGCCTCTGTTACCGAGGCTCTGTGCGCATCGTAGTCCTCGACATTCTTGTATTGCTTACGCTTTGTTACAGCGCGCGGGTCCACAAGGCGTGTTGACGTTGTTGCGACCTTGTAATCGGTGTAAGCAAGGCCTTGACGTGCAGATTGTGGCACATGCGTAAAATCATCAGGTTTCTCACCTCCAATCTCTGTGAATTGCAATTTCTTAACCAATTGCATGGCGTCCGGTTCGCGATGAATGATTATTTCTTTCGATGCCGGCAATGTATGCTCATCAAAAGTGGAATTGAACTTGTCTGCGCTCACCTTCCCGGAGAGCAACTGGGGGATGCTTAACTCATCGCGTGTCTTTGACGACTTTTCCATGAGATGACCGTATCCGGTTGCAGTCTCATCGTCGTCGAATTTGTTGTCGTCAAAGTATTGATTGAATCGTGCTTGAAAATTTTTGTTCGACTCTTCGCGGCTTTCATGTTTTGTGCTTGAAAAGTTAGGCTGTTGAGCTTGAGTCTGCTGCACCGGCTGATTCGCATAATGCGCCATGGCATCCCTTTTGAGTTCGTGGTGTGGCCTGTCCGCCTCTCGCATCTTGAAATCAATTGCAAGCTTCTTAAAACAATCCGTCACAACCATAAACATTTCCTGGTTGCCTCCCTTGTCAGGATGAACCCATCTTGCAGTACGTCTGTACGCCTCGCGCAACTCGTCCCATGTAAAATTCTTTTGCAGTCCAAGAACATCATAGGGGTCCACATTAGTAGCTACATCGCCGCCGCTCTTTTGCAAAGCATCGTAATATTTGTCGTACACTTCTCCGCGGCTCGTTTGGTTGCCCATTATCATTGCCCACACTTGACATGCTTTAAATGATAGTATGATTCTCTAGCACTCCACTTTCATCGTTTGCACAGGTCCAAGCATGCCCAAATCACCCAAGCACATGCGGTAGTGAATGTGACGGTCCAGCTTTCCACGCATTGGAACTTCATACTCTGCGGGGCAGTTGAATACGACCACTGCCTTTTTGTCCTTTACGACCGAAATACCGGCGTTACCCCAGTTATCATAGGCCTTCCATGGGCTAGGCTTCACCTCTTTTGAGGCGGCGGCGCCCCAGTACAAAACACGGGTACCATCGGCGGCGTCAATGTCAATCATTGCCTCCACATTTGCGTTCGGCGGAATGAAACGCTCCTTAATTAATGTTGGGGGAACAGCAACGTAACCCAAAAATGGCAGATACGTATCGCGTCTCGTCAATAGCCATGCAGAAAGTGTGCCGATAACAACGCAGATGAGCACTAGGAATGGAGATGATCGTCGCGAAAATATGGTCATAACGCATGCAACCAACGTAAACGTTTGGGTCAAAACATTAGCAACCATTGCCTTGGAGGGACAGAAATTGGTGTCGCACATTCTACTATCTTCTTGTTTAGAGAAAAGCCACGAAGCTTCCGCTAGAGCTCGATATTATGAAGGATGAACTCGTGCGTGTTCGCGTAATAGTGCCTGGATTTGGAGCACCAAACTTGGAAAAAAAGATAGACATTTTTAAAAATAACCTTGACATTCTCGTTAAAACGCGGCCTGAAAATTGTACCCTGCATATACATGTTCATATTTACGATGACAGTGAGACACCTATTCCTATGCTATCCTCACACGGCAACACGAGTTGGGGGTCAATAACCTACCACAGAGGCGCGGGAATCGTCGGCCAATTTATTGCAACGCATTCGACCGTTCTTGAATGCGAATGTGACAAGGTTTTCATTATTCTTGATGACGTCGAGTTGATGCCATCATTTCACCTTGGTGAGGCTATTCGCGTGCAAGAAGCGTGCTTTCTTGACATTCTTTCGCCAACGCTCACCGACCAAAGCCCCACATTTTACAAGTACATGAAATCTTCATATGGGCCAATTTATTCTAAACTTTCAAACTCGTCGAAGCCAGCGCGCCTAGTCCGCATCACATCAGCATGCGAACTGTTTTGCTACTTGATGAATGCCAACAGCTTTATTGCTTGGTGCATGCATCTTGATCCGGCAAACCCCTGGATTTGGGGAATGGACTTATTGCTTACTCATAAGTTTGGATTGAGAGTTGGCATGCTTCCCCACATGACAGTGACGCATCATTTCCAAAATGCAAGCTACGATGCACACCCAGAAATCAACCCATTTCAACAGCTGCAAGCATACCTTGCGAAATACGGAGAAAGCCAAGAAAGCTTGTCACACATGGCTGCCATCATAACGACGATTATACAGCCATAGGTGCTTTAATAGTTGGATGATGAATATACCCAACGACCTCGAAATCTTCCATTGTGATGTCTTCGAATGCCTTATCCCGTACCGCATCGCTGATTTCAAGAACTGGGAACGGCAAGGGGCTTCTGTTGAGTAGTTGTAAATTCACTTGCTCAATGTGCGTGTTATATATGTGAGTATCCCCGGTCGAAACGATGAGTTCGTTGGCCTTCATGTCGCACTTCTTGGCAATTATGCAGGCAAGCATAGCATAGCTTGCAATGTTAAAGCTTAATCCCAAAAATGTGTCGCTGCTTCGGCATACAACATGGCAGCTCAGGCGCCCTTTGCTCTCTCCTGACTTGTCGTGTTCCACGTAAAACATGGTTGCCACGCCATGGCACGGGGCAAGCGCACTCTTTTCAACATCTGCCGGATTAAAGGTGGTCAGTAGATGGCGCCTTGAAAACGGGTCACTTTTGAGCCCTTTTATGAGCTCTGCAATTTGGTCGAAGCCCTCTCCCGAATAGTTTGCGTCGCATCCTTCGTATGAACTTCCCCAATGCCTCCATGCGAATCCATACATTGGACCAATGTCCCCATCTCTGTAATGATATAGTTTGCGATTGTCCAAAAATTCACGAGTGCTGTTTCCCTTCCAAATGTGCACACCTTGAGCTTCCAAGGTTTTGGAGTCGGTTTCGCCGCGAAGAAACCACAACAGTTCTTTGAGCACCATTTTCCATGGCACAAATTTTGTAGTTAGCACCGGAAGTGACCGCGAAATGTCGAATCGAAGCTGGCGTGAAAATACGGAAATTGTTCCCACACATGTCCTGTCGTCTCTTTTGTTGCCGTTCTCGAGAATGTCTTTGAGAAGGTTTAGGAAGTGATGCTCTTCGTGATCACGCCCGTAAGAAAATGTGATATGGCGGTATTTGCTTTGTAGGTCGTCCGCAAATTTGGCTTGCGAGTATGATGCGATTTCATAGTTTTGTAGACAACGGGAATCAAAATTCTTACCATGAATTTGATTTTCATAAACCGTTGCATAAATGTCTGCATTTGTGTTTGTGCAAGCGTACTCTAGCACTTCCAGAGTGTCGCACACGATGTATGTTTTTGTTGCAGAGTTGCTTTCAAAAAATGCGCAAAGTTCATTGACAGATTTTGGATGAACGACATTCGTACGTCCCTCGTCGTCCGGAAAATAGTAAGGGGCCTCAATCAAGGCAATGTGTTTTGAAAGATTGACAACAATAACAACTGTTGTCATTGGTTTGGGGGTTTATAATGATAATGATGATACTCTTTATGTAGGAACAAAAACACCCTCCCTATTTAAAAGCACTTTCATATTCATATTTATGTTGAAAGAGGCAATGCAAATTGGAACAGGTATTATCTACGAGCGAAACCCAGACACGAACGTCATTCGCTGGCGCTATGTGGGCGAATCAATGCGAAACTACTCGTGGCCCCACTACGGAAACATACTTAAGGATTCGCACACATGTAAACTAAAAGGAAAATGAACGCAAACGATTGGGACGAGGATGGTTTCGAGCATGCTGATGGCGGTGATGCATTTGAGATATGGCAAGATGAGGTCGATGCTAATGATGACAACGAAGATTACGATGCACTAGATGGACGCGATGCTCCGTGGGCACTTGATGAGAGTGACACCGTGAGTGCCACTGCAATCTCTTGGGCGCCACTGTTTGTTGGCAACGCAAAACTTCATGTGTCCTCACTTGGTGCGGTGCGAATTGACGCAATGCCATTTCAGTTGATGGATTACGGAATCCAATATTCCGGTACACCGATGCGCACTGTCCGTATCGAAGTGTCACCCGCCACGAATCGAAACTTCTTTGTACATGAACTCGTTTGGACTGCATTTAATGGCGACATTCCTCACGGTTGGGAGGTTCGCCACAAAATGAGTGCCCTTCAAGATATGGATGCATCATGTGTCGCATCAAATGGTCTAGATGACATTGATATCTACCCGGTAACAGTCACGTCTCTAAAAACCATCTAAAGGTTATTTTTATAAGATATGTAACATAACAAGCAGACTACAACCATGCGCAACTCCATGTCGTGGGGCCCGGCCGGTATTACCAAGAAGACGCGAACGAAGAAAAACAGCAAGCAGGCCGCCGACAGTGACAGCGAGGGCGAAACGGCTCCGGTCCGTCCTCTTATTCTAGGTGGCAGGGCATCGGTGCATTCCTCTCACAACTGCGTGTTTTTCCAAGATGAAATTTCTACGGACACGATTTCTGCACTGAACAAAGAAATGCGGGCAGTGGCAGACAAGATGCTCCTCATTAGCACCATTCACAAGAGGTCACCGCAACCTATTTGGCTGCACCTCACCACTAACGGAGGCGACATCTACGCTGCATTTTCGGCAATTGATTGCATTCTCAATCTCGGTGTGCCCGTGTATACTGTGGTCGACGGGTTTGTAGCGTCGGCGGGTACGCTTATTAGCGTTGCAGCAACCCGCCGCTACATCATGCCCAATGCATACATGCTGCTCCATGAACTGCGAAGCAGCATGTGGGGAAAATTCAGCGACATCTCTGACGAAGTGTCCAACCTCAAAAAAATCATGGCACATATCGTGAGCATTTACGGGGAGCACACCACCATTCCCGCGCGCAAACTTGAAACGATTCTCAAAAAGGATATCATCTGGAACGCCACAGAATGCACAAAGCACGGCGTTGTTGATGGCGTGTTCAAGGGTTATTCTAACGATTCTTAGAATTTCGGTAAATGTATTCAATTGCAAGGTCAAATATTCTTTTTCTTAAAACCTTCCTCTTGTCATGAGTTATTTTTCCTTCGAACTTGTAATCATCGCAATCTATGTCCCAGTCTAAGGGTGCACCGACCGTTTTCATAAAGTTGTCTATTGATATTTTATCTAGTTGACTTTCTTTCATGTTTACATCGACAAAATCTGCAAACGCAACCTCCATGTTGTCAAAAACTTCGTTCATAACGTCGTATGAAAATTTTAACTTCCACCTTCTGGCGGTTTCTGGAGTAGTTATATTGTCTTGCAACATGATGTCTTCAACGTAAGATTGCATAAATTTGTCCATTTTGATAAGCTTTTTCAGATTGTGATTTTCAGGATGTTGTGGATCGAAGTGTTTCGATATCAAGTACTCAAAGATACCATCCTTCTCATTAATGCAACTTATCATGAACTCATTATTCTGTAGATAATCAATATTCTCTTTTCCAAGACAGTTTATTTGATAAATTGCCTTATTAATTTTAGTAGGTTGCGGCTTTAGCATTTCACGTTCTTGCAACAACGCTAATTTTGTTTTATGACATATTTGTATGTGTTTACATAATAATGTAGTACTTGCATAAATTGTATTGCATTTCGCACACTCTAAAGGATTTACTTTCATTTCACCAAGTATCTCATTATCAACAGATTCATTTTTTTCAATAATTTGGTCGATAACTTTCTTCATTGATTTTACATCACCTTCAAACCATTCAGTTCCTCTCACAAGACGACATGTTTCATGTAATTTTTGCTTTATTTTACTTTCAATAGAATTTACCATTTGTGGTTGAACATGAAATGTATTAAACACTACGGTGTCTTTTGAATAGTCTTGTAGTCTTCGCAACTTTCTACTATCAGTTCCATCTTGAACAGTTCTTCCAATTTTATAGATGTTGGTGTTCTTATCTTGTCCATCCTGAAGAAGATATATATAAGCTAATTTGCTCATTATAGAACTTTTACCTTATAACGATGCGTTGTTTAAGTCAAACTTATTTAAAAGTTAAAATATTTATTTGTACAACCCCTTTTTGAAGAATGGATGAAGTCCCCGCTGCCCCCGAGACTTTTATGTTTCAAGCTGAAATCAATCAGCTTATGACGCTCATTGTCAATGCATTTTACAGTAACAAAGATGTCTTCCTACGTGAGCTCATCAGCAACGCAAGTGATGCAATTGACAAGGCACGTCACACTGCACTTCAACAAGGCATCGTTTCTAACACAGAACTGGCAATTCGTGTGGTTGCTAACAAAGAGTCCAAAACACTTACCATTGCTGATGATGGCATTGGCATGTCCCGCGAAGACCTAATTCTAAATCTTGGTACAATTGCTCGCTCTGGTACCAAGGCATTCATGGAGGCACTTTCCGCGCAACAAGCGGACATGAGCCTAATCGGCCAATTTGGCGTTGGATTCTACTCGGCCTACCTGGTTGCTGACCGTGTGAGCGTCATGTCTCGCAGCGATGCAACGCAGCCTTTTTACAACTGGGTCAGCGCCGCCGGTGGTACATTCACCATCGAGGAAGTTGCAGATGCGCCAATTGAGAGTGCTGGCACCATGATTACTCTTTATCTACGCGATGACACTGTTGAGTACCTCGAGGAGGCTAAAATTCGTGAGCTAGTCACGAAGCACAACGCTTACATTTCCCACCCCATTTACCTTGAGGTTGAACACGAAGTCGAAGTCGAAGTTGAAGTCGAGGCCAAAGCAGACGAGGATGTGGTTGTCGAAGAAACCGCGCCCGTGGAAAAAGAGAAACGCAAAGAAAAGGAATGGAACCAACTGAACTCCCAAAAGCCCATTTGGCTAAAGGCAGCCGACGATGTTACCCAAGAGGAACACGATGCGTTCTACAAGAATCTTGCAAACGATTGGGAAGCCCCTCTCGCCCACAAGCACATCAAGGCTGAGGGCAACCTCGAGTTTCGCGGCATTCTTTACACGCCGCGCCGCGCGCCGTTCGACATGTTCCAAGCACGCGACAACAAGCGCCGCAACCTCAAGCTTTTCGTGCGCCGCGTTTTCATCACGGATGATTGCGAGGAACTCGTACCCGAGTGGCTCACATTCGTTAAAGGCGTGATTGACAGCGACGACCTGCCTCTCAACATCTCGCGCGAAATGCTTCAAAAGAATCATGTCATGAAAGTCATTCAAAAGACCGTCGTGAAAAAAGCAATTGAGATGTTCCAAGACCTTGTCACGAAGCCCGAAGACTTTAAGACATTTTACGATATCTACAGCAAAAACCTAAAACTTGGCGTGTATGAGGATGATAAGAACCGCGCCAAGCTCGTGGAACTGTTGCGCTTTGCATCGAGCAATGATGCCGAGTCAATGACTTCGCTTCTTGACTACACTACTCGCGCCAAGCCAGAGCAAAAGAAAATTTACTACATCACTGGCGACAATCTTGACACGATGCGCAAGTCGCCGTTCATTGAGCGCCTTGTGGATGAAGGTTATGAGGTGCTGTTCCTTAAGGATGCCATTGACGAGTACATGAGCCAACGCCTCACGGAGTACAAGCCACCGGGTAGCGATGATACCACCTATACATTTGTAAATGTATCGAAGGAGGGTGACCTATTTGACGACAAAAAGGAGGATGATCTAGCATTTGAGCCCCTGTGCGCACACATCAAAGACGTGCTTCAAAACACCGTTGAAAAAGTCGTTGTGTCTTCGCGTCTAGCAAAGGCGCCTGCCGCAATTGTCACGGGCGCCTACGGTTGGACAGCCAACATGGAGCGCATCATGAAGGCGCAAGCGCTGCAAACCAACAATGAAATGCAACAATACATGAAGCCCAAAAAGGTGCTGGAAATTAACCCATCCCACCCCATTATTGTTGCGCTCAAGAACAGGCTCGATGGCGACGACGCCTCTAAAAAAGTGCTAAAAGACCTGGTGCACATGCTGTTTGACACAACACTGCTTGCATCTGGTTTCGACCTTGAGAACACTACAGTGTTTGTCGACCGAATTCACCGCCTCATGTCCGTCGGCATGAATGTGAACGAAGAGGACGACGCAGATGACAACGCCGGTGAGGCGGAGGTCGCGGAAGACGACACTCCCCCAGTTACCCTCACAAAGATGGAGGAGCTGGATTAAACAAATATCACTTCATTATTTTTGTACTAGACTTCTTTAGTAAGTGTGGCATGTCGAGCATTTTTCTATTTCATCGAGATCTTCGATTGAATGACAACACGGCTCTCATAAAACTAATCAAAGAGAATCCAAAACAAAAAGTCACTTGCTTATTTATTCTAGATCCCGTTCAAATTGACCGCAAGCAGAATGAGCACTTTTCGAACCCAGCTGTGCAATTCATGTGTGAAAGCCTCGAAGACCTTGACAAAAAACTCAAGTCACTTGGTTCGCGCCTTACCATAATCAAAGGGGATACAGTGCGGGTTCTCAACGGTCTAAACATCTCAACGATAGCGTGGAACGAAGACATCAGTGCATTTGCGAAAGAGCGCGACGCAAAAATCATTGCATGGGCGAATAAAAACAACGTTCGCATGTTGACGGCAACCGACTACTATCTAACCGAACCGAATGAGGGCCTCGGTCCATCCGGCCCTTATAAAGTACTCTCGGCATTTTGGAAGTGGTTTTTAAAAGCAAAACCCGCACGAAAAGTGGATTCTTTTACTTTTAAAAGCAATCATTTCACCGCCGCTAAGGCCGGCACACAAATCAAGCTTGGCGACCTTTATGATATTTTGCCAGATTTGGCAATGCATGGCGGCCGCACAAATGGCATGAAGCAGCTTGCAAACCTATCGAATCTCGAAGAGTACGCGACAAATCGCGAGTTTCCTGCAAAGAAAAACGGGTCATCGCACTTGTCTCCCTATCTCAAGTTTGGATGCATTTCGGTTCGCGAGGCATATTGGGCAGGGCACTCGCTGTTTGGCGAGGAATATCCATTGTTGCGCCAGCTCGTGTTCCGCGACTTTTATGCAAAAATATATTCGACCGACAAAGATTTACAAACAGGTAAAAAAGCAGTGATGGATAAGCTCGACAAACATTTGGCATGGTACACACCTCATCATGCAACCGCGCTCTGGAAGGCATGGACAACAGGCACAACGGGGTTTCCACTTGTTGATGCAGGTATGCGCGAGCTCCTTGCAACAGGTCACCAGCACAACCGTGTGCGCATGCTTTGCGCTAGCGTGCTCACAAAATACATGTGGATTGATTGGCGGTTTGGTGCCCAATTTTATTACACTCACTTGGTGGATGCCGACATCTTTAGCAATACGGCAGGATGGGGCTTTTCCTCGAGCACAGGCATTGATGCTGTTCCGTACTTTCGCGCCCCATTCAATCCATTCACTCAAAGCAAGAAGTTTGATCCAGAAGCGGTCTATATCAAGAAATGGGTCCCTGAGCTGGCGGATGTACCTGCAAAAATTATACACAACTGGGCTTTCTCACCGCATGCCGCCCTAAATTACCCCGCGCCAGTTCTCGACTTTCAAGTGGCTTCCAAGCAAGCTTTGGTCAAGTTCAAAAATGCTGCAGCAGCCGCGAAATAAGAAATAAGTAAGAAGTAAGAATGCGCATCAACCGAACCATTTTTATATTTTTGGTTCTTTGGCTCATTGCATTGACATGCTGTGTTGCATACAAGCGTATCGCGTTTCTCTTTCTTCCATATGTGGTCTTTTTGCTTAACGAGGTTATCTATGTGATGTTCGGCGTTGACCTCTTTTCAAGCGGGAGCCGCACAGAAATTTTCTACGACCTCGCATCTTTGCCTACAACCCGTGATGATAGTGACCCGAATGGAACTGACCCCAACTACAGCGAGGGGTATTATCCACACGATGACTACAGCATCTCACCTCGGCAAGCAGAGAATAACAAATTTGCTAAAATCCTAGAACTCCTCGGTGCAAAATCAGGCGACCATATTCTAGACGTTGGGTGTGGAACATGCACCTTTGGCATCTACTGCAAGAGCAAGGGGATTCAGGTCACTGGTATGACACTTTCTTCAGAGCAAGTGCAGATGTGTGCCAAGGAGGGCGGCATTTACGCAATTCAATGGGATTATCAAAAGCACAATCCCAACTTTGATGGCGCGTTCAATCACATTGTGTGGATGGGCAGCAGTGAACACATCTGGTTCGGACCCCATCATATTCAATCGGCATATGATAAAAAGAAGGTGGCCATGACTAAACTTCTCAAAGTATTTGCAAAGTATTTCAAACCAAATGTGGAAGGCAATATATTCTTTTCTGGCTTACACATCAACCCCAAATTCACGAAAACCCCCGAGGCGTTTCTGCTAGACCGTACATATGGAGGGCAGTTCACCCTAAATTCAAAAGGCTACGATATAATGAGCGTTGGCGCAGCAAGCGGGTATGAAGTAACTTACCAACGAGACTCTACAAAGGAATACTATATGCCAACAGTATTGGACCGCCGCCATTTCGGTTACCCTTCACAATTTACATCCAAAGCATCACTCGGACTCCTGACGCTCAGTGTGTTCTATCCGTTTGCTTTCTACATGTGGTTGTATGCAGTGTTGGGTCTATGGATGTGGATGTTTGACGGAAAACTACATATAGCCGCAAAACCAAACTTTTCACTTGCAAAGATGGAAGAGCGCCCATTAACTTTATGGTGGGCCGTACTCAAACATAAAAACTCTACGAAAGTTAAGAGTGTGAGAGAGAGAGAATTTTGAATGAGGAACGGAATTTTACAACTAATTCGGCGATGTTCGGGAAAACCGAAAAGACGCACATTGACTCCCACTTCCTCTCAGGGAAGCCTTCCTCTTACACCCCCAAGGAGTCCAAACTCCCATGATGAGCCCCTTTATGTTATTTTACCCTATTTTAACTATTGCAATTTCAAGAGTCGCAAAAAGCTATTTATTGAGTTCATCGAAAGGTACAAATCCCAAAAAGGCATCGCTATTGTTATTGTCGAGGCAGCACTTCAAGGCATGCCTTTTGATCTGCCAAATCCAATATGTAACGATGACAGCATCTTTTCGCATTTTCGCATCACAACACAGCACCCATTATGGTTGAAAGAAAATTTAATAAATATTGGGGTTTCTAAACTCCCCGTAGATTGGCAAATGATGGCATGGATTGACCCTGATATAACGTTCATGAACGAGTTTTGGGTAAATGAAACCAAATCATCTCTTCGCAAATCTCCTGCAGCGGTTATACAAATGTTTCGCACCGCTGCAAACTTAGGACCCAACGGTGAAATTTATAAGCTTGACGTTGGCTACGCATGGTCTGTTGCAAATGGAAAAGCATTGGGTATTCAACTTGACAGGACGAAATACACGTCATTACATCCAGGTTTTGCATGGGCTTGTAGCCGCCATGCTTACGATGCAATGGGAGGTCTCATAGATTGGGCGATTCTTGGGAGCGCGGACCGCCATATGGCACTTGCGATAACAGGAAATGCTTTGGGCTCAGCACCGGGAAATATACATCCCAATTACAGGAGCCGCCTTCTCAAATTTCAACAAAAATGTACAGCGAGCAATCTGCGTCTTGGCTCAATAACGGGAAGTATTCTGCACCATTGGCATGGAAACTTGAAAGACAGAAAATATAACGAACGTTGGGATGTTCTTGTTAAACAAGGCTACAATCCTGATCAGGACATAAGCCGCAGCCAAGGGTGTGGCCTTGTCCAATTTACGGATTCCGGAAGCCGTATGTCGTCTTCGCTTTTCGATTACTTCTTGGGACGTAAAGAAGACAACCGAAACGAAAATCAAGCCGAACGACCCAGGGAAAAATTGAGAGTCTCCCTGTCTATCTAAACCTAAACATCCGTATTATGAATCACATTTCCAACTTGCCAAATATTTATTTTTCAAAGGATGCGAACAATAACTGTATTTGCCCGATCTGCCTTGATTCACTCGACGCCTGCGAAACGGTAACGCATACCTTATGTGGGCATGTCTTTCATGAGCGCTGTATTTTAGGGTGGATTCGGTGTCATTATTCAAGAAACAATGAAACAAACACAGCAAAATGCCCGGTGTGCAAAAGTTCAACAAGCACACTTTTCTCACATAAAACAAGTAACTTTATAGTGAACTGGAAAGACGTTCTCCTAGCATGGGTTATGATAACATTTGTGTTTTTCGTTGGATTATTATTTGGCGTATGTTGTGTCGTTTAGGGACTTGATGGCGATATGAAAAGAAAGGGCCGCGGATAATAATTTATGGATGGACCCACCGTATAAAAAGAAACATATTCCAGCAACACTGCGACGTCTTGTGTGGCATTCGTATATTGGAGAAGAAATCGGGCGGGCTCCTTGCTGGTGTTGCGAACTGACATATATTTCACAACTAAGCTTTCACTGCGGCCATGTTGTAAGTGAACGCCTTGGCGGCAGCATGTCCGTGGACAACTTACGACCAATTTGTCAAAATTGCAATTCAAGCATGCGAACACAAAATATGATTGAGTTTAAAGAACAGTTAAAAAACAATAAAAATACCCACACCCCTATGGATTGGGAGTGAGAAACGGAATACGGTATGTTTTGGCATCTCCAATAGAGCATTCAGGTGCGTAATCCGGCATAACAAGTGGAACTCCCGTAAATCTATCCAAACAATTGGTCTTTGCCAACCATGGGTGTTCAAGAGCTTCGGCGGCACTTGGGCGTCCCTCCGGCTCCTTTTGCAGACAAAGACGCACAAACTCAAGGGCCTCCACAGGAATGGTTTCCCATCTCGGGCCGTCCCATATAGGTTCCTCCGTGATAATTTTACGCCAAATGTGAGCCACGCGATTGGTGCCGTCGTCAAACGGCATTCTTCCTGTCAATAGTTGGTAAGCCATGACACCTACACTCCAAACGTCCGCTTTGGGGGAAAATGTTGACCGCAGCAACTCAGGACTCATGTACCATGCAGTTCCTGAAATAGCACCAGCAGTCATGTTGTCATCAATCCGCATCGCCGAACCGAAGTCGGCCAATTTCACCTCTGCATTATCGCTTGTATCCGTGAACAGGACGTTTCCAGGCTTGATATCGAGGTGAACAATCCCCGCTTCATGCACATGAACAAGACCACGTAGGACACCGCGCAGAATGCTTGCCACTGTATTTGCAGAATACATGCCTCCATGCTGCGTTGTATAATCCCTCACCGCGCCGCCACGACACCACTCCATAAACATCAAGTACTCATCATCTGTTTCAACAGTTTCATACAGTTTCACAATTTTGGGAGAAAACGACAGGGCTCTTAACCACTTGGCTTCATTTATGAACTTGTTGTGCGAATGCTTTTGTAATATTTTGCACACTCCGCGAATGCCAATTGCATCGTGACAGCGATATATTTTGGATGTTCCTCCGGATGCTATTGGAGCTGAGCGGTCGATTTTAAATTGCATCTCTTAGCCCAAAAAATGATAACATGCCTTAAGCCAAGCACAGGTTTACACATACTGCGTTACCAAAATGGAGTTTTATGAGGCATGGCGAGCGAACCCGAAATGGTGGTTCAAGGCAACACCCGAGGATGATGCCTACATTCGCGACAACTTCAAAAATCAGTTGAATTGCACTCCGCGCATCGATATAGCTACTGTCGTTATTTTTGACCAACTGCCATGCCATGTTTATCGTAATCAACCAAATGCGCGGGACTTGATTGCACAGCTTCGAGAGACGGCCGTAGGAATTGCTAGCGAATACATTGCGCTGCACGGCGTGTCTCATCTTGACGACATTGACTTTACCTTTCTACTCTTGCCATTTCGTCACACGGGCGATCTAAAGCAATGCATGTGGGTCGCAAACCTGGCTTGGGAACGGTTGAGGTCTGGTTCTGCGGCGCCCCTAATACGCTCATTTATCAAAGCTACATACGAGCGCGCGCCACGAGACCAAACGGGCTGGGTAGATCAACACCTGCCACCAACCGCGCCGCAAGTTTGGCAACGCGCGGACTTTGAAGACATCCTTGAATATGCACCGCTTGATTTACGGTGGAAGGACGTGTCTCTCAAAGAAATTGGCGACGCGGCAAATGCCTTAAAATATCACCCGTGGCCAGATGCACCAATTATCATATCTTTGAGCGGCGGCGTTGATAGCATGGTTATTGCAACCATATTGCGGCGCCTCTTTCCACAGCGGCCGCTTATTGCGGTCCACATTAATTACTGCAACCGAGCAGAGAGTTATCATGAGGAGGCATTTGTTCGCCACTGGGCTGCCATTCTTGGGATGTCGTACTATGTGCGCAACATCACCGAGCTGCAGCGCGCTCAAACAAAAGACTTCATGCGAAGCACGTACGAAAGTTATACCCGTGATGTTCGATACAGCACATATAGCCATGTTTGCCAACATGCACATGTCGTTTTAGGCCATCACGAGGACGATGCATTCGAAAATGTTCTTACCAACATTGCGCACTGTGAAAAGTTCGAGTGCTTGCGAGGTATGCAGCCCTCCAGTAACTGTAAGGGCCCAATCGGCCCGATCGATTTTCATCGGCCGCTTCTGCGTGTATCCAAAAAAGATATTTATAAGGCTGCATGGGCACTTGGCATCCCGTATGTTCAGGATTCTACATTACGCACAACACAGCGCGGCACCATTCGAGATGTGCTGCGGCCAACGCTTGAGCAGTGGGACCCATGCATTGTTCGTCGGCTGCTGGATATGGCGGACATTGTTGGCGAATTTGCAAACAGCTTTGAAAAGGACGTTAACGACGCCGTTGCAAACACCCGGCGCGGCAAAGACGGATTACTGCGGTGGACAACCCTCAACCAAGTCCACTCGCCAATTCTATCTCCTCGTTTCTGGCGGCGCTACTTTCAAAATGTTATACGCGTCACACCATCGTGGAAGTCACTCGAAAACATGAGGTGGCTTATTGACCGCATGGTAAAAAAATCAGTAGGATTCCGTGTGATGCTTACAAAACATGTGGAGGTTTCCATGAGCAGTAATCCCACTACCGTCATGTTCGTAATTCAACAACGGACACGGAGCCAAGGCGCAATGGGTCCTTTTCCCGACACATGGGACATTGCGCCCGACGAGAAGCGTTGAGCATTCGGTTATGTAACGTGCCCTTTATTTTTTGTATATTTGTCATCGCATTAAGACAGGTCCAACATACCCAATGCCCGCACGCGAGGACAGCAATTTTGTCAACCTCGTCTTCAAAGCAAATTGGACATTCCTCCCTGGTGTGGCCACGTAAAAGTGTTAATTCCCCAGAACCCATGAACGCAAACTTGTGTTGATTTCGAATGATGTCATACAGTTCATACGGAACAACCCCGCGCTTGTGCCACTTCTTACAAATTTTATAGAGCGCCGCTGAATTTAATGCGGCAAACTCCACGAGCTCCTCAGTGTTTATCTTTCGGCTTGGATGACTTAGGCATAAATTTAGGAAGCCACCTCCGCCTGTTTTTGTTTTCCTTGGTTTTGCAATTTCCCAGTGTTGGCGGAAAACTGCGTCAATTTGCATGCAACTTTGCAACAGTAAGCGTGTGGCATCATTCGACGATGACAATGATTCTTTTTTCCAGGATTTGTATGGTATGCTGACTGTTCGATATTCCTCTGTACTGAACTGGTTTATTCGCTCTTTCCAATGTTTCGCGAATTTCATCGCGGCCACTTAAATATAAGACACACAAAGTCTATAAGTCTCTTTGGGCTCGGCACAACATGAATTAGTTTTAGAACATGACACCACCGCCCCATATGTAAAGCAAACGCACAACAATGAGGGAATGCACATTTATTAGCGGCCTTTGCCAGAGCCGCAAAACTCAAAAAACACTGGATACAATTGCCAACCTAGTTTCACATGTGCCGCAACTACAACGTCGCCTCGTTTTGTATATAACCCAAGCGGGATCCACCCTCAATGCCTTCCAAGTGATTCAACGCTTTCGAACACATGATACACTTGGACACACATTTCCGTGCTTGTTACGCGCAACATGCGATGGCTCCCCTGCTGCCGGCAATACAGCCGTCGTCGACTTTTATCACAAGAAAAATACAGCCTCAATGCTGAAGATTGCTGCTCGCTCACGGTGGGACCATGTCATCTGTATAATTGATGAAGCGGACCAAGGTGCTGCGACAGGATTTCGCGGACGACTTAATGTTTTGCAGGAGCTCGACGCCATTGTTCCGCAAAAAGTCCGCCTCCATGCCATTTTTGTCACCGCAACCGTGCCCAACTTATGCAAGTTGTTCAATACTATTGCAAAAAACGTGGTGGTACCTGAAGCATCAAAGCCCTGCTTCGTTTCCAACTTGCTGAACGGAACGCAACCGGTTCAGCATCATTTTGTCACGCCTCATGATTCCTATGTTTCAATGGACTGGTTCTATCAAAATAAACGCGTATGCATTGTGCCTGGAGTTTCACATCTGCAGGAGCAATCTAAAACCAAGAAGAGCTTGACAAAAGAGGTTGCAATGGAAAAGCTGCATGCTTTTACCAACCGGCAACGGCGACTTGTTCTTATTTCTTTTACGAATTCCAAGGAAGAACAATCCAACGTGGCTGACTCGCTTATTGCAAGTGGGGACTTCGACATAGCAATCTGCTTGAACAGTGAAAATGCGAAAAATTACATGGTGCACTATGGGCGCGGCTGCGCCTGGGCAATTCCATATGGTTCCATGATGCGCGCAGCTAGCCGCGGACAGTTTGCCAAGCATGTCACCGATAACGGCGAAATTATCAACACCGGCATCGAAAAGGCTCATGATATTTCTCTATCACATGTGCTATTTACTGGACTCCTTACGAATGAGGATTTCGCCCGCGCATCTGGGTACGCGTCGCCAACTGTGCGCCCCCAGCTCATCACACTTCGCAACTATTTGACGGCCAAGCGTCCCGCCGATTATCCAAATATGCGTTATGCCCGCATAGCGATTATTGGCGGCAACATGCTAAGCCGCGGAATTACGATTCAAGATCCCAACATTGGATTTACGTGCACTGCTTTTGTTTTTATGGATACGTCTGGCTGCTCAACTGCTGATGCGGGAGCAAGCCACACTCAAAAGGCAGGCAGGGCTCTTGGCAACATGCTTGATTTTTTCGAGGGAGGAGAAGCGACAGGGCGGTATGTTTCTCCATACATGGTGATTTCAGCTCCGCTTTTCATTTCTGCCTTGAGCAACGAGCAGCTGACCTACCAAAAAGGAACCGAAAATGATAATGCTATTATTGATGTGAAGACATACATTACACATGAAGAGTACAGGAAACGGGTGCAAAATGTGCAGCGGGAGGTGAACATAACCACTTCCTAAAACATAAATAATATGCGCCCTTAGGATAGAAATAGAATCAAAAGATGACTGATCAAGAACAATCTGGCGGTGTCCCTGCTCGTGGTGCGAAACCAAAAGATAAGGTTAAGAAAGCGGCATACGGCGTTGTAAGACATGTTGCACCCATGCCGGCATCTGCACCCGCATTGCATCATGGATTTGCATTCGCGCCGGTGTCCGCACAATCCCGCGTGTCTGCCGCCCCTGCATCAACCCGCATGGATTTGGACGAACTTACTCGTCTCATGGACGAACTATCAACTCGTAAGCAGCCTAAACAAAAGCGAGGCTCGCGTGATATTAAAATGACGACAGCTGCTTCGAGGGCAACTTCGCGTGCGAATGCCGGTAGACGGGCTGTTACTCTAGCGGAAGAACAAGCTGCGTCGTCTTCTAGACAGAAGAAACCGTCCGCAAAGCAACTCCTCAAAGCATATCAAAAACAGGCAAACGCAAAATGGAACACGAACATTGTTGAAAGAATTGAAAATGCAAAGGATGCCATCAAAATTCAAGAAGAAATTGTTGAGAAAGCCGCAGCGGCACTCAAACAGCAAGAGTCAGTGCTCAGCAAATTGCAAGAGACACTGTCTGTACTTGAGGACAACCAAAAAACCGGCAAAGGTCAGATGGATATCATCAGAGAGGGCGGTGCCAAGTAATTGCCAACAAGCATAAAACGATGGCCCAAAGGACTGTACCACCAATGGCTACTTTATCATACGTGAAGTTTTGAACACTATCACTTCCACCCCCATATAGGTTTTTTAGATGTGGTCTCATAGCAATATACCATATCCAGAATGTAATGCATGGCGTAAGAACAGATAAGCGAATCTGCTTTGGCAAGCCAATTATGAGCACCGGTGAGAAATGCAAAACTGCATCTGCCCATACAATCAACCATGAGGTATGAGTTTGTAAAATTTTGCCGTAAAACTGCTTGAAAAATGGAAAGCCCAACACGAACCAAGCTACTGTTATAATGCAGGCTACAATGAGCGAACTGGCTTGGGAGTAGAGCATCATGAAATTGTTGCGCGTTGTCAATGCTATAAACAGTGCTATCCAGTTCCAAAGAGTGTAGTACAATATTATTTTATTCATCGTGAGGTCGCTTGGTATGCGGTTTTGAAGATGCTTTGCAGGAAGACTCAGTGGATATAGCTTGGTCTCGACTTGGCCATTTATTTTATCGAGTGTTGCGGTAGTCGACATCCTTACACAGCGCAAGCAATTAAAAAAAGGACACGTCTCTTGCCGAAAACAATTTTCACAAAACATTTGAAACATCCACCCGTATAAGTTTGAGTTTGGTCTTGTGACAGCTATGTTGGGACACTTATTTCGAAATGGGGGTTTGATACAACAAGCATTGACTCATCCTAGTTGCGGACACTCTGGTTCTCAATTTCAGCGTCTTGAGCTTCTTGGTGATACAGTGCTAAATTTGATCATAACAGAGGATTTGCTCAAGCGATATCCGGATGACAATGAAGGCCAGATTAGCAAGCGGCGAGCCTACCTGGTCTCCCGTGAGGCAGGTGCAATTGCATGTCAAAAAATCAAGTTGAACGAGTTTATTTCTGTGGGCTCCAATGTTGACTTACAAAAATCAACAGTCGTAACTGATGCACTTGAGGCAGTCATTGGTGCAATTTATCTTGACAGCAATTTTGAGACATGCAAGGCATGGATTCTAAATGTATGGAGCACACTGTTACTTACTCCGCCGCCACTTGACCCTCTTTCTGCACTGCAAGAATACACACAGTCAAGCGGCATAAAAACCCCTGTTTATAAAGAAATTGGTCGCCATGGACTTCAGCATGAACTTACGCATCAAGTGAGCGTAAGTTTGAGTGAAAATGTAACATCCTATGGTGAAGGTCAAAGCATGAAAATGGCAAAAAAGAATGCCGCCGAAGCAATGCTAATTCAACTGGGCGCGCAACGCAGACCCCTTGGTGGCATTTATTTTCCAGGCTGCAAAATTTAATTGCAAGTTTAAATTCAAATTTTGCTACTGTTTTGATTTAAAGATACTTTTCATTCGTATATATATGCCACATGCAAGTGTGGCATCTCCAAAGCCCAGGCAGTTTGCAATTGCCTGGGCTTTGGAGAGTTCATACTTGATTTTTAAATATCGGCATTTTCGAAATGCAGGGCTTTCATTCCGTTCATCACTCCTCACAAAGTATCACATAGGCTCATAACAGAAATCATTTACACTCTAAAATAGCCTTACCAGCCAACTGCCTGCCCGCGCCCAACTGCCCGCGCCCAACTGCCCGCCGCGCGTCAACTGCCCGCCACCATGATGACGCCAGTTAAGCAGAACGCGCCCACGACTCCTCCCACCACTCCGGAGCGCCCCTCTAAGCGGCCACGCCGCATGGTGCCGATGCTGGTGACTTCGCCCATCAAGAGCGGCGCGCCGCCGGGGGACGTTCGCGCGCCTTTCTCGGTTGCGGTTGACCGCTTGCATTTGATGTATGCGGTGCGCGATATGTAAAAAATGATTAAAAATATATTAAGAGAGAAGCTAAGAATTCATATAAACGCAAATGGCGCCGCACATAATTCGTCTTAATGCGCCGCGCTGGCGCAAAAACATTGCAGCTTTTGATTACGACTGGACACTTGCAAAGCCGCTGAATGGTCGAACGCATGCAAAAGATGTTGACGACCGCCAATGGTTGCGCGATAGCGTTCCAAATGTCCTGCAAAATTATTACAAAAAGGGCTTTGCGATCATGGTGTTCACCAATCAGTCGAAGCCCTGGAAATTAGATGCCATTGAAGCTCAACTCAAAGAGTTGAATATTCCTATGACCATTGCCATTGGTATTGCTGAAGCCGATCGAAAACCCAACACAACCATGTGGACTCAAGTTATCGGGAAGCGCGAACAAGAGTGGGACCGCAAAATCAGCTTTTTCGTGGGCGACGCCGCAGGACGCCCAGGTGACTGGAGTGACAGCGATGCCCTCTTTGCAAAAGCCATCGGCATAAAATTCAAAACTCCGGAAGAAGTGTTTCCCTATGTTGAAACGGCAGTCGAAAATCACAACATGGAACTAAAAAGCGGACGAGAGGCAGTTGTGATGATTGGCTATCCCGGAAGTGGGAAGAGCACGTCGGCAAAAACCGCCTTCCCAAATTATGAAGTTATAAACGGCGATGCACTCAAAACGGCAGACCGCATGACAAAGGCGGCACAAAAAGTAAGTTCAACGGCATCCGTCATATTCGATGCAACTAATGCTGATGTTGCGCGCCGATCGGTCTACATTAAATGGGCACAAACTCAAAACTTGCCTATTCGGGCAGTTTGGGTAGACAAAACAATCGATGCCTCGATGGAGGCGGCCACGCATCGGGAAACGAAAGGCGGCCCTCACATTCCACGAATTGCCTTCTACACCTTCCGAAAGCGATTTCAAGAGCCCACGACGGAGGAAGGCTTTGAGAGCATCGTAAAACTGTGAGCTAGCTTGTGTTGGGCCCGACACACAAACATATTTTGTCATTTAAAAATTGACGTTCAAGATGAGAGAGCGCAGAATCACTCAATGGCACCCGTATTTATGAAATGGGCAGGCGGAAAAGCTCAATCCCTGGCCCTCATAGACCCGCACATACCGACAGAAATTAGCAATTATTACGAACCATTCCTCGGCGGCGGCAGTGTGCTTCTCCATGTTCTTGCATCGCTCAAGGCTGGGACGCGTCGCTTGGCCCCTGGCGGCGAGAGCAAACTAGTGGCGGCGGACATTAACCCCGTGCTCGTATACGTCTATCAATTAATTCAAGACTTGCCTGAAGTCTTGATTCATGAACTAAATTCTCTACTTACACAAGCTCAAGAGGCACCTTGCGCCGAAGACAACTATTATGAGATTCGCGATCTGTACAATGTTACAAAGGCCGCCGGTGAGTTTTCTGCACACCTAGCCGCAATGTTTCTGTACCTCAACCAGAACGGCTTTAGAGGGCTGTATCGAGAAAATAAGGCAGGCGAGTTTAATGTGCCGTTCGGGCATTACAAAAAACCAATTAGTCCAAATCTAGCACACATTCTAGAAGCGCATTTGCTGTTCAACGAGTTTCCAGTTGAATTTCATTGCAAAAATGCTGGCGAACTCATGGATGAAATGGCAATTGATGAACGGACCACCGTCTTTCTCGACCCTCCATATGAAAAGCTTTCAGCAACGACGTTCATTGCATATTATGCGGGTGGTGCTGCCTACAACTTTGGAGCGTTATGCGACTGGCTGCAGAGGGAGGGCAATAATTGCCATGCGATTCTTACGAACCACGCGACTCCTGAGCTCCTTGAGCGCTTTAAAGATTTTCCGGTGTGCCAAACATTTTCAGCGCGACGTGCTATTCACGCTCAACATCCAGACTCGCGGGCTGACGAACTGATCGTGTGTTCACAAGCACCGGCGGCGCCACAGGGGGTGTGATTGGGGCAAGCGCGTCTTCGGCTGCATTGGCGACAAAGGCATCAAGCATGTCTGTTGCCCTCAAGAACGATATGTTAAACATATCTTTCCAAAAAGCCATTTGTAATCGTAGCTCCTGACTCTGTGGCTCAAATAGCTGAAAATCTTTATCGGCTTCAACCTCTTGAAAGCCGAGACAAACAATATATAGCGGCTTGCCGTATAGACGAGGGACCTCGCAATATTTTATAGGACACCCAAGTATTTTTTCACCCGCCGTCCCCGTTGTTTTGTAATTGCGAGCTTTACACTCGTATAGACCATCGTCCGCCTCCCTATCAGGGTCCAGCCGCTTATTATTCGCCGCCCGCTGATGGGTTTTTATTTTGCGCGGATTTTTGCCAGTGATAGTGAGAATGTCATTGAGGATGTTCTCGCCAAGCTCCGTCGTCCATTGACCAGTCTTGTAACCTATGGTGTTCGTTCCCCATTGCTTCTCACTCTCTTGGTTCAGCGCCGACACAAATTCTTTGTCTGCATAAACCCATTCGAGCACTCCAGGTTTATCAATGTACTTGACCTTATCTGCATACACATGGCGAGTAAGAAGCTGCCGTACAGCGGTTACTCGCGCAGCGGCAAGATTCAAGGTCGCCATGGCCTTGCATAATGTAGTCTCCATTTCTTTAACACCCCACCCCCATCAAGCCATCCGTTTTTGTCGTGTGTAAAAGTAAATGAAGGTGGGCGAATGCGAATTGTCGTGAATGGACAAAGACGGCAAACAATTCTATTATAGCAACGCGCTCTCCACGCAAATTTGAAAAAATGACAGCTTGTATAGCTGTTAGACTAACACAATGGAGGCCATTACCGAGACCCTTGCAAACATCAGCATCGTTGCCAATGCCGACAGCAATGACAAGAGGTGCGTCTTGTCGATGGAAGATGTTGAAGAGTTGCTTTTCGATGATTTCACTCACAAAAATTCTTTCATCAAGGTGTGCGATGTAGTTATGGATGATAACACAAATCGCAAGACTACCATCAAATTCGCGCCCGTCATCGGGAAGGACGAGTGGAAGGAGCATTGCGAGTGGGTATACATGTTCACGTGCGACAAGCGCATCCTAAAAATCGGGGGCACGCGCACAGGGTTGCTGAAGCGCACGCAGTCGTATCTGTGTGGCCGCCCCGAGTTTCGTGCCAAAGGGACGTGTTCGACGACTAACTATGTTATCTACAAATCCTTCAACACCCTTCTGTGCGCAGGGCATTCCATCGAGATGTGGGCGTACAGGCTCCAGCAGCACACCATTGAAGTGGAGGACTTTGGCATGAAGCTGTGCATCCCCGTTCAAACTTTTCACGTCTTCGAAACGAAGATGTTGGAAGAGTACAAAAACCAAAAAGGCAAGTATCCCGTTCTGTCCAGCAATGCTGATAAGCGGTTCATAGACTAGGCGGGCGCACCAGCGGGTCGCTTCCAACGCATCACATCAAACACATGAGCAATGTAGTCGCATTCATCTTTTGTCAGTGCGAACGCCTCGTAGGGCGATGCACCCAGGTCTGCATCTGGCTTTGGGAAGCGTTGCAATATGCGAATGCTGTTAAAATTTCCCCACCTGCAAATATTATTCAAGAACACATAGAGGTCGTGATTCAGGTATGCAGCCACACGGTCGGCCGTTTCTCTCGATTCGCACCGAATAAATGCGATGCTCTGTGTCATTCCGCAGTCGTCAACAAACGCCTTGTACGTATCGGTCGTGCTGAGAAAGACTTTCCATCCGTCTTGGAACTTGTGAGGCCGCATGCTATATACAGTCTGCTTGGGTGTGTGAATGAGACGGTAGGGGTGGTCCGCCGAGGGTGTAGCACTAATCAGGACACGCTTCGTATATTTGTGTAGGTCACTTGATGTCTCCACCCGAAACCGCGGATGCGCAAAGTCAACGGTTTTATTGAGAATGCTGCGAATCGTTTCGTTGTATATGAGCGGCATGTAGTCGCGAATCTGCGGGGTCACCAACGCAGGTGGGAAGCGCAAATGTTCGACTGTGAACTTGTCAGTGGCGCATGGCTCTCGTTTTTGTAGAATGAACCACGTAAATGAACTGCCCACTTTGGGGAACCACTTTTTGGCACCATGGATATTCAAGTGAATAAATTTATTGCGTGACAGGAGCTCGGTGACGTCGTTTCTGTCTGCAAGAGACATCCAGTTGTCTGGAATGAGGAAGATGAGATAGCCATCGGGCTTGAGCTGCTGAAGCGACACGCGTAAAAAATCCCGCGTCATTGTGTGATTTTTTGAGGCACGTGTGCCATCTTCCTGAAATTTGGCATATGGTGGATTTGCAAATATCATGTCGAATCGAGGACCCGCCTCGCCCGCGCCCGCGCCCGCATCCAGAAAATCCAAAGTCGTGATTCGCGGATGGTCATCACCAAACACGGTTCGCACATTTTCTAGGCGGGCCTCGTTGATGTCATTGAACTCAAATTGGCTGCATATTTGAGCGGATGTGGATTGCGGTTGATGGCGGCGCATCGAGTCCCAAGCAGCCAGATGCCAATTTCCATTACCGCAACATGGGTCTAAAATCCGCGTGTCTGTGCGTGCCCAGAATTCGACGGGCACGTGTGCAAGAATTTCTTCAATGCATCCCATGGGCGTGGGCTCATCGTTCGAATTTTTGTACGTCCCCTTGTCCTTGTTCAGTACCTCGTCGTAGTGGGTCTTGAGATTCGCATAGGTTTCTGTAAATATGCTCATACGCACTGCACCTATTTCTATACATATTAAGGTCACTCTCTTATGTCATTTTTTACTCGCAAAAAGAAATCAGCAGAGTGATCCCTACCGCCAGCAACCGCCACCACCGTGCGCCCCGACAAGGAGCCAAACGTGCTCACATTGATGGGGATGAGTGAGTTCGTTGTGGAGTTGTTGACTACGCGCGCACGACGGCGGCTGGTTCAGGCGGCTGCCAGCGGCCTCCAACGTAGAGCTCAAGAGGCCGCAGCGGTGGTTTTATATAAATATTCTATGTTTATATAGAATAGGTTTCAATTTATACTCGATGTCAATTTCATTGATTGCGCTTTCAACTGCTGCATCGAATAGTGGTAGTGGAATGAAGTATGTAGGTGGAGGAAGTAGTACATTCCAAATTGCAACATCTGTTCCCTTCACAGTTCCATTATCATCAATAGCACTCGCGGCAAATGAGTGCTACTTCATCGAATTTACGATAGTAAGCCGAAACGCAGCCGTAGGCGACGTGGGACACCAATACTACGTGGCGAATTGCTCTACGGCTGATACAACTTTTACCGAACGTATAATTGCTATCGGGGTATCAACTTCAGCTACGACTTCAGCTAGGCAAGTAGCTACCGGGTACCTTTCAGGAATACAAACAACCAGTACTACATTATCACTAACTATTACAAGGCGACTTGGCAACGCCACGGTAACAGCGAACGAAATTCTCAATTACTTTTATAAAGTTTTCAAGTATGTACCTGCTTAGGTGTCAATGTGGTGATAGCATTAAAAAGTATTTTTGGACACCCAACGAATCGGAAGTCTACATGCGTTCTGCGCTCAAACGGGCAATTCGTGCAAAATCAAACACTAAGAGCAGAGCGTTTGGGCACGCTACAACTCACGCGTGGATGTGTATTCCTTTAGACTTGTTTTGCTTTGGGCAAGTCAACACACGAGCACCTTCTTGGAGCGCCCGAGTGCTCTGATGGCAATGGGACCAGATATAGAGAAGAAGGCGCCGGCATGGGTTGCCTTCCGCGAACTCGTTCGCCACATGACCTGCCCAGACCCGAAGAGCCGCGCGACAATCGTACAAGCCTTGCGCATGGCAAAGAGTATTGCAAATATGTGAGATCTAAACAGTTTTGCTGATATATGGATGTTGGGATGTCTGTCACGTGGTCCTCAAGGATGATACGTCCCGTCTCAGCTCATTTATTTCTTGTTGTTGCTCCTTTATTGCTTGGATAAGGAGCGGCACAATTTTGTGGTAATGGACGGTCAAGTAGTTCTCACCCGAAATGCTCACTTTCTCGGTGCTTGTATCAAAGGGTGCGAGCTTAACGGCTTCCGGCAAAACGGATTGCAGCTCTTGCGCAATCACACCCACCTGTGGCTCGTAGTTACTGTAGCCGAAGGTCTCAGCCAGCTCGTTTTGTGTGTAGTACACTCCCCGTATCTTTGATAGCTTGTCCAATGCGGACGATATTTCACGAATGTCTTTCTTCAACCGCATGTCACTATAAGAAGCAATCACATCACCCGTCGAAATAATATTTCCTACTACGTGTAGCTTGTCAGCAGGGGTTACCGTCCCAATGCCAACATTTCCTGTCGCACTCACACGCACATGTTCAGCGCCATTTGTCACAAGGCCTACTGCGTTTACTGCCGGTCGATACATCCCCGTATTGGCGTTACCTGTCCATGAAAAACCCGGCGCTCCAACCAACCCTCCTGAAGCGGCCAAAACTTGCGTACCCGCCGAAACAGTACTCGACGATGTAACCGCCCCCGCATTCCAGATACCCGATGTAATGGTGCCAACCGTGGTGGCTGCAGCTGTATTCACAGCGGCCGTCGTCACAATTTCCGTCCTCACATTTGCAATCGTTTTGGGGCGAACATAGCCATCTGTTCCGGTTTCCACAAAGTAGTGAGTGGCAGCTGTGGCCGTGTCACCTGAACCGGCTAGGTTGAGAAACGTCGGGTAGAAGTACCCGCCATAATTTAATCGTGTGTTCCCTGTTGGTGTCGTCGTGCCACCATCGAGCCGGCCTGCGGCAGCCGTTGTGCCATTGTAATTGAGGTATCCCACCGTTGTGGAGCCCGACGTGAGACCGGCTCCCGTATCGAGTATCTTGTGAAATAACATTGCCTGGGTGCCAACTGCACCACCTGTCGTTGTGGCATCCGTATCAAAAATTTTTCCACCCCACGTAGTCCCAGAGTCCACCCCAACGATGGCACTCGCTATCTCAGCGATGTCATCTGCATCGGCAGCGCGCGTAACTACATATGCCACCGATGTGCTACCCGTCGCCGTCACTGTGTATATTCCATTATCTCGCCCCGCCGTCACAGCAACTCCACCAACGGTCGATTGGTCCTTTAGAAGGATGCGGTCATTGGCGGCGAGCGCAATACCGTCGAGCACTAACGCGGTAATGGAGTTTGTGAACGTTGTCGTTATTGAAGTTGCGGCAGCTGTCGCTGCAGCAGACATCACAAACGTTGTTGCGTTCGTAATACTTGCCACGGTCGCTCCCGCAGGAATATTTGTATTGACCGATATAACGGCCCCTACTTTAATCCCTGCCGTTAAGGTCGTCGTCGCAGTGGTGCTTGACAGTGTTGTGGTAACAGCAAGCGAAGCAGTGGCACTATATCCCGTTAAAGTCGTCGAAGTTTGTAACGATGCACCTATGTCTGCCGTACTCGCGGCTCTCACGGACTTCTTGTAAGTCGCCCCAGGGATGTCTGTCATCTCGAGAGTCGCAAACGTCGGCGCGGCTGCACCTGCCGCCTTTAAGAATTGTCCCGACGTCCCTGCTGCGGAAATGGCCATGGCGGATGCCGATGAATACACGACTCCACCATTCACTGCTGTCAAAGAAGCGTTCGTCCCGCCATCGGCAAGTGCAACATCGGTGTTGCCCGATGCGTACAATGTACCTGCAAGAGTAGGGAGCGTCACGGACACCGCACCGCCTTGCACAAGAGTGGTCTGTCCTACCTTTGTTTTTCCAGTCGGGAGCTGAACTGCCGAGGCTGTTGTCGAACCTACAGTAATTAATCCGGTTGTGGCACCGCCCAAGGTAATTGCTTGCGCACCGGTTGCAGGAAAAATGCTTACTGCTCCCGTTGACCCAGTTGCACCAACCGTGAACGTTCCTGTCGTCAAGCCACCTCCAATAGTAATGTTTCCTGTGGTCGTATCACTAAATAACGTGCTTGCAACCGCTGCACCTGTTTTTATATCACCATTCGATACAACGACAGTTGTTGCCGTCACAGTGCCTGCGGTGAAGTTGCCGCTTGCGTCGCGGGCAACGATGGCGCTCGGAGTGTTCGCATTCGTAGCGGTGGTGGCGCTGTTGGCCACCTTTCCTGCGGTGCTGATGGTAGCCAGCTTGGTGTCGGCTATGGCGGCTGCGCTATTGACCATTGCGTTCGTGATGACATCACTCGCCACTGTCGTGGTCAAGCTCACGTTGCCGCTGCCATCGATGTTGGCAGCTGTTGCTGTCACATTACCTGCCAGAGCGATGGTGCGAGTGATCTCCCACTTGGTCGCGGTGCTTGCATTTCCGGACAACGCTGCAGTGACAGTACCTGCGGAGAAGTTGCCGCTTGCGTCGCGGGTAACGATGGCGCTCGCAGTGTTCGTATTCGTGGCGGTGGTGGCGCTGTTGGCCACCTTTCCTGCGGTGCTGATGGTGGCCAGCTTGGTGTCGGCTATGGCGGCTGCGCTGTTGACCATTGCGTTCGTGATGACCTCAGACGCCACCGCCGTGGTCAAGCTTACGTTGCCGCTGCCATCGATGTTGGCAGCTGTTGCTGTCACATTACCTGCCAAAGCGATGGTGCGAGTGGTCGCCCACTTGGTCGCGGTGCTTGCATTTCCGGTCAACGTTGCCGTCACTGTGCTTGCATTAATGGAACCGCTCGCCTCAATATTTCCTACAACATGCAACTTTTCCAAGGGTTGGGTTGTTCCAATTCCAACATTTCCGCCATCAATAATTTTCATCACAGACACACCATCGTCCTGCACCTCAAGCACTGGTTGTGCACCGGTCTGGTTAACAATAAGCGCAGGGCCCGTTCCGTCATTGGTGATAATCAGTTGTTCAGTATTACCAACATTTGTGTTCACAATCGTATGCGTTCCGTTAACCATGAGATTTCCCTCAATGCGCGTGTCACCTACAACATGTAGCACGTGGGTTGGCATTGCCGTGTTAACGCCCACGTTGCTGCCCAAGACAAACAAGTCGCCGCCGGCATTGCTCCACCTGGAGGTGTTGATGCCTGTTAGCTGGCTTCCACTACCCACAAAGGCCGTCGCTTGCACCGTTCCCACCACGTCAAGAGCCTGCTCGGGTGCCGTCGTCCCAACGCCCACGTTGCTGCCCAAGACAAACAAGTCGCCACCGGCGTTGCTCCACCGCGAGGTGTTGATGCCTGTAAGCTGGCTTCCGTCTCCCACAAAGGCCGTCGCTTGCACCGTTCCCACCACATCCAAAGCCTGCTCGGGTGCCGTCGTGCCAACGCCCACGTTGCTGCCCAAGACAAACAAGTCGCCGCCGGCGTTGCTCCACCGCGAGGTGTTGATGCCTGTCAGCTGGCTTCCACTACCCACAAAGGCCGTCGCTTGCACCGTTCCCACCACATCCAAAGCCTGCTCGGGTGCCGTCGTGCCAACGCCCACGTTGCTGCCCAAGACAAACAAGTCGCCGCCGGCGTTGCTCCACCTGGAGGTGTTGATGCCTGTTAGCTGGCTTCCACTACCCACAAAGGCCGTCGCTTGCACCGTTCCCACCACGTCAAGAGCCTGCTCGGGTGCCGTCGTCCCAACGCCCACGTTGCTGC